TATATTTGATTTTTCGAATGTTTTACGAAAGGAATAAAATACTTATTTTCCGATGCAAATGAAGAATATTTTATTTGACTTTTCGCACAATAACATTCTTTTTACAAAATTAACTATTACTAAAATTGTTACATATTAACGATTTTACAGTGTCTAAATTGCATTTCACATGCAACAATTTAGCCTTTTTCTTTGTCACTTCGTAGTTGCTAGTGTTGAAATCTTCTGTTATGCAGTGAACCGCCATATGTGGATTGGGATGCACGTTTTCGTAGATCAGTTCCATTCCGTTGTAATTGCGCTTTCTTTTCTGCACGTGCCGTTTCTGGCCAGACACAAAAGCTATTTGAGTACCCGCTTCGGCTGGTTGTACAAAAACGGCGATACGTGGATGCTTGTTCTCATCCCTTGGCATGCGAACATTAATTGCGTTCTTAGCCAGTATGGTAGCGCAGGATTGATTGTTTAATCGTTTGTGGTGTTCCTGCAACTGTTTGAAGATGCTTGCAAAGTTCTCGTACGAACTAATTTTCTTGTCCAATTGAGCCAGCTTAGTTTCAAACATGTTAAATTTATCAGAAACTTGAGTTTTTAACGATTGAGACATACTTTTATTGCTGTGTTTAAGACTCTCAATAATTTTATACAATTTTTCAAAATTTAATTCAGTTTCTTTACCTACATTATTAGAGTTTACATTGTGGTTATTGTTACCTTCAATTTCATTAAACATTTCCAAAATTTTACTGACAAACACGGCTTTATTTTCAAAACATACAGACTCGAGCATTTCTAATATTCCATATTTGTTACAGCACTTTATTTGACAGTTTTTTAAAGCAAAATTGTTGGGCAAAATCGTATCTAGATATTTAAAATTTGAAGAATCTACAATAGACAAAGCACTATTTTCGTCTTTAATACGCATGCCATCAATGAAATCATGCATAATAACCCATATTATATTTTTATCGCCTCGTTCAAGTAAATACTTAAACGTAAATGGTTCAAAAGGGTTGACAGATACAACTTGTTTTTGAAATAAGTATGAAATGTTAGACAATTTTTTTTTAATAGTGTCATTATCATCTAAATCGTTATCTTCATCTTCATTGCCACCACGATTTCCCGTTAGAAAAGAAAACAATTTTGTCAACATATTTAATAACATTCTTAATACAGTTTCTTAGAATAAGCACGGCCGGCAGCGTGATAACTGTAAGGCACACGAATTTGATTTAGAGTACAAAATATGTGCGCGTCCACCGGCGGCCAAAGGTATAATATTTTTTGTGTCAGGCTATAATTTTTCAAGTGTTCGTCAATCCACACCTTTAATTCGTCTAATTCGATGGCCTCTTTCACAGCATATATAAAGGATCCGGGAACAATCTTATTGTAATCAATTTCTTCCGTTGGTTTAGCAAATATGCCATAAAAATTTGTTCTCAATTTTGTGTTTGCAGACATCATGAATCGGTCCATGCGTAGCCATACATGCAATCCTCTGTTGCCTGTAAACATGATATGTTTTATGTTTTCTCCAAAAAAATTTATAAAAATTTGCTTGGCCACCTCAATCTTCAGCAGCAGAATGTCATCTTTGTCATTAAAGTCCACATCAATCACCCACTCCCTGCCTCCGTTTTCATCCAATGCCTTGGCGTGAACTTCTTGTATTCTGTTCTTTATCAAAAACTCGTACAAATCTTCGTCGCCGGTAAAATGTCTAGCAGGATGCAACCAGGTCTTGTTAGAAGTTAAAAAAGCATACTTGCGAGCGTCGTTAAACGACATAGAGTTCCACATTTTCAAAACTCTGTTAGGAGAGTAGATTTCTGTACGTTTTAACATTATGACTACGTCCGATTCACAGCGTGAATAGAAACAATCTAAGTAAATTTAAAATGATGATTAACATGAAAATTTTTATTATCATATCTTTGTACGCAACGCTGACCGCGTGCTGCGATAATGATAATTTTATTATGAACATTAGCCACAACTCTACAACAAAATTGCTATCAGAAGATAGCATTGACAAATTTATGAATATAGTTGTACACGAGCTAACAGACATACAACAAAATGAAATCAACGATGTCAGTTACACAAAAATAATTTTAATATTGGTCATATTAATTTGTATCTTGCTGTTAAAAGTTAAATTTTACAAAATATCAAAATGCTTTAGACGCAAAACCAATCACGACATTATTGAAACCATAAAAATTAACGAATTTAATTATAATATGGCTCTAACCGCTTCCGTCAACGAAAAACACGAAAACATTATAAACGATGATACCGCCAGTAAAACCTTTTTAAACGACAAAACTGTTAGTATAAAAGGGTTTGACCCAAATTAATAATGCAACAGTGCACATTAAAGCGCATTTAAAACCATACATTACAGTAAAATGCATTTTTTATTTTATTGTTTTGTTTTTGTAATTGGAAGCGACGCCGCCAGGATATTGGCGGTTTTTCCCACACCATCGTACAGTCATCAAACAGTTTTTAAAGTGTACGTTCAGGCCTTGGCGCAAAGGGGACATGATGTTGTTGTTATTAAACCAAAAACCATGGTAGATTTTGCAAGTGTTCATGCGCGCTATAACGTTACCGAAATAGATGTGAGCGTCAAAAGCCTAGATGATTTGAAAAAACAATCCAACGTGTTTAGAAAGCGTGGCGTTGTGGCTGATAGTACGACGGTGACGGCATCTAATTACATGGGCCTCGTTCGAATGCTACAGAAGCAGTTCAATTTGCCGACAGTAAAAAATTTTATTAATTTTTACAAGAGAAACGGCATCAAATTTGATTTATTGATATGTGAAGCTTTTATAGACTATTCCCTAATTTTTTCACATATATTTGGAAATTTGCCTATTGTGCAGATATCGTCAGGATATGGTTTGGCAGAAAATTTTGAGACTATGGGCGCTGTCAGCAGGCACCCCATTTTTTATCCAAACATGTGGCGAGACAAATTTAGAGACTTGACTGTCCTAGAAACGATCAATGAAATATCAACAGAAATACAATTGCAACGAGAATTTACCAAACTGGAAGACGATCAGAATACGCTTTTGCGCCTTCAATTTGGCAACGACGCGCCCACAATTAAGGAATTGCGCAATCGTGTTCAATTGTTATTTGTTAATGTGCATGCCATTTTTGACAACAATCGACCCGTTCCTTCGAGTGTGCAGTATTTGGGTGCTATTCATCTAGATACATTAACAAGTAACAAATCTTTGGATGACTTTATAAAACAATATTTAGATGATGCACAAGAAGGAGTTATTTACGTCAGTTTCGGTAGCAGCATAGAAACCAAAGACATGGATTTGGAATTTCAAACAATGTTAATAGAGGCTTTTGGCAATGTAACATACAAAATATTATGGAAATTCGATGCGAACAACGAACGTGTTAATAAAATTTTGCCAGACAACGTGCTCATACAACAATGGTTCAATCAAAAGGAAGTTCTAAAACATCGCAATGTCAAAGCGTTTGTCACGCAAGGAGGCGTACAATCGACCGACGAGGCAGTCGACGCGCTCGTGCCTTTGATCGGTCTTCCCATGATGGGCGATCAATTTTATAACACCAACAAATACATCGATTTGGGTATAGGCGTCAGTTTAAACACCGCCACCGTTGACAGTCAAGAGTTAACGATGGCTATTAACGAAGTCGTTCGTAATAACAGTTATCGTAAAAATTTAAAAGATTTGCGTCATATTATTAATTGCCAGCCAATGACGCCTTTAAAAAAAGCTATCTACTATACCGAGCAGGTTATCAAAATGAAACATTACAACTCGCTTAAAACGAGGGCGGCAAACGTTAATTATAATGAATACTTTATGACTAATGTTTTGTTAGAGTTTTTTATGTATGTCGCCAGCATGCTGTTGAAATATGTAGGCAATTTTTTTATTTAATAAAGCTAAAGTTGTGCGTAATATAACGGTTATTCGTATTATTCCACGCCACCCACCATCCCAACTTTGATAACATATAAAGCGGAATGTTTCCGAACGAATTTCATTTATCGTCCACCAACTGTCTAGTCATGTCTACTCTACGCAATAAGACTTTGATCAAAAATATGTGCGAAAACAAGGACGTTAACAAGCAAGACTGTCTGCCTATATCAATTACGAATTTGAAGAAGATTGAGACTGCGCTCAAAGTGTTAGAGAATATCAATTTGAAACTTAAATTAAAAAACGAAAAGCAGACTGAATTAATTGACAAATTGAAAGAGGAAAAGGAGCGACAAGAAAACAAAATCCAATTGCTGCGACAAAGTCTAGTGGATACTATGTCCGCGCACCGTTTCATGTATGTGGTTCGTAAAAATAATGTTATAACATTCTACACGAAAGGATGTTTGATTGCCGACAAAGTGGATTTAATTGTGTATAAATTAAGTGACAAACCTAATATCGACCGTTTGTTGTGCACAGAACTTGCCAAGTCAAAGTATACTGAAGAAGAGCTTCAAGTTAAAAACGATAGTTTGCATTTTTGCAATGAAACATTAGCCGAAGAATATGCTAAATTGTTGAAACGCATTTTGTCTCATTAGAAAATGATTGGCAACGGTTCGCCGCCTCCAGCATTGAATGTGTATATTAATGATGAACTATTAGTTAACACCTTTAAAACATGTAACTACACAAATAAAACTGTTGTGATTCATTACAAAGTGCCGTTGTATCAAGTGAACAAATTAAAAATTGAAATAGATTCAATTGACAAGTACGTGCAAGCCACTTTTCAATACTTAGAAAAATATGTGTCCATAGTGAATGCTCGCGCTAAGCATGATAAAATCGTATTTGACGGATTCGCAAATCCCGAAGACGAAGCAAAGACGTGCCCTTTCATATTCAGCCGGTTCAAGCAGTTAAAAGAAAATCACCGACTGAACGTTGTCGACATGGCGAAAAATATGGAAGGTGCCACAGTAGTGTATGTCTATTTAAACGAGGCTATTATGGCGGAAAGTTTGTTGTCAAAATGGTACAGCAGATTATGGTTTAGGAATGCTGAAAACGATAAACAAAATGAAACAACAGTTGATTATGATCATAGTTTATTAGAAAAAATTAATAGTAGAATAAATGAGGAGCCCTATTGTGAATACAATCTTTGTAAAACTTCTAATAATACTCAATGGGCGCCCGTCGAGTGTAAAACTGGAGCGAGCCTGTGGGAGTTTAAATTAATTTTTAATTTTATGAGTTCCTAATAAAATAATTTTATGGTAGTCTCGTCGTCATCATAAAATTTTTGTTTGTTATAAAGTGCTTTTGCATTGCTGTTGTGTTGGTTAAGTTTTTTTTTTGTTTTTTTTAAATATTTTAATATGTATAACAGTATTATTATAATAATAACGAATACTAGTAAAATTATACCTAGCATAAATTCTTGGAAATATTCTTTAATAAATAATGTTGTACTATTATTAGTTATAATTGTTGTAAAATTATTTTCATCTTGTTTAATTATACTTGGTTCGGTAGTTATATTATGATATTGGTTAATAAATGTATTTAATTTTATACTTTGTGTTGTATCTTCTACTTTACTACTGTTAGTTAATACTTTACTATTGTTAGTTAATACCGTTTGATTTTTTAATACTGCTGGTTTCACTAATAATACTGTTTGATTTACTCGCTCAAAAGGCGGAATAAAAGTATAACAAAATTTGTTAACGTTTTTCTGTTTAAACAAAACGTTAAATCTTAGCGTAGATTCGTATAATTCTAAAGAAGTTTTATTAAATAAATTCCTTTTTTCATCATTTTTTATATTTTGTAACGATTTCATAAAAATATATAAATTTGAATCTGACATAGCCGCCAAATGCAAGGGAGTGTTATCATAAATATCAACGACCAGATCGTACATAGTTTCGTTAAGAGCAAAAGAAGCGCTAGTTCCCAGTTTCCTTGAAAAATCCTTTACGTCCAATGGCGCGTTAAAATTAATAGGAGGCTTGTATAATTGACAAGTCGCCGCCAACATATCGGTGTTTTCAATAATAGAAACAACATCTTTGTATTTATTGCTTTTGAATGTAGTTAAAGTGTACAATTTGTCATAGTTGAAAGCCATTTCTATGATAGCCGTCGTAAAATTTTCGTTCTGATGCTGACAAGACACGTTCACGTTATACGTATACGAAGACCAATTGATAAAATAAAAATCTACATTCTTAGTGAAAAATTGCAAGGCTAACTTAATCACGCCAGCCATGAACCAATTAAAAGAGTATTCGTCGAGTTCCGATTGATTTGTGGCTATTATTTCCTGGGACGTTTTATTGACGTAAGGATTAATGTTTTCTTTGAAAAGGCTGTCGCGAGTCATTATGAAAATTACATCGTCAAAATCAAATCGTATAAAATTTTTACACGACGCAAATGTTACGTCCGAAATTAAACTTTTGTATGCTAGTTTCGTATCAAATTTTTCAGCGTCGTTTTTGTTACGGTTCAGACATCTGCCCAACAAATTAAATTTAAATGTATCAAAATCCGCGTTCAAAGTTTTATTGTCATAAGGTATCGTATAATTATTAAATGTTATCATGTCGCGCAATAGTTCAGCGTAGTTTTCGTAAAGAAATTCGACTAGAACACTTCCCATGCCGTACAAAAACATAGATGAGTAATCGGCTTTCGTTATGTCCTCAATCGTTTTGTTCCTGAAGAATTGCAAGGTTTCGTGATCGTATGCAAAGCAGGGTCGATTGCCAAATCTGTTGGCGCTGCCTTCGACGTACCACGAGGGCATGTCGCCGATTAGATTTGCAGCATACAACAGCGAATGATGGACTTCGTGACCATAATTCCATGGCAGCGTATCGTACGCGTTTTTAAAATACACATGAAACTCGATACGTTTGTTTGGAAGCATATGAGTGTATCCGCCGTTATTTGTGCTGATATCCCACAGTGTTCCAAATTGTGAATACATTTTTTTATGGTCGTACACGAAACCTCTGATAAAATTTTGATGGAATTGCGGTTGTATTTTTAACTTTTTATAAAATTTATTAACGTTTGCCAAGACATAGTCAGTCTCGTTTTTTAAAGCGACCAGTCTCGCCCTGCCTATATTGTTATGTCTAATTTCAAATGTAAAATTTTCAGTCCTAAATTTATAAATTTTAGGCAGGATTTGATTTTTTTCAATTTTGTAATAAAGATTTGAGAAAAAATAATGATTGCGTTTGGGTATTTTTTCTACATAGTAGATGTACATTGAAGTTTTTAAAGCCTTCTCGTCCAACAACAGCAGTGGATAGTTAAGGGCGATGGTGATTAAATCCAAAGCAGCTTCGTCGATCTTCCTTTCAAAATTATACCGCAACTCGCTGTAGGCTTGAAGGATTATGTTAAAATGATATTCGTTACCAGCCATACTCCATATCGGAAACATATTGAAGAGCGTGTAAAATGCATCAAACGTTTTGTCTAAGATTTCTTTTGTATGGAACTTTATTAACATATCTGCAGTGTGTCTGTATATTTCAAAACTCGTCTGGCGCATTTGTCTGTTGAGATTTTTTTGGGACACCTTGGTTATTTGTCGGCTGTATCGCGCCATCGATTCAAATAGCATCGTGCCGTTCCAAGGGCTGTAGTATTGCAGATTGTTCATCAGTATTAGCCAGGTCGCGTAACTCTGCAGAGCAGCATTTGTGTTGAAATCAAAAATTTTACAACCAAACGCGTCCAATAAAAATTGTCCTTCGCATTGTGTATCGTTTTGAAACTTTGTCCTCATGCATTTTTCCAATAAATATTTGGGATTTAATTCATCGTTGGCCGTCGTCGTCGTTAAATACAATAATTGAATTAAAATTAAATATTTAAATGTCATGTTTGATCAAATGCACTTTACCATCTAACTGCATTGGCAGTAGTAAGGTTTTTTTTAAATTTTGATAACGATAACGATTATAATTTACAATGAAATTGTATGCGTTATTTTGCGCAATTGTAGTTGTTAACTGCAACGAAATTATTAAAGTGGGCGACATAATTACAATAGAAAAAATGGCAAACACCTCGGGTTTTTATTATCAGCCCGTAGGCAAAATGCAACACATTGAAAACATTTGGACATTTGTAATAGAAATGAATCACGGTCAAATATTTGAAGAATTAAATGAGTTGCACATCGATGCGCTAAAACTTCTAAAAGAAGTCAACGATACAACTAAATTGACAACATGCGTGAAAACAAAACGTTTAATGGTTACGAGTATACAATCCTTTCTTTTCAAACGTATCAGAGACTTAGTAGAAAAACATAATGTGCTCGATTCGAAAATAAAAAAGGCAGGTCATTTCGAATCGCACGAAAAATTAGACATTAAAGTGCGTAACAAGAGGGGCCTTTTAAATTTTGTAGGTTCGGTGGATAAATTTTTATTCGGCGTCATGGACAGTACAGATGCAGAAGAGTTGCATGAAACGGCACGAACGACCAACGCTCTGGACGAGCAAGTCAAAATTCTTACAGATGAACTGATCAAATTGTCTTCATATGAAGACCACAAGCGATGCCTTGAAGAGTCGCGCGACGACCTGTGCACTTATGTGCCGGCTAAATTCGAATTGATTTTAGAACAGCTCAATCAAATCGGTTATCTTTACAGCAATTTAGAATTGGCAGTCAACGACGCCAAAAAGAATGTATTAAACAGTCTCGTTTTGACACCCGCCAAATTGTTGAACGCTATGAAATTGATACACTTAAAACCAGAGGTTTCTTGGCCCGTGTCCCTAGACATGGACAGTATGCATCAGCTCGTTGATAATCTCGTCACCACTCATGTATTTATTACAAAATCTAGGACGATTGTATTTTTTGTAGAAGTGCCGCTTGTAAACAATAAAGTGTATGACGTCTTTCAAGTGGTGCCTATACCTATGTGTCGCGCCATTAGCAACGGAGAACACAAATGCGCAATAGTTTTGCCCGATAACAAATTTTTAGGATTATCCAAGGACCGACGCAATTATGTTCGATTAGATGACGCGCCCATGTGTAAAAATCTTGATGATGAAGAAAGAATGTTTTGCCTTAAACCGCAAGCGGTGCACGAATCGAATCAAGCGATGCAGTGCGATATTAAAATATTGCTAAACAATGAAGTCGTAGACATCGAGAAGAACTGCGATGTTCGCGTCGGCAAGTTTTACAGTGAAATATTTTATCCCATATCAGATTATAACAATTGGCTATATGTGCTAGAAAATGATACCGAACTGCTGTTTGATTGCGCCGATTCGTACATACTGAAAGCGGGCACGGGCATAATCAGGGGTGACGGTACCAAAAATTGTAATATGAACACAAAAAAAGTGTCATTGTCTTTACGTCAATTAAAAAATAATTTAATGCATAGCACTACGTTGATGGCTCCTATCAGTTCTCAATTTAATCTCAGCGCTGCTATTGACGACATAGACAAGTTCAATGTCAACGTAGTCAATGCCAATAGCAATCTCGATCACAAGAACCTCAAAGATATGACCGAACGATTGATTGATTTGCGCGCTCGCATGAACAACAATACAATTATTAAAATTGATGATACCGTCAACACCAAAGACGACACCGCTGAAGGGTGGTTGTGTTGGTTTGCTGGATGGTTTAACATCAAATGTACAACCGTGGAAACGGTTCTAATATTTTTGTTGTTATTTTTTAGTTTTTTGTTAATTTTCCGAATCTACAATTGTTTTTGCGCCGGATCTTTTAGTAGATTATATCAATGCTGTTCAAGCAACAGACCGTCGGTGGTGCGAGTCAACAATCGTTTACATTATATGGAAAATAAAGCGCCACAAACCTTCATGATGAAGCTGTTAAATAAAAAAGACAAATCCTATAACGACGAAGATGTTGACGAGGATTTAGAGGATAATACCGTAGTCAAATCTAATTTTTACACTAGCTCTAGAAATTAAGGTCCTTAATATGCTGTTAATAGTTATCGTTTGCTTTCTCATAATAATTATTATATTACTTTGTCATTTTGTATTTTTATTAAATCTTAACAATGAAATTGCCATACATGCACCGCTGGCGCGATTCGATAATTCACACATCCCTTTGATAGAGCCCCCCAATGAAATCGTGATCGAAGGCAACACACACGAATGTCACAGAAAATTGACACCTTGCATGACACACTCTGATTGCGATCTCTGCCGAGAAGGTTTGGCCAATTGTCAGCTATTTACCGAACAAACCATTCTCACCATGCACGACGACATGGGCAAACCTTTTGAACATATCATCGAACCAGGCGAATCGTATTGTTTAGCATTAGATCGTAATAGGGCTCGATCTTGCAACCCCAACACGGGAATCTGGATTTTGACAGAGAGCGCCGGTGGATTTTCTTTATTGTGTTCATGTCTAAAACCTGGTCTCGTCACTCAATTAAACATGTACGAAGATTGCAATATTACTGTAGGCTGCCAGCCCAACGGACAGATTTTAGACATCAACGAAAACCCTATGCGCTGCCTATGCGACGAGGGATACGTGTCGGATTTTAGTGCCGAAACGCAAACGCCGATTTGTCGACCGCTCACAATTCGAGACATAATCTACGATCCGGCATTTTTTCCTAGACACCCTTGCCCTGCAGGGTTTGTGCGATTAGATCATCCGGCACTCGACGATCGCTACCGTCAAGAACTTCGTTTGCCAGATATCTGCGTGATCGATCCGTGTTCTATTGATCCTATAAGCGGACTTAGAGTGTCGGGTCAACTGATGTATTACAAAGACGATACAGTAGAGTACAAATATTGCAGCTGCGTTTTAGAACAAAACGCCTTTGCGGTTTTCAGTCCAGGTCCATCAATGCTAGGACAATCTACTGCCAACGTATCTAATGCATGCATACGACCATTCAACACGAGCCTATCCGTTTTGGAAAGAGTCGATTATAAGTTTTTTTGGGGGCAAGGTGACACGACACGGTCCGATGATGATATCGTGGCCATGGTTCGAGCTAATCAATTGTCGCACAATCGTTACGAGGCCGCTTTATATCAATATTTAACTGCGCATCCGAACGCTACAAACACAAATTTTATGATTTTAAAATTTTCCACCGCCTATTCACCGCGTAACGTACATTTAATCAACCAAAACGTTTTGGATGTAACTAATCAAACAGTTTTTGATAGATATTTACAAACCTCAAAACGCACACAAGCTCCATGCTTTTTTCCCGGAGATGGGCGTTGTATCGTGTCTAACCACGACGATTGTATACGACGACACGGCAACGCCCAAGTGTGGACGGCAGAATCGTTCACAGGAATGCGATGCTTTTTAAGTAGAGAAGGTCAATTTTTAAAAATTTGGAATTCTGCTAATAATTATTCTAATAATAGATATCCTGTAGCGTTAAGAGTTAACGTGTTATTCGGTTTGCAACCTAACAATAGACATTTTAATACAGTTTTAATTCTACATGGTAATCAAGTAAACGTTGTTAGTCACTCGAATTTAGCAAATACATTGAATACATATCCTAATTATTCTGTTAACTAAAAAAAGGGGTTATAAAAGATAAACATGTTAATTTTTAATATACTTTATTATTTTCAACATACAATTTTAGCTAAGTTTACACAACAGCTATGCGTCTTACGTAGGTTTTTTTATCTCGTAACACATCACGAGCAGAAAAATAATATTGTTGAATGTAATCAAAATCCCAAGGATTAACAATCGATAGTGTAATAACGTCAAACATATATTTCGGCGATTGCACAAGAATTTTGTGCTCTTCGTTTATGCGCTTGATGGAAAAAGCTTCTTTTATCGTTTTTTCTTGTAGAGTAGGCGGCAGATTTTCATCCCGGTTCAGCACGATCATAATTGTACAATAATACAGCCACAATTCCCAATAACTGTATGAATATTTAATGTGGCGTGTGCTGTAATTTTTTATATTTGCATTGTGAACAATATCATAGAAAATCTTGTCTATGTTCACTTTGTTGATACGCACCTGTTTCTTAATGTGTTTACAAATTTGATTAAAATTTGCATAATTTTTCGGTCGGTATTCTTTTTTCAATCCGTACAAGGAATCCGGATGGAAATAAACAGCCGTTCTAGAAGATTTGCTTCGGTGATATAAATATTTTATGGTGTGCAGCTTTCCGTTGACGAATGGTAAACGCACATATTTTACCGTAAAATAATTGTTATCCGGCGAAAACAATCCGGCAGCTTGCCCACTCTCATAATCCACGGGTCCCAGATAAGAAGCGATGCGTCTCTGAATTTCTAGCGGCAAGCTTACTCCCACCATGTTTGCGATGAACTGTTCATTTATTGACAGACGTAGTAGCTTTTATAACAAATTTTATCATGTACATATCTGCAATGCGGCATTTTGTTATCATAATTACTGATAATAGTTATTATAAAATCAAATGCAAACTTTCATTGACACTTTAGTAAAGCCAACATGTCTGTTTACGAAGTATATGAAATCAGTGACGAAGAGCGTTATAGTGATGATGAAAGTGATAGCAGCTATTCAAGTGCTTCAAATAATTTAAGTGGTTTAGTTTATTTGCCCCTCAGAAATGCGCCTTAAGACACAAATGTGCCTAACGGAGCTCCTGACAAAACCGAAGAGAGAAAAATTATATTAAATCGGAAGAAACATAGACATCAACTTTTTAAGAACAAAATTTTGGCTAAAAGAATTATGGAATATATAAATGAATGCCTCAAATAATTAATGTTTGCGCTGTGTTTGTCGCCAACAATGTAATTAATGTATAACTATTATTTGATTTTATAATTTCTATGTATTAAACACATTTGTAACATAAATGGTATTTTAACATGATTTATAATAGTACCCTATTCCCAAAGTTAACACATTAAAAATGTGACAAGTTAATTTTTCCATAACAATAGTGTATTTTTCAAGTAGTGGTTGATCACTAAAACAGCCAGGATAGCGATAATGGTAACAGGTGTCTGACGTGCGTTTAACCAGTATAGCTTCTTTTTCCTTAGGTTCGATTTTTATACACAACAAACTCATGCTGTTATTAGCTTTACTTTCGTCTGAAGTGCGCAACCACTTTTTATTAGTACGATAGTAATAAATTAACAAATTTTCAGGTAACATTCTTTTAGGTCTATGCTCTTGTAAAGGTTTTAAAATTAGAAAATCTAAAATCAAACCTAAACCATTCACAAGTAAACTCTGCCATCTGTTACGGTTGTTAAACATAAATACATTTAGATTACTACGAACTGCTTGTCTTTCTTCTTCAGTTGTTGTCTCCAAAGTTGGCGGCAGTATAACCGACAAAATTAAATTTGTAAAACCATTCTCTAGTGGAGTATTTACAACAGATGGTATTTGGGTTACATTAGGCTGATGTTGAAAATGACTTAAAAAATATCTTGCTCGTATAGGTGCGGCGACTCGATATTGAAATGCAGTGCAGGAGGTGGTGGCAGTCCAGTCTTCAGGCAAATAATTAACAGATGCGCAATGAATCCGAGCCACTCTGTCGACAAAAGGTCTTGCCACCGGCATGACGGCGCTAATCAATACGTCCATTAGATTATTTTCTAGTTGCGAAAAGTAGTCTTCGGGTGCGTCCACAAATGTGTTAACGATGGTTTGAATTATATTGTAGATGTTTTCGCTGCATTCCGAGCGAGCCGTTTCAAATGAACGTATAAAATCTTTAAGCATCTTTAAAGTTTTGCTACTTTTTGTAGCACTGTTGAATTTTTGTAAAAACTCACGCTGTAATTTGCATATGTTCACATCATGCGGGCACTCTTGAAACATTAGCTTGTTGATTAGAGTGCACATTTTATAGAATTCTTCTGGCACGTAGGCCGGCGCGTGTTCCCAATTTTGACTAACATAACGCGGATTAGGCGCGCTGATTATAATTTTAAACAATAAAGTTAATTTGTCTAAGTCTTCGCTGGTTAAGCCTTGAATATCGTTAACAGTATTGAGCGTTTGGCGCAGTCGAACGTTTTCATAAATCAAGTGATACAGGTCCTGCACGGCTCGCACTATGCTCATATTGTTAGAGACAATGTAAAGGCCTTCCACGTCGAAATTGTTACCCGGATCGTTCAGTCTTTGCGGCGCTATGGGTCCAATAAAAATGTTAAAAGGCGCATATGAAAATAAACGAAATGCGTCTTCCAGCTGCTGTTTGAGGTCGTTGTCATCGGTCGCGTCTAAACTTTGCAAGTTTTTAATCAATAATTGCACATTTACGTTACACATCAATTGAACTTCACTTCTGTTCGATACCCTGTTGTTTTCACATAGACTTTTTAAAAAATCACCCAACAGCAAACGGCTAGATTGACTAACCAAGCATTGCGCAAAAAATATTCTCATATCTTGATCGGGAATAATGTGATGATTAGCCGTGCCCTCGATCGATCTCCACGGGCCGCCGGATCGCGAAGGTTTGTTTGACAAAAACGTGGCGATATAGTGTTTGGCATCTTCGTCTGACATACTAAGTATTCCATTCGAAAACACTAACAAAAACGCCAACACCATTAGGATGCGCATCATTGCGATGATATGTTTAAACTGAAAATTAAATTAAACTTTTCAATATAATTTAACTTGCGTGGGAGAGGAATGACTAATACCAACGATCATAACAGGATGCGTTAGTCATGCATGACCTCATCTCATGCGATGACCTCATCTCGACTAGTGATCAAAACAGGAAACGTTACAATTCGTCATTCAGTGATCTCATCTCATCCTAAGTGATCTCATCAACAGGAAATTACTCACTCCTCAAAACAAATTTTGTGACAAATATGCATAGTTTTATTGAAAAAAACTTGCGCGAAGATTTTTATCGCGGTCCTCGCCATTTTTGCGACCACTGTTCCGTTTACCATAAATGTCCTTATCACGAATGCGATTCCTGCTTGATGGACGATCAAAAGGTCGCTCAATTGAGTTCTCAGGTTGAAACGTTTAACGATTACGGTTTACGTGTGGGCAAAATATTGCAAATTGCTGAACAAAAGAAAAAAAAAATTATTCATCATTGGAACGACGAGCACGTATGCACATTTAAAACACTTTATGATTCAAAAATTTACTGGTTAAATTGTAAAAAATATAAAAAACTAAGACCAGGAACACATTTATGGAAAATACCATATTTAGGACTGAACACGCCTCCCATATATCTAGTTCAAAAGAAAAAAATTTTACTCGTCTTAGATTGGTTATTGTTGAGCACAAATAAAATTGTAGATGATAATAGCGTCTATTTAGCAGTTACAATACTCTATCACGAAATATACACATTAGTTTACTATAAAATTAATAAAAATGACAATTGTAGCGAGTATGTCTTAGAAAAAATTATTTATAAAACACTACCGGAAGACGCTATAGGCGACAGCACATTTTGGAACGAGCCTTTTGTATGGGCGATACAAATGGTATTGTGGGACAAATTTTTTATTAAAGAATTTGAGTATTTAGCGTATGCGCCGTTGAATGTCATGAAATTAGAATTGTACGCAGTCAAATCTATATCTAACTATCAATTAGATGTAAGCAAACATTTATCTAAAACCGCAAACGAATATTTTAAGAATTTACAAAAGAAATTAAAAGCTGCAAATCCTATTAGAGGCTACATGTTAAATGGTTTTCGGGACGTAATAGGCCCAATGTCAAAGTTTCAACAATTATATGCAACAGGTATAATATACGGCGATATTTAATTAGTGATGAATTATGTAGAAGAAGCTATCGCCTTAGCCGAAACTTTTGTTAGAATCGGTTATTATAAACGCGCTATAATTTGTTATCAACTTGCTATAAATTATTACAAAGGTAACGACTCGACTATTAAACTTAAATGTTACAAACGTATTATAGAATTACAAAGTTTGATAGAAAGTAATACTACTAAAATGACAAAGATAGTTTTGCTAAGCGACGCCACAAATTCGACGTGAAAAAGGCATGGCACTTGTGATCGTTGCCTCGACACTTTCGTCATACTCGAACGAATAATCATATTCAGTTGAATTTTCCAACAAATTGTTAACGATTATATCGATGTTAGAATTTTTATGTGTAGTAGATACCGTTGGAGCCGCAGTGGTTGTGTCGTTTAGATCTAAAAGTTTGAAATGCACTTCTTCTTTTCCCATGTTATAAAAATTATTGTATGTCTCCACAGACTTGTCATCGTATTCTGAATGATTGTCTAACGAGTCGCATTTTTTAGCCGGCATCGTTGTTATTTTTTGCATATTGTATACGCAAGAAGCGTACCGCTTATGACCATTAGAATAAGTTATTTTGGCCCTGTCTAACTGTTTAATTTGTTGATTTAAATTTTGTATTAAAAGTTTGCGCATTTTATTTTCTTTATTGATGGCCACCAATGCGTTGGTGTCGTTTAATTTTTTATATATTACAGCATAAGTGGCAGCGTTGTGTTCTGTTAACACGCAATCATAATTAGGATTCTTTGCGATGTAATAGTAACCGCAAGCGTTTATGCATAGAAAATTACAAAATGCCGCCGAATACATAAGTATAGTATTGGCTTCTGCGTTTAAGTTATGAATTTGCCAGTAAATACCGTCATTAGCAATTGGATCATTTTGAATTCCCCTAAGCGTTCCGTTGTTACAATCGTACAACAATTTGTGATTAATTAATACTTTAACGACAGTTTTATGGTCTGTTGGGAAAGCCCGCACTCCCATTACGATAACGATCCAACATATGGTTGAATAATTCATTATAATTGCGATCCACTTCTTAATGGACTTATTAAAAATTAAGATATTGCGCATGCGTAGATTTTGGTTTGGGTATAAAACCCTTTGTTTGTTTTAGATTTTACACTGTCAACAAAGTACAATGGCAACGACAGAACCTTTTGTAGAAAGCGCTTACATCGCAGAAACCGACATAAAAACTGTACGCGACAAGTACGCCACATGTATCTACTTAAAGTCCAAGCATGGCTCGCTCAGGCTGATGATGGCTATTCGTCTTCTGGGTCTTATACATTCAACTCTGCTAAATATTGCGCTGTTCTACAAATATAAATACAAGGCTTTTCTTCATTTTATTACGTGGGCCGGCACCATTACATTTATGATGTTTGCGTCCGCTTTAGTCAGCAGCCTAACGGTCTACAAGAAAAGGAACAGCTTGAATTTGATGGAAAGCAAGTTATTTAAGCCTTGGTACCTTGATTTGCAACAAGTTTGTTACACTATTTGTGGTAGCGTCGTTTTATTGTCGGTGTATTATAATATTGTTCTATTTAATTTGTACAACAGCGTGGACGAGTACGACGTTATTGTATCCATCATTAATTTGTTAATCGTTTTAACAGAACTGTTTAACAACAATGTCCCTGTACAATTGATAAATTTTTACCAACCATTTTTGTACATTTGCTTGCATTTGTTATTTTTATATACTTATTCGACAGTTACCAACAACGAAGTAGAAATTGTAAAATTCGATGGGATTTTCATAACCATCAATTTAGTTTTATTTTTAACATTTTATGTATTGTTTTATACTCTAGATTTATTTAAAACTATGTGTAATAAAAAGCCGGTTACATATTGAACTTTTGTATTCATTACCATAAAAACCCATACGAATCCTTTGAATGCTTGAACAAAACTCTCAGTCAAATCAATATCAATTCTCGTTCGATATGGCGTGATATCTATTTTTAGCGATGACATCAACCAAACGAAACTCAGAGTCAAGTCAAATCAATCTCTACTCTGAGTTTGGTTGGGATATGGCGTGATATCTATTTTTAGCGATGACATCAACCAAACGAAACTCAGAGTCAAGTCAAATTAATTTTGAATCTGTGTTTGGTTTATTACAAATTATATGGTAAAAATTGGCGTCACAATTTTATAGATTGGTTTAAATGTTTGTTTTCTGGATTTGACAGCCTGTTTGGCCACTGATAGAATATCAGTAATTGTAGGTTTTGTAAAATTATCATCAAAAGGGCTTTTATTATTGTAGCTGTACAAATCAATAGTTTCTATAAACATTTTAGAGAAAATTTCTTTGGCAAACGTTATCAAATGATTTTCTCCCGCGTAAGGGTTATCCAAATTTTCTAAACATTCGTTGTAATGTTGCAGCATCGCACGAGGAGAACTTTTCAGATCGGGGTTAATAGTTTCCAAGCGTTTCAATGCCAGTTCTAACACGGACTTGTAATTTGGAAAATAATCTTTTGATCTGTTCAGTGCAAACTTTATGGCAATGACTAGGACGCGTCTGTTGAAATCTTTGTAATCGATGCCGTCGTCTACGTATTTGGTTTGATTGAACAGTTTTTTTATAGTCTCATAGTTTTTTGTTGAAGGATTTGCAAAGAAATTGTCACGGGCATTTTTTACTATACTCAATATGTTGTCGGGAAGCATTTTTTCCGCTGCTATTAGAGCGTTACATTTGTCCGCAATTAAAAGACGACTAAAGTCATCCACATTGATAGTTTCTTCTTCCATGTTACTTGTTTTGCCACTTATTTTGATATGATAATAAAGTTGTGCGTCATCGAGATTAGCGCGTGATCTTCCAGAAATTGCGCAATGATTTCATCGAGTCGCGCGTCGTCATCGAGGTCGCCGGACGCGCCACCTACGCCGCCCAGATAAGCGGGTTCCCGACCCCGGCGATAAGAGTTGTTTGTCGCGCTTATCTGCTTGACGTCATAGCCCGCTTCCGCCCGATAACAATGTCAAGTTACAACGCAATTTATTGTCGAATGTTAGACTGAAATTTAATGATAAAATTCACAACGCCAAGTTCGCGACGAAAATGTTATTTTAAATTTTGTATACTATCGAGATTAAAATTCCAGTTGATTAACTTGTTATACAAAGTTTGCAAAGACATATTGGATGGTATATAATTTATCATGTTTAATAATGTGGTTTTTTGTTCTTGGTTTTCCCAGTTGTATAAAAATCTAATATCGTAATTGATTACGACTAATAATTCAATCAAAAACTGAAATTCGTAAAATTGTTTATTTGAATAGCTTCCGTGCGGCATCGAAAAAACTGTAAAACTCTCTTCTCCTACACTCAAACGATAATAGTGATAGGCATTATTGTATCGAGTCAATTGTGTATCGATATAATTTTGATTGCTGAAGCCGTTGCCTGTCGTTTGAGGCGAATCACAATTTCTGGTCCACACAAAGTTAGCATATATCGTTGTGTTGTTTGAAGAAATCTGTTCAGGGTGTGACATATTGACGTTGTTGCATCTAATTAAATTTTGAATAATTACGGCCCCGTCGTTTTCTAATGTATTAGGGAAAAAATATTTTGTCACATAAAGTTCGGGATAAGCCATGAATACCAAATCTTCAAATTTTACGCTGTCCTCAGTGGCAAACTGTCCTATATTGGCGCAAGTGTACAGGTGTATTAGATCATATTCGCCAATAGTATCGCGTGTCAAATTTAAAGCATTTAACTGCTCGAATAAAATGTTATTTTTTGAAAAATATCCTTCTAATTTTTTCATAGGTACATTACTTTGATAGGACATAATCAATTCACAGTCCAAAAATTCTGTGTCATTCATGTGGATTTGTTTGCTAATTAAATAGAAATAGTTGAGAATACAAATTTTTTTGCTTTGCATAATAGCATTGTTTTCGTCATTTCTAATTTTATCAAATATTAAATGTGGAATATCACGACAAAAAAAAGCTCTAGCCGCAATAGAAGCCAATTGCATACGTGTAATAGATATATTCGTTTTAGATTCATTCTCTATTACAGTATTTTGTAGAAGCAAAGTCAATTCGGGTAAATATTCAAAATTGATAAATTGAGTAATGTTAAATTTTTGACCCACTCTATTAAAGGTTTCGGCAATCATGGTTGGCAACGAATCCACACTTGCGTTAATATTTACTTTTAACAGATCACTAAATAGTGTAACGCACAGTTTGTCGTTTTGTAAATATTTAAAAATTCTATGATCTAGCTCGCCGCCCAGTGTATTCTTTATGGTTAACAACGATCTTAAACTCTGTTCTATTTTGTTAAATTCATTTAAAATTTCTTTTACGCTCTTGCTCATGGTTTTGTAATTTTTTTCCTGTTGCAATATGTTTTTTTGCAATTCAGAAAAATTATTAAGAAAGGCCTGCACGTCGTCCATGTCAATCTTGTAGTTGTCGCTTTGATCTTAACTTTTATACATTGTATACTTTATTGAACAGAACGACTAAACTATTGTTAATGCAAACTGGTATGGCGCGTGCCAAAGCGGTTTGATTAAATATCATTTTTGTAAAACCATTATCGCAAACACAATCGTCAGGAGTAAATTGTCTTTTAGACAATTCGATATTCAATTGACCGTTTTCGCACACGTAGGGCCTTAAGGCGCCTAAGTCATCCACCAATTCTCTGTACATGCTGATGCAGATTTTGTTTATTGTGAACTCGCTTGCTACATACACAGTGATCAAACCCAGCGAGGTGTCACATTCAAAGTCGTCCGGTCTGCCGGACACGTGAGCGTCTCTTGAAACGCAGAAGCCCTCTTCGCAAATCATGGTACCCAAAATGTTGTGTCCATTGCAATTTTCCAAACACTGTCTATCGGTAACGCACGGTAGGCGCGTCTGGTTGCAATTGACCATCCCATTTTGGCCAAAGATAAAATTTAAAGGATCACTATGTATACCGTTCTCATAATCGGCCAATAGCAAATTGTTGGCAGCTGCACTACAATAAATATATAATATAAATAATATAAAAAATAAAACAATCAAAGAAATTATCATGTCATTTATATTAAAGTACTAACTTAACATATTAATGTAATCATATTGTGCTTGTCATATTGCATTACGACATTAACATAACAATCGTTGCACTCGTGTAAATCTTTTAAATGTCTCAAGTTGTCACCGCATTGATCGCATTGCAAATCAATCAATTTATCGACAAAATGGCGTGGAAGTAACCGGTGGATGTAGCGCACTTCTTCGCTCTCTTCAAATGTCAATATCAGATCCTTGGAACACTCGTAGCAAAAGCGATCCGCTTCATATTTGACGTACTTTTCTTGACAACAAACATATTTGGATTTAAAATCAATTATTATAGCATTTTCAGTAGGCACGTCCATGTTTGTTTACAGTAAGTAACCTTTTGCGAGATAACAATGATAGCGATTTGCTTTATAAGCGGCGATGTTACAGGAAAGATTCTATTCACACAAGAAACTCCGCGGCATTTTGTCAAAATTTCTGGATACATTTTAAATTTGCCAAAGGGTTTACACGGTTTTCATGTGCACGAGTTCGGCGACACAACTAACGGTTGCACATCTGCTGGTGAGCATTTCAATCCCACCGGACACGATCACGGCGCGCCAAATGCAATTGAACGACACGTCGGCGATTTAGGAAATATTAACGCAAAGACTGCCAACGCTCTAACTGAAATCGATATTATAGATAACGTTATAAGCCTTTTTGGGCCTTACAGCATACTAGGACGCAGTTTGGTCGTGCACACGGACAGAGACGACTTGGGTCTGACCGATCATCCGTTGAGCAAGATTACAGGAAATTCCGGAGGGCGACTGGGCTGCGGCATCATAGCGGTAGCAAGCTCTGCAGTAACACTCTAACAATGGAAATCTACGATCAATTAATAAAGAGTGCCATGCAAGAATCGCTACCCAAGCGGATAATAAATAGAGAAACCGGTTTTGGCATGTCGAAAACTAATACCGCATTATCGGTGCAATTCTTGGCGTTGTACGATTCAAAACGGAAAATTTTAGATAACAATCATCGCAGATGTCCCTATCAATTTGAAGCAGAAGGAATTGACTTCTCTCGAGCAGTTTGTAAACAAAAAGAGAAAATTAAACGTTGTATTTATTGTAATAGAGTGTTGCACATTTTTATGAATCAAAAAAATACTGTTAGTTGTAATTTGTGTAATGTTAAATAATCTAATTATAATTATTGTCTATTTTTAAATAAACTATTTCAATAATAAATAGCATGGTTTTATTTAAAGTAATGTATAATTTATTTCTTCAGTGGCGTTAAAACGTTCAAAATTTGTTGAACAATTTCTAAAATTGTATCCAGTTCAGTGCCTAAATTTGCAAGATCCAAATTGTTAATAGCTTGTAATAGATTGGCCAAAGTGGAATTAACATTTGTGATAGTAGATGTTAAATTGCTAAGTATGGAATTAATGTTTGTCAGTTCGTTGCGCACACTGTCCTGCAAGCTGTTCAGAGCCGTGTTTAAAGTTTGAACAAAACTATCAAACCTCGAATCGAGCTCGGACAACAGACGGCTCAGTTCGCTCGTTACATTTCCTAACTGATTTTCAAGAATGTCAAGTATACTAGTTAGTTGGCCGGCGATTGTTACATTTTGCAATCTAATAGCATTAAGCTGATTGTTAATCTCTAAATGCTGATTCGAGTTGTTAATACTGAGCTGATTAAGAGCGTTAACTATTAGATCACTTTGTCTGTTAAGCCGCTCAAGTAATTCCAATGGCAATCCTTGTGGTGGAGGTCTGCAATCGGGCGTAATCGGAGGCTGTGGAGGTACAGGGAATGGTAACGGTTGTAAGGGTTGTTGTGGGCTACATTCTGAATAGTAATCTCTGTAAATTTCACCTATAAATTGAGTCATCAAGTAATCTGCCACGTTTGATGTTACACGATTACACAAATTACCCAAACCATATAAATCTATAAAAAGCTTGCCTCCATCCCAACGACAGCTGATGGAACAGCTTGAATTAGGATTGTAAAAGTTTCTAAAATCCAACCAACATTTTCTATGTCGCAGCGGTATGGACTGCAATGCCGAAGACGGCAATCGCAAAATATTCAAAACTTCTTCCGCTCCAACCCAAGCCGAATACGTGTTGGGATCGACAAACACCGGAATGGGAATTCCGTAATCTTGCACTTTTTTTAATGACAAAGACATTATATTGTAGTATCAATGTTTATTTTTAAATAAATTACTTACTACAGTAATAATATAGGCTTTACAGCGTTACATTTCAATATATATAACTCATTTAATGATCAATCTATCTAGTTTATCGTGCAAACTATCAATTTTTAAACTATTATTTTTTACAACAGACATTGTGTAAAGTGTAATATTATGCAGTTGCACCAAATACAGGAACGTCTCGTTTCTCATGGCTTCCACTTCATGCAATAATGTATGTAGTTTGCTTTCGACAATTTTGTACAGTGCATCTAATATTTCTTTAATGTAATTAATTTCTTTCATCAAAGAATTCGAATGCCACAAATAGGCCATTAATAGCACCAATGCCACAGTTGAATAATTCATTGTAATTATATATACTTATTTTTTTCTAATAACAATATCTTTTAAAGATTTAAAATTGTCTAGCATCGTGTCATTATTGAATGCCAACTTGTTAGTTACATCTAGTTGCAAAGTGCGCAGTTGTTCCGCAATTTGAGTCAAAATTGAAGTTTGATTTGCAGTTTCGCATCTCAATAGTTCTTTGAGACTTTCAAACCAGCTCGGCGACGTATCATAATTGGTGGTTGTCGGTTGGTATATTGCTAAATTATTTTCCGTAGGCAAATTCATAGTGCTACTAACGTTATTAGTTAAACATTCTTGTAAAGTGCACAGTTGATTTTTTATATCAGATAAAGGATCTACGATTTGACTTTGAGCGCCTATGAGTAAATCTGCAATTAAGCGCTTGATCAATTGTACATGGTGATTATGCGATCCATTTAAAATTACGGATGACAAATGGCGACACAAAGCAAACACATGAACATAATTTTTGTTGTTTCTGGTTAGACGTTGCGATGTTATGACATTGGTCCACAGAACGGCTTTATTGAAACCTCGCATCGTCACTATCGGCGCCAACAGATCCGCAGCGGCGCTCAATTCTACATAACCATCGCGATCGCCCTCGCCATTTTCGATTATGACCACTTCTACGTCGTCGTTATCATAACTGAAATGCGTCACGTCGTTTTCGTCTTTATTCATGTTGATATTAAATTAATATCTTATAATATTAAAACAATTCGTCAAAAGCTAAGTTAATTTAATTTATTGAACTAATACTTGAAACATGAATTACAATCGCGATTTGAATCGCCGCAGGCATGACACCGTATACAATACCATATTACAGCAACACGAAAATTTAAAAACGGAAATCCAACATTTAAAACAAAACATGTACGATTTGTGTCGTAACAGTGTACACGCTGATAAATCGCTTTGCGACAAGATAATATCGCGCCATTATCATTATAATGACGTAAACGTGGATAAAACCGATCAGCGCGAAAAGTACATTACCATTAACGACAAAAGCGCGGAGCTTGGCGCTCTTGCGTATCATGGAAACAAACCACTTGTTAGCGTGGAACCCTTCTATTAAACCATCTGAAATAAACAAAAGTGCCTTGTACACCGTTTCCCTTGAAGATTTTGAAGATGTGGAAGTGTCGCCGTACACGGTCTTTTTTCCGCCCGGATCGATGACTATTAAAATGAGCGGAGCGAGACTTTATTATATGCTAAACAAGAAGGCGGAGCAAAACCACAAGAAGACATTATTGAATCCCAACAAGAAGCCCCTAAGAAAAAGTCTCAAAAACGTATGTTTTAAAAGTTCCGTTCGTAAACAGCAAGTCAGTGATCTGTTGAGCGCGTCCATCAAGATGCCAAAATGTATGCTGACAATTTTTAATCTGTTGCAAGCGAATCCTAGAGGAGGGCAGTATTACAACAGATTTGTGTTTAATTGTTACATCGGCAACGTGTTTACTTGCACTCGCTGCGACAAAAAATGTATTGCGGATGCGCTGTTAATATTTTATATGAACGACGATAAATGCGTGCGCGAAGTGAACACGTTGTTTTTCAAAAAGGAGAAAATTTACAGTCCTCCTAATTGTGTAAAAATTAAACAAGCCAGCTTGTGTTCTGCTGCAAAAAAATGTTTTGGAAACAACCCTTTGTGTAATTTTTAATAAACCTTTTTTATTTTATGAGTTTGTATATTATTTTATTTATAAGATAGCCATGTTCAAATCAAATTCTTGGTGTGTGTACATAATACGAATGCCCAACGGTAGACTTTATACGGGCATGTCCAATAGAGTCTTGAATCGCTTCCGAGACCATTGCAACGGACGCGGAGCTAAATGTTTAAGAGGAAAGACGCCTTTAGCGCTGGTATACAAAACTGAATCATGCTTAACACGTAAAGAAGCGGCTCGATTAGAAATTCACATTAAAAATCTAAGCAAGAAAGCAAAAGAGAAAATTATTGCAACGCAAAGCAAAAAAAGAGGCAGCTTTGTAAATAAGTGATGTTGTTGCGCATTAGTTGTTTTTTATAAGGGAGCATAATGTCTTTTAATGAAAAAATTATCACTTTAAAAACTAAAGAAAACAATTTACGTGATCAGTATGAAAATAAAGTGAAAACCTATCTTAAACGTTTTTCTGCTGTAAACGACATTGCCAGTAAGCTATCTCTAAAACAGTTACAGCATGACTTGTATCAACTGGACGCATTGCTGTTTGGCACTGAAGAACAGGTTTATTTCCTGAACAACAGCAACAACGTTGCAAAACGAGATCTTATTGACAACGTCAACGACTTGGATCATTTGGCGTTAAGCAAAGACGAGATCATGGACATGATCGAAAATAAATCTATAGATGTATTCTTAAAAAGGATTCCAAGCACTTGTCAATTGGATGAAGACTATGCGAACATTTTAAACAAACACGCAAAAGGCGTCATGAAAGTGTTTACTGAATTTGAAAATAAAAGAAAAGCCTTCATAAAACAACAATATTTGCAAGAATTTAACAAATTGGGTAAGAATAAAAATACAGATAAACTTTTGGAGGAGGTAATTTTATTAAAATCTGTTATAATTAAACATTTATGCATCTTTGAACGAGTGTTATCCAATGTAATGAAGAAAACCGTCACTTCGACTAGAACCTGATGTATCTTTCGCATTGATTCGTAACAAAAGTCAATCCGGATATCGCATTAAAATAAAGGTCTTTTATTTGTCTGGTTATTTGTAACTTGTTTTCTTCGTCGTAGTAAGCCCACAGCGAACAGCTATTCTTGATCAGCTCAAAATCTATTTCTTCCATCAAACGTTCCATGTCCGCAGCAGACATAACTATACGTCTATTGAATATACGTAGAAAATTACAATGATGTTGATCTAAAGTTTTTTTTTGAAAATAGTAAAAGTGATCATATATTCTGTAATGGTTTTCGTAACAATAGTACACTTTACTTTGTGTGAACTCGTGCCTTTCTGGCATACGAGCCACCGGTTTGGTTGCCCATTGCATTAGCAAAAGCGTCTTTACGTTCATTGTGTCCAAGTAGTAATACAATAAAGCGGATGCCAAACGAAATTATTTATATGCATCATGTGCTGATAAATTTAATCTTCGAAGCGGCCCTGATAGCGCACGCGCAGGGCTGTTTGCCAATCGTAAATTTCATCGGGATTTACGTCTAACATGAGAGCGCTGCAGTTTTTACAAATGTAATTTGCAATGGGCTGTTTGTCGTTTTGTTGCGGCCCTATCGATTCACAATTTGGACAGCAGCAATAATATGACATCAATTCGTCGCGCAAATCGTACGGCTCTCCTCCAAATATGAGTGTAGCCGCTTCAATCATTAATTTTTGGATAATTTCCTTAGAAAGTTTGTGGTTTATTAAATACTCTCTGTATTCGCATAAATCTTGCAACTGAATATGATCGATGTTTTCAAAATAACTTTTATAATAATCTTTTTCTTGAGACATTATATTATTTTTTTTATTTTATAAAATATGTATTTACGGTATGCTTCTGTTAGTATTATAGGTAACTCTGTTTTTGGTTTCCATATATAAACGGTAGGTGGGTTCGTCGATTCCGTTTCCAGACAAAGGAAAAGAACCCGGCAAAGTAAATGTATATGCGTTGTCCGTGTTTTGTGTAAATAAGTCTGGAGGACAAAGCAATTTGTTCGAACTGAAATGTTCTACGGAAAGATCCAAATTAATACATTCAATTCTGAATTGGTGTGACATCAAATCGCGATCGAAACCATCAACGACAGATGCGCACATTGAAGTCCGATCGCCCGGCGTAACGTGAACGAGGCGAGTCACAGTGGCATCGCCACATTCGCATTCGCCCGTTATAAAATTTGGCTTGACCGTAGGATGTACATTGGTCACGTTAGTGCACACATTAGGCAAGCATTCAATGGGATTGAAAGGGTTAACAAACATTTGATTGTTAAAATTGTCTCGAGCGTTGCATCTCATTTCAAACCGACGCGTGCCGTCCGGTAACAGTTCATCCCAATGCGAACGAAAAGTGTTCCTAGCAACGTTCACTTCCATTCCCAAAAGTTTATCAAACAAAATGTTTTTGTCAATTTCGCCAGCCTTAATTCTATTTATATGCTGACGACCGGCCACCTGAGTCATATTGTGGGTGCCGGAAAAATAGCGCGGATCTTCCGCTAAACACGTCCATTGATTAAAGCTCAATAGAATGACACTCGTTTCTCTATTACAATTCCTTGGTACACTGCTTGTGGTACAATATCCTCCTTTGGAAAGCAGTTCACCGTTAATTACAAATTTATCTTGTTCTCCGACATAGAAATATGCAGCCGATGGATTGTCACAAACTAATGTGCAATCAAAATTTGGCGTTTCAAAAATACCCACATAAATAGGAACAGACAAGCATTTCAGATCGCCATCGTTCTTTGTGCCCAGATCGGTGTTAAAAATAACATCAGGCAAACTGTTTAACGGAACATAATTTCTTCTCATTAATACATTGTTAATTTTGTCAATATTCTCATCTAAAGTGGTTAAATAGTTAATTTGATTATGTTTAATTAAATTGTATGCTTTATAATACGGTTTTATTGTTAAAATAGTTAAAAATAATACAATTATAACTACTATTAAAATAAAAGGAGTGGACATAATAAATAATTAAATTATCATCATGCATTTGTTAAACAAATGTTCCAGTATCTTATTTGGACACGCCATATAAACGTGATTGATAAAATCGTATGATGTCACATGACACGATGTCACATCGTCACCAAATTCTGACATCTCTAAAAATAGATATCACGCCATATCCAACCAAACTCAGAGTCAAGTCAAATCAATCTCGACTCTGAGTTTCGTTCGGGTTGGATCATTGCTAAAAATAAATAGTAATCTGATTGCGCTATCTTTACACGTAAATAAATTATCTTAATGATAAAACAATCGCTTTATAAAGAAAAGCTGCGAACGTAGTCATGCAAATTAATATGGCTGACAACATAACGCAGGAGGAATTAGAAGTTATTTTTGACGATGCCAATGCACCTCAAGAAAATGGCACGAACAGCGAAATGTATTTCTGCGAACCTATTGAAAACTACCAGAAGAGAGTTCGATATTTTAATCATGTGGTAGAAATCATTTCTGTCACAACTGAAGACAATCAATTGTGGATTTTGGCAAGTCCTTTTGCTAAACTTTTGTTTTATACAAAAGCTAATGATGCCATTGAATTGTATGTATCGAAAGAAAACAAAAAGATTTACAAAGACATTAAATCTAGTCGATGTATACCAACAACGGTAGTCATCCGACATAAATCTAAATTTATCAATTGTGCTGGACTGTTTGAATTAATCGACGCTTCGTTGATGCCCAACATACATAAATTTAAACGTTGGATAGAGTATAAGCTTCTCCCTGTTATCAATCAAATAAAGGATTACAGTATTAATCACAATATTGACGAAAACTATTCGTCGAAAGAAATCGAAACGTTAAAGCAAACGATTTTGAAAAAAAACACCATTATTGAACTACAAGCTCAAGAAAACCGAAGATTAAACAAAGCTTTGCAATAAATGCAATGAGCAAACAGACAAATAGCTTTTTACCTTCTAATCTAATCTTTAAATTTAAACACCCACTTGATTCGCTAATTACCGCGATAGCGACTAACGTCATGTTATGAAGAAATCAAAACCTATTTCGATCTGTGCCGTAGGTAATGAACGATACGTTTATTTTAATAACTAGGTATTACAATAAAAGTGTTTGATTAATAAAATGTCATTTAATTTCAATCATATATTTATATATATTTTTAACATATTAATAATAGATTCCAATATCAAACAGTTTATCTAACAAAGTCAGGTATTGTTTCCAACAATTTTCAAAATAATTTTTGTCTCTAATACAATAAGGAAAATTAATTTGATAAGTCACGTCTTTTATTTTATTATAAAATCTGCCCTCAAAATATAGTTTAACGATTAATCGTGTCCCAACGCGACACCCGACATTGTACAATATTTCTTTGATTTGTTTGATTGAATAGTTAAAATTTGTTTCATAAGCGGCAAGGCGGGCGTCCACATTTTCATTGATGGCAGGTAGCGTTGAAATCAATCGGCTTATAGTTTTAAGTCTTTTTTTCACAGACTGCACACGGTTAAACGTGTCGTACATGAGGCACTCCAGTTGATCGGCCAATGCATGTTCAATGTTTTGAATGCACACGTAAGTATCAAACATGCTATCGATGTGAAACGCAAACTCGGGCGGCGCTCTGATTGCAAAGGCTTCTTTTTTTATTATAATATCCATAAAATAAATGTCCATAGGTATAAAGGTTAAGCGTTTCATTTTGTTATAAGTTATGTTCCAAATTTGCGATTTGCTTTTCATGTGAACGTTATACGAGAAACGCATCAAAGTGTCATTGTCGATTTGAGATGTGGTCATCTTGAATGGACCGTGTCGGTTTATCTCAAAGAAAATGTCATCAATCTTATCGATGCGCACCGCTTCGTTCACGTAGCATTTGTAGAGTAATAACGATTCATCGTTCAATGTAGCAATGTCAATTTCGTTCAAAAGCCTTCTGCATTCGACATTTTTTAAATCAGCTTCCATAATAGGTATATTGCAAACAATTGTTTCGTTGATACAATCTTTAAAAGTTTCGATGTCAGCGTTTAAACTTTCATTTTGCAAATATACTTCTAAATTTAATTTTTTGACTAAATCTAACGGCGTGGCTTCGATATTGAAACGTTTCAAATGGGATTGAATAGCAAAGCTGCCGGTGAGCAAGCAAAAATGTTTTACAGCTTTAGTAAAATTTGTGTATAAAATATTAAAAAAATGGTCATCTAGAGATTTTAGCATGCATTTAGAAAGTTGATCATTTACACTTTTTTTTGAAATATAAGGTATTGTATGTGACGAAAACAATTGCTTGCGTATTGCTTCCATATTTTATGTGAGAAAAGGCCTTATTATAATTTATTATTAATATATAACAACAGGAATACACTTTTTTATTCTTTGGCTGCTGTCAAAGATTTGAATAATTTTTGTAAAAACATACATATAAAACACAATATATTATCAGATAAAATGCAAAAATTACAATATAATCCAAATAGACTTTTGGCGACCATAGTCGATTTAAACGTTTTGTCTGATTTAACCGATCGCCGATACGAATCTATGCTTTGCAAATTGTCTAATAAACTTACCATGCAAACTTTAAATCGATTCGTTTACGGCAATCTAGAATTGACCAAATGCAAAAACATTTTAAATATCATCATTAAAACCGAACAACTCGTACGCAATAAGAGTGTTGTACTAAATTTAATTGTAAATTTTCTAATTAGACATAGTGACGGTGTGTCGTTTCAATGCATGCTGAATACAAAATTGTTAGGTTACTTCTTAGAAACTTACTATAATAACAACAGCAGCATCGCATAAATAACCAAAAATTTTATTTTACCAGAAATATAGTTTATCTTGGTTGTTAATGCGCACATGTATAATTTATCTAATCTGATCCCCGCATAGTTGGATAAAGCGCAAGTTAAATCAGCATTTATTTTAGTATATATCACGAACATTGCCGGTCAATTCTCATAACAGTGTCGAGTTTGTTAGCATAATGATTTCTCAGTTGCGATCCAGCAGTTTTAAACCTTTTTTGTATTACAACGAAGACTATGTGATTCCTACAAAAAAGAAGAACCCCTTCATGAATTTACAAAATTTTACTAAATGTCTATGTTACAAAGGCAAAAATGAAGATGTCGCAGTATTTGAGCAAGTGCAATGTTACAAGGAAAAGATATCAGACGCCTATGCCAAGCAGCTGGTCAACGGTTTCATCAGGATGTGCCTGCCCAATGAAAGATTATGCGGCAACTACTTTGACAAGGTGATTATGGTAATGCAATACATTGACCAGTTGGATTATAGTCAGAAGAAACCGTTGGGACTCTACGCTTTCTTGTATCAAATCAACGAAAGAAAAGAAGAACAGTATTTGTACATAATAAAGCGGGCATTGAAACAGATGAACTATTGCCGACTGCCGCTATCGAAATTGTGGGTGTTCGTTTATTGGTGTCTTAGATTGACTTATCATTGTGAATCGAGTTTTACAGAAGCTTTTGCATTAATATTACAAAAGATTCAGCAGACAAAAACAAAACAGGTTCCTGCCTATATTATAAAATTGCAAGTTTGTTTACAAAGAGCCATTACTAGTTTGTACGTAGATCTACTAAATCGGCCCAGTTTGTATGTTAAATTTGTAAAAGTGCTTTCCAAATTTAATTATATGCATGATGTTAATAAATTCATCGAGCACATTATCCAATTGGGAAAAACAGATTTAAAATTGTACGATTTAATTTTTCTTAAAAAAACCATAACTATTGACATTATCGATGATGTATATTTGCCTGTAATATCTGGTGGGGCTATTGCTTTGATAAAAAACAATATTGATGTGTTGAATACTATGTTAAAAATTCCAAAGAAAAAAATTCAAAAGGTAAAGTATAATTCATGGGGTTGGGATTTAAATACTCTTCAGTATAGACACAATACTAACAGAAACGATTGTATATATTTAAAAAAGACATTGGAAAACATTAATAATTATCAGTATGAACTTAGTATGATTGTGAATAAAACAATATTTTGTAACGAAGCTATGTTTAATAGTGATGATGAAGAAGAACAATTACAAAATGTATTTTATAGACGATAAAAAGTTTTATTATAACATTGTTTTCAGCTACAAATGTATTTTAAACAATAAATGTTTTCATTAAAATAATTAGACAATAATTTTTTTTAGTTACAAAATGTATTTACAATAAAAAGGTTTTATTATAACATTGTTTTTTATTTCATATTACACTATAATTAACAAAAATACAATTTGATTACACTCTCAAAAGACCGACGACAGATAGGACAATTTTTGCATTTCAATACACACTTTGCGCACACCACCACATGTCCGCACCAATCAAATGCAACATTCCTTTTTTCGTGGCAACATATGACACATAATTTATTTTCATCATAATCCTTGTCGGCGTCCTCGGCATCTTCAGAGTATTTAAACTCGTCATCGGGCGTTGTTGATAAAATCGTATTGTCATTGGTTTTATTATTCTCTTTGATCAAACGGGATTCGGTTATAACTTTTTGAATAAAGTTTTGTCCTTTTATTATTTTTACATATGTACAATTCCCAAACCAGATGGCGTGCTGTTCCCATGGGTCATCATTTAATTCCCAGTTCCAAACACCACCGGCGCAATAGAAACATTTTGTTTTGTCACCAAAACCGGTGTAAAAAAATCCCGCTTCGGCTAATTGTTCAGGTTTGATAGGCATCAGTGGGGGCCACGTACGAAAGGAATCCAAACGTTCTTTTTCTGAAGCGAACTCGGGATAACGAGGCGGCTCAATGACTATTTTGGCAGGCGAGGGCGCATCTTTGCATTTGAGAATGTCCAAATAGGGACACATGGGCGAGTATTTAAAATGCTCTTGATGCACAACGTCGTCCGGGTCGAACGAGCCGATTTCCAATTTACAAAAAGCACAACGTACAGTGTCCAAATAACCAAAATGGTAGAACCCGTTTTCAGCCAATGCTTCCGGCGAAATAGCGTACGTCCAATTTGTAAACGTAGCCAAACGGTTAGAATAATTTTTATAATGGCTCTGATTCATCACGTTATTATTTGACGCCATTTGAGACATTGCAATCGTTTATGTACTTCCAAATGAAAATGTCCATATATTTATACGATATGTTATCTGATAAATTCCACGGTTTGATGTCGCCGTAATAATTAATAACAAAGGGCTCGTGATTTTTGCTTAATCTGTGATACGTGCCAGCGTTCCACGCGTACAGCACCGATAATTGGGTTACAGATATGTTTTTCTTTACAAAAGCCTGCAATAATATTTGTTCGTCGAAACCGTTATGATATTGATTGCGCGATAAACATTTATTGTATGAATTTATCAGGGATCTTATGGTTTCGAATAATAATGTGTCGGGTTCGAAAAGTACGGTGCCGCCTTTGCATAACACTTTATTGTGCAACATAAATTTTTTTATGGCGTTCGCCGTTATTGTTTCGCCAAAGGCGATTTTATCGTAGTAACCGTAGGTTTCATCCGTAAAACACAGCGCCGGCGCATTCAAGTAAAACAAATGGTCAATGTTTTTGACTACTAGATGATCGGCGTCCAAATAGACAATTTTACGGTACTTTGTTAATTTTAAACAATTCCATTTAGTGAAAGCAAAATCGATCCAGTCGCCGTACAAGTTGTTTTGACGCATTGTCAGCATCTTTGGACATTTGTAATGAATGTATTCAACTTCTATTACTTTTGTAAAATACTTGGATAGGGTCGTAACGGCGTTCTCGGACACGTCATCAGTAATCATGCATATCAAATCGTGTTTGGTTCTTGTCAGTTTTAAACTTTTTGCCAACGCCACAGCTCCTTGGACATAATTGTCGCCCAACATTACAAATGTTACATATGCAAACATTATGTTAGCTAGTCCTTAATAAGTGTTATGACATGGAGTTGATCTTGATTTAACAAAAAAAATTATTCACCGACAAAAACCACATTTACCTATGCAAACAAAAACCGAACGCTGCTGAACATGCGCCGCTGCAGCATTCTGCGTTGGTTTGGCAATTTCTACCGGTTTCCGTACACGCACTCGCATAGGCCAAAACCGATGCCGACGCGACAAACAACACAAATATAGTTTTATAAAACATTATACATAAATTTTTTTTAAAAATAACTTATTTATTTTGGTTTAATATAATAATCTAAACAATGCATGTCTTTGTTCTTCGGTGTCGGCAGTCAAATCAATTACGGTTTCTTTTTTGATAGGTTTATCTTTCGCTTTCTTTTTATCGCTCTTGTTTGTATTGGTTAATGTTGTTTTTGTTGTACATTTAGTGGAATCGTCCATTGTATAGTTTTTATAATTATCTCTTACGTAATTAACGTTTAAAACCAATATAAAGATGAAACAATTTTTAAAAGTATAGTGTCGCCTTACCGGGTCTAAGAAAACTAATGAAACACAAGCCGAAACCGACCGTACCTATAAAATAAAGGAGACTTAAAAAAATTAGTTCGTGCTGCGATTTTGTCGTGTTACTACGTGTATTATTAAAAATGGCTTGCGTTAAAATTGGAGAATTTAAATTTGGCGAGGACACGTTCGCGCTTCGTTACGTGTTGGAACAAAATCAGCAAGTCAAGTTCGTGGCCAAGGACGTAGCCGCAGCTTTAAAATATGTTGATTGTGATCAAACCGTTCGAAAAATAGTTGATTCTAAATACAAAACGACGTATGGGCAGACCCCTCGCGACGACGGGGCTGCCTCTAAGAGCGTCGCGAAAAGGGGCGACCCGCTGTATCTGCAGCCGCACACAGTGCTTATCACCAAATCCGGCGTGATTCAGCTGATTATGAAGAGCAAATTGCCTTACGCTATAGAATTACAAGAATGGCTTTTGGAAGAGGTTATACCGCAAGTTTTGTGCACCGGCAAGTACGACCCTGCGATCAAACAGCGAGAGGAGGAAAACAAGCAGCTGGTGACCAAGCTGATAGCGACGTTCACCGACCACGCAAATGCGTTGCAAGCGGTGGTGGTGCAAAAAACTAAAGAGCTTATGGACAAGCAAGAGTTTATCGAGCGCATCGTCGCCGTGAAAGACAAGCAACTCGAGGCCAAAGATCTGCAGGTGACACGCGTGATGACCGACCTGAACCGCATGTACACCGGCTTTCAAGAAACTATGCAGAAAAAGGACGAACTGTTGCAAGTCAAAGATGCGCAGGTCAGCGATTTGGTTGCCAAGGTGATTGATTTGTCGGGGCGCGCGGTGCAGTACCCTGCCGACGAACGTAAGCACCCGGTGCTGTGCGTGGCACGCGACGGAACCACATTCACCGCTATCGCCGGGCAGAAAGCGTACGTGCAAAACCAGAAGCACAAACGCAACATAGACGTTACCAGCATTGTGGCGGAAATTACGCGACCCAACCCCATTATAGACTGGAACAACGCCACACACAAATATCCGATACCCGCCAAGAGAACCAAGCGTACCATCAGTTTTGAATCGGAAAATGACGCGCAGCAGTTTGAAAATAAAATAAAACAATTGTTGCATAAGTAAAAACTACTGTATTCTAATATGTACATAATATTGTACCTAATTAAACTAAATAAACTGTAAAAAAATTTTTAGTATTATTGTTGCCTCATTCTGTAATCTAAATTGCTAGCGTAAGTTTCGATGCGTTCACTTTTCTGTTTGAATACAGTTAACAATATGAGAACCAACAAAGTTATCATCACCAACATTACGAACGCGCACACAACCAAAAGATAGTCTTTGAAAAAAGAACGGTTTCTGCTAATCAACTGCGTCAATTGGTCGGCGTAGAGTATAGAATTATTTGTATATTGAGCGGCTGTATAATTCATTTTCTTAGTTTTAGAAAAAATAATTATATCTAGCCGCAGTAACTGTAAAATCGTTCATAGCGTTACCGCCGAACAATCGAGACTTTGCCTCATACAAATTTTTGTTACTGTTAGTGTGACTGTAGTCGAATCGTAAAACGTTGTCGTCCGGCATGTTGTCAGGCACGGACCCGTACGACGTTATGGCAAAACTGTCGCCGCGACAATACAATCTCACGTGTTTTACTTTTTCTAAACTGTTCAGTTTAATTATGATGTCGGGCACAATCTGGTATGGCTGTATAAGAGGTTGAAAAATTCGCACAAAATCCACTATAGACCTGGAATAGTCCTTCATTCCCAACATGTCTTGGGCATTTTTAATGTAATATAAACTGTCTCTGTTGACGTGCACACATTTGTTAGTATAATCGCCTTTCATTAATCGTCGCGTTCTTTCCCATGTAAGTTTGTTGTAGATGTTGTCTACTTCGTTTTCGGGTAAATTTATGGCGTACCGTGCCGGCACTTTTCTGTAACCGAATATGGCCAATATTCTTTTGACGTTCAATATCTTGACCATGATTGATGTTTCTAAATTAAAGCATATTAAAAAGTTGTTTATATTATCGTTAAGCAAGTCTGACAGGTAAAAAAGAGGCACCTCGCCAGCAATTGGTTTCAATTTGTTATATTCTACTTTGCTACGAAACTCAATTGGGCACAAAGGCGTTTTATAATCTATAATAGAAGACCTGCAATAAAACAAATCATTAGTGAGTAAAACGCTGAAAACGCGCGTTTGGCCTACACCGATTTCAGATATTGGTATGATCGGATTCCAGTAGACTACTGTGGCGCTTGTATTTTTTTTTGCCAAGCGCGTTTCAGTGTGCGAATCGTTCAATTCGTGACGATAAACCAAAACCGATTTGAAGTCAGTAAATTTACTTTTGTCCACATATTGAACGTCTTCTTCTGTGGGCACATAGACTACTAGGTTTTGTACAGGGGCACCACCGACATCATTCTGAGGAGTCACATATTCGTATGGAAAAATAAAAAATTTTTCACTTATGCACACCTTAATATCGAACGGACAAGCCATTGATTTTACTTGAAATTTATAACTTTGACGGTACTCAACAACGTTTCGGGAATATAATTATATTGTCTATATATGGTGTCGTGAATATTTCGTTTATTATTTATCAAAATGCTTATTATAAAAATTGAATAAACGAACAAAAGTAACATTAACACTATGCACACAATGATCATTATGAAACTGTCTTACCCGTCATCAAATAAACTATCGTTGGAATGTTAGTCACATACAATTCCGTATTGTCTAAATCAAAATTAATTTTTACGAAAGCCTTCCTAACATTTTCGCTATAAAGTTTGAGAAGAGACGTTAAATTAGGATTGTGGTTAGAAGTCGCCTTAAAATCTTTTAAATGCTTCAAAAACGACCTGTAATGCCACAAAAAATTGTACAGATATATAAATAAAACAATTCTATCAGCGTCGTTTTCGTCGGAAAAGTTTCGTCGCACACTATTAAACTGATGAGCGCATTTTATGAAATACGAACCGCTTGCCGATATAAACCATGCAACGTAAATTTCGCCCGATTTGTTGCCAGCGTAGTAAAGCAACGGCTGTAACATTTCATAGAAATGAATATGTTGAGTCAAAATGGATTTATTAATTTGTTTTAAAACACTGATGGAATTATAGAAATTACTTCTGTCTGGTACAATTGATAAATCTTTAGTTGGACACGTCACATAAGTTTTTGTAAAATCTAAAGACATGTGTACAATTAGACTTTGTAGATACAAAGGCATAGATACTGGCAATGGCACGTGTACTTTGTCGTCTATTTCGAAGCCGGTATTAGCATCGTTTTGATCGACTTCAATCAAAGGTTGCATCACTATTGTCGACGACACCGGCATTTCGGTTTCAGATGCTGATGAAATTGATAAAGCCGGACTATATTTAAGTTCAGTTTCAGTAGGCGAAAGGGGTCTTAATCTTTTTTCAATTTCAGATCTGTGTAATCGCGCACGCCTTTTTCTTTTTGGTTTTTCAGGACTTTTGTCGTTTGTCAATGTCACATCATTGTCATATTCAATGTCTAAAACGTTTATTAAATCTGTTAGCTCTACATCAGTTACTATATTTTTAATAATCTTGTACTGGACCCACATATGAACTATAGTATTAAAATTAACTATTAAATTCTCTTTATTTTCTAAAGCCATTTGTATCTTGTATGGATCTGTATTGAATTGACGTTCTAATTCTTCAGTATAATTATTGAAATTTGTATTTAGATAATCGTTAACAATTAAAAGTGTATTTATTAAAATAGATTCAGAATCGACGCCGATACAAAAACCTATGCGTGCAACAGCATATTTTTCGTTGACCGTGTTTGACTCGTCGCTAAGCGGCAACGTTTGCAAAATTCCATCTAAATCTTCAACTTGCATGTAATCGTTTAAAGTGCTATTTTCTGTTACCAAGTCCATATTTTTTTTTAGCATCAAATCAAGTCTACTTGTGTTTTCTTTAAATCTGTTTTCAAGAACATCGAAATGGCCAGAACTTATATCGCCCGAAAATAACAAATGTTTTACAGGATAACATTGCTTCCCTACTGTTGTATACACACGAGTGTCCTTAAACACGACAAATCTAAAGGAATACAATTCGCTGGCTGCATGCAGTTCAGTCATGCTGCCAAACGTTTCAGGCTTAAGCATATCGGCTTGGTACTCTTCCATAGTTCTGTAAGCGTTCAACTCTTTGTTGCATGTATAATTTCTAAAACGTTCCCAATTTTGTGTAATATAATTGACGATTTCTTGTCGTACTCTTCTATGCAACAATTGATCGCTGTAACGTAAATGAGCGATAGCTCCAAACAAACAGGCACCGTTGCCTTCTATATTATAAACAATTAAGTTAGAGGGAGTTTCGCCTTCATTTCCGCCTGCTACGCTTATTAGTTCTTCCATTTATTTAGTTTTATAATATAAGTGGTCAAAATGAACGGCAATAGTGTCAATTATACTTTAAAATTCAGCAAAAACGATAATGATGTTAAAACGGTCAACTTAATTGTGCATTTGCAAGAACATGAAATCGAATCGATGGCTTTCCTGTTTTCCAAATACTACGACCAAAAAAAGTTTATTAATATTAAAGGTCTTACGTTTCATTCAGAATTTAGAAAATGCATCGATAATGTTAAACAAAGTTTCGATTCTCAACAAAATAATAGTGATTTAAAAAAAATCTTTACCGCCTTTCTTAATCACGAATTTATGAATCAAGTCAAAAATTTTAAAGAAATAATGCAGTACTTGCAAAAATATTATAAACCCATGCTCAAGCCTTCGATAACAGAAATAGGTCACGATTGTAAAGTGTGCCCTTATGGCGCCATTCAATGCTTGCAATGCAAGATAAAATATTTATCGGTGGCCATATCCCATTTTGACGAGACCATACAGAAGGGCTGGGATATTTTTTTGAGACCAATGTTCGGGATTCCGATTTTGCTCAACATACTCATTCGCACCGATTACACTAATCATTTCTTTAGTGCCGACGATTTAATCACAAACGCTTTTGCTAGATTTTTTAATAACATCCTTTGCGATCGCGCTCATAAATATTTAGAATACAAAATGGTACAACCGTTAATCGACGAATGCCATCGCGCCTCTACAGGATTGTCGGTCGATGATTTCGAAAGGCTTTTGTGTATTCTTAAAAGTCAAAATACTCTAGACAATCCTTTGTATGCTCCATTTCGTAAATTTATGTTGCAATTATGTTTGAAAACAAAAATAAAAAATTCAAAGATAAATAAAATTGCTTCAGTAGTTTTCACAGGACTCTACTTGCGTTTATATTTAGAAAGTGCAATAAATAAATTTGGTATTAGTGACAAAACTTGTTTTGAAGTGTCCAAACAGATGACACCATTTGAAATGGAAATAAGAAACGTGTGTCGCTTCATATTAAACAAATATACTGACCATCAGTTTGAACGTTTCATGTTAAAGTTGGCGAACATAAAAAGAGACTTGGTTATCGACCAGTACATTATTCGCGAAGACTATATAAGAAAATTGATGAACCAACATAAACTCGACGATGATATTGCTTTGTTGTTAAATCAGAATGTCTAATATTTTTATTAATACCGCGCAAGACACAGCAGAACAACAAAATTTAGAAATTAACGCTGAAGATTTGCACACTCAACTAACCGAATTCAACACTAGCGCAAAACGATTTTTAAACGACACCTCAAAAAACAAAGAATTGTATTTTCGCGATTTGTCTAAGAGATCTGCAACTGCTAAAAAAATATTAAAATGCATCGAGGACGACCAATCCGCTGTGCAATTTAATTTGATTAGCACAGTAAATTTTTTAAAACTATTAAGCGATATCCACGATAATAACGTGAATGAATGATTAATAATGTTAAGTTACTTCTGATAAAGCCATCAAGATGAGCGAAGTAATGCTATTTCTCGAAATTGAAAAATTAAAAAATAAAATTGACAAAGAAATGCAAATGGACATTTGGCCAAAATTTTTTCCACTATTGTCGAATCCCAACGCTACACTTAATCTGTCCATGCAAGATTTGTTTGAATTTTTGGAAAATACAGCTCGACACGCAGCATTGCATAATGATACAGATTCGGCTGCATTGGCATCTGGTTTGCTTTCCAACAGACCGGTTACAAATGACGACAACGACACTACAACACAACACCAACGAAGAAGAAATTTGCTAAACTTTAAAACGTTACGTAACAGTAACGATAAAACATTAGTAAATATACAAAATTTGAACGAGTATAGGAAACGATGTATCAAAGTGTTGCAATATTACACGATGCGTAATACCACCACAGTTGATTTTAAAATAAACGATATCGTCACGGCTATGATTTACTTGGCAATAACGCCCAAATACAAACCTTTGTACGTGTACTTGGAAGGTGTTATGTTTAGCGAAACGGACTGCGCCCCAGTCATAACCGAAGAGTTAGCTCATAATTTAATAAATTTACTTCGATCAATCATGGACATGCCCACTACGACCGTAGACGCTGAAACTGTTAAATTGTTGAGAATAACGCTTAACAAAACAATGAATTATCCTGTGGCGAGATATCCTCGCGTTTTGGTCACTCTCAATTCTTCTCTTAATCAAGACAAGCGTCGTACTTTAGAGGAATTGATAATCGACAGAATGGAATGTATACAACGCTTGGAGCCCACTCAAGTGGTGACCAATATGGACACAAATAAAATACCCTATTGTGATGATATGGACTTTATGACTGAACTCTACGACATGATAGGTCAATTTCCTGTGCCACGCATGTTTTACAACGCCGCAAACAGTATGTTTTATAATACTATGGAAAACTATGCTATTGCCAATTGCAAATTCAACGTTGAGGATTTTAACAACATTTTCAAGATATCAACTTGTGCGAAGGAAATTGAGGAAAAAATTAAACAAACCACAGACAGTCTTAACATTTATTTGGGTAACAATTTGTTAAGTAAGCGTAGAAAATACACATAAATTTATATAAGGTTAATTTAAAAAGTATATACTGTTTGCTTAAAATGGTATACAGACGTAGGTCCAGTTTAGGCGGAAGAACGCGGCGCAGAAGCCGTAGCACTAGCCGAACGCGGAGGCGCAGTAGTTATTACAAGAGACGCCCCGGCAGACCTCGCAAAAGAAGCGGTTCTCACAGGAGACGTTCGACGAGCCCGTACAGACGGCGCAGATCTGGCCGCAGGATGTCGAGAAGGCACAGCAGCAGTAGCAACAACCCGTACCGTTACAGAAGCAGGCGAAATTAAATGTTTTGTTGCTGTTTGCATTTGTGACAATACCGAATAAACGTCACGATTTCGTCGCCGGCACGCGTTTGTTTTTCTTCTGTTACAAATTCATGTTTACAAACATCGACAGTGATCCCGTTAATGTTATTTAGTCTATTTGTTGTATGTTGATTGAAATAAAGTTTTTTATCATTTAAAACTGTTCTTTTTTTAATTTTCCTCTTTTTTCTTTCAACATTTGTGCCGTCTTTGCAACTAATCTCGTTTATTTGTTTCTTTAACAGTATATTTTTCCATTCTAACGAGTACTTGCTCATTATTACATCTATAAATTCTTTTTTTAGCTTTATCGGTTTCGTGTCAAATTTTTTTTGATCCAACATGTGCACGTATTCTTTGATTTCATCTCTTCGTTTTGTCAGCACTTGGCAAGGACATTCGAAAGAAAGCTTTTGCTGTTGAATCATATTGAATATTTCCTGGTACATTTCTATGTCATTCCTTGTGTTGTCGAATAATTTTTTTATGCATTCTTCGGACAAACGAATCTGTTTACGTTCTTTAAAATGATTGTTGATCGACGGTATGTATGCGTAAAGAGAATGAAATAAATGGCCAGTGTTGATGAAATCGAACGTTTTGTTTTTGACATTTGAAGGAAAATTTTCAATTAAAAATTCAATGAGTTCATTATAATTTTTTTTTTCTCTAAACGTTTTAAAAATTAAAAATAAGGAATAACAATGGAATGTTTGTGGACCGTGTTGAAACATCGTAATCCCCTTTTAAGAAAGCATATACTTGTTTTGTCAGAATATGACGATCTTATAATTGTAGGCTTTGATAATTTAAAATATTTCGAGTATGTGCTGTTTGTATTCGACAAAAATGTTAAACTGGACACTCACAATTATATGTGCCAATTGTTGAAATGTGAAGATAATATGCAATGTGTGCGAAGATATATAAAAATGGCCTACAAAACGCCCGTCCTGGGACATGTGTATGTGATTAATGAACGCAAACCCATGTATAATCTGCTGAAAGAATGGTACGTTCAAAATTACGTAGAGGTTTATCAGTTGGCTACAGAAAAACTTTTATGGTCAATACCTCACGTTATCGTGTTTGACTTGGACGAAACGCTTATCACTAGCGAGAATCAAGTGCAAATACGTGACAAATTTGTTTATACAAGCCTGCAAGATTTACACGATCGAAATTGTGTACTAATACTGTGGTCTTACGGCAACACTGAACACGTCAGCGCATCTCTCAAAGAAACCGAATTGGAAGGTTATTTCGATATCGTATTGTCAGGCGGTAACAAGAAAAGCAAATTCGAAAGGCGAACAATTGTATATTCACTGTCAAAAACGACTTACGTAAAAAAACCTTTTTATTTGGACCATGATTATGATAATTCAGAACACATTCCTAAATCGCCTAGAGTACCTTTGTGGTATATGCGAAAATGTGGCATCAATTATTACAAAACTATCACTTTAGTGGACGATCTAACAGCAAACGATCATTCATACGATTATTTCGTTAACGTAAATAGGTGCTCACAACCAATTACCGATTGGCATCGTTGGCACCAGATAATTGTAGATAACATCGAGGATTATGACAATACCTACTCAATATAGACGTATCCAAGACTTATTATTAAATTTATTAAATCTAAAATGCTATAATGAATATCGTCTACGGGCAAGAGTATTCTCTCGTCAGCCAAATTATTTTTTAAAACAATAAAATGTTCCAATAACGCCAAACTGTTGACATTCGTGCACAGCGTCGTAAATGTCCCGCTTTCATTGATCGACCAAATGTCGGCAGCGCTAATTCTCAATAACGAAAATTCTCGTGGACAAATCACGCTGGACGATTCTAAATAATAAAACAATTGCCCATGCGTATTATAAATCATTACATTTTCTGGTTTGATCACAAACAAACGCTCCACATTATTTTTAAAACTAGCATCGTAAATTTCAATATACGTACCAAATTGTAAGGTATTAGTATGATCGTTGATAATCTTATCAATTTCATTGTTCAAAGGATTTAAAAGGTTCGCGAATAGCACTAATACGCTCATAATTATTATCGCGATGGCGGCAATCAATGTTAATGACATATTTGAAAAAATTTTTAAACAAAACCTGGATACTTCAACCAACAACGTGACAACTAATCTTGATACAGTAGACAATTTACTGTTAAAAAATTCATTGACCGGGGAAGAAAAAGTTGTGGAATCTAATAAAAATTTTGAAAAGCTTATTTTGGTCATGTCAAATCATCAAACACAGAACGGTTTGCTGCAACGAAGAGATTCCAGGATGGCAACGCTCAAAGATGCGACCGATGACATTTCCATAGAACAGCACGAATGGACCGTGCAAGGAAATTACTTTATTATTACGGTCAAGCCGCACATACACAAAAAGTATTATAGTCTTGTGTCGAAAGATATTAATTTTTCAAAATTTGTCGAAAGCACCGACAAAGACTATTCAAACTATTGTGTAAAATCGAGGAACTACTACTATTGGCCCAATGTTGACATATCGTACTTTGGATGGCGCCAGTATTTGTTCATGAAATACAACATCGACATTGGAGATTACGTACCCCTCGTGCACCATAAGAATTTGGGTAATGTAAATTTGTTTGTTTTTAGACCGAAATTTTTTTTAAATGTTGAAATGTCGATGTGTGTGGACGAAGACAAATTGTTTGTCAACGGTCGCAGCAAGTTCAATCAGAACGACAAAGATTTGTTTGTTGTGACCACGGCGAACGGAAAGAATGGTACCTGCAAAGTGAAACCGGTGCTGGTGTATTCGAACAAAAAACTGTTCGATGTATTGCGCGAAGACATTAATTTGAGGCAATGCACTGTGACTGAGGAATTTAAAGATATAATAAAAATTAATCTTCAAAATTTGAGAAATTATAAAGATGTGCAAATCAATTTAGAAGACATCAAGAAAAAGGATGCCAGAATCACCTATTACATCACACCCAGTTGTGAACAATCCGAACACATTGAAAACTGCATTGATGAATGCATTAATATTATAAACGAGACCATGATGAGCGTATTGAACAAACACGAAGTCGATGACAATATATTGGCCGAATACTTTGTGAAAAGTAATTTTGTAAATTTTGTTTATCTCATCATTTTGCTGTGGCGCGTGGTGGTCAAGAACGATAGCGTTGCTGTTAACGTGACTAATATCCGTTTTCTTTTGGAAACCGTGTGTGAAAAATTATTTTACGGCGTCAACCTGGAGAAATCAAAAAAAATTTGTCAAGATTATTACGAAGTCAATTGCACAGTATTCAATCGTTTTTGCAACCAATGGACCATATTTGCAAACGAAGATGCTCGCGTAAGTTTGGCCAATTTTTTCGCTATACACTACAAGATTTATTTTTATTGTAAAAAAAAAGATTCGGAATCGAATCGATGCTGGAACTTTACATACGAAAACGCCATGATGTGCGGCGCGCCTAATGAAGTCTTGTGTTCGGGCTACTTCAAGAAAATAGTCACACCAACAGGCGCTGTGGTTTTCAACGGTAAGAATTATTACACGTTAATGAGAAAAGATGACGAGTTAAACAAACTGACGGAAAGCGTCAACTCCTGCGTCATGTCATCCATCAAATTTAACAATTGGAAGTATATGTATTTTACAGAAGAGGGCGTGTTCAACGTGCTTACAAACACTTATCATGACAGTTGTCCTTTTATATTGGGCAATTCACTGCTGGGGGCTATTATTAAAAGAAACGAAAAGCTGTATTTGTCGCGAACAATAATAGATTACATGGAAAATTGTAGTTCGATTGAGAAGGACATTTATAAAATCTATCACATGGCCAAGGTATGCAGGGACATCAAAATGCTTAAATGTAACATCTTGATATTGCTAGCGTTCGGTAAAAGTTTTGTAGTTTCTGAAGAAAAAATGGAAATTAACAAATTGTTTAGAGAAATATGGAATTACGAGGGTCACGAAGTGATTCCTATGCTTTTATATTTGAACAATGTCAAGATGAAAGATTTAATTTCAAATTTACAATGTAAAGATTGTCACCAAAGTAACAACAATAATTGCGATGCGCGTACCAAAACCACAATTGACTTGCGAATTTTGAAGCTGGTGTTAATGTTTGAATTGTTCAGCCGATCGTCATATATTGTCGAGTTGATATGGTCTTTGTTGTACAACAATTCGATTTATTACAAAAATTTTATTTGTATGGTAGCTATGAAAAAAGAATTGAACTATTACAAATACAAAAAATATGCAGAATATTTTTTTCAAAATAAATGTCAAATTATTAATTTCCTGACAGATAAATTTAAATATTCTAATTGCATTACCGATTTAATTGATGAAATTAGTAATCCTTATGAATTTTTAAAACAGATTGAAGACTATGTCGAATGTAACGATGATTACGCAGCCAACGACGATGATGATGATGATGATAATGACGATGATAATAATAACATCGGCAATAAGATATCAGAAGTTCCTGTCAATTTGTGGCATGAATACTGTCAAAGCAATTATTATATTACACATTACAACATTTGGTGGGACAAATTGTTAATCGCTAAGCCTGATGATACATTAAACGAATGGTGTTCCAGGTTTTACAGTAGAGTCATTTTGAACAAATTTGATTTGAAAAATTATCCGACCTTGTTTGTGCAGAGAATTGTGGCGGCATATATAAATTTCAAAGTTATGACCGGCTTTAATGCTGTAAACTCGCGCGTTTTGTCGTATTTCGCGGCAAGCCTGGCTATACCTTCCGATTATGACAAATTTTGCATATATTTGAACGGTACCCCGGGTTCGGGCAAATCAACGTTTTACGAACTCTTAGAAACGTTTTTAGTTGTGCATAAGCATGACTCCGACCAGTACAAACTGATCAAAGACCAAACCAATGATATTGAGGTGGATAAACTGATTTCGCAACTTTACGTAATCAATGAAATGAAAGTTTGTAATGATTCATTCTTTAAAACCAATTCTGATTCTACTAAAAGTAACAGCGTTTGTAGAAAATATCATGGAAGTCAAAAATACGAAGGTAATTATAAAATGATGATAATAAACAATAAACCTCTTCATATCATTGATTACGACAAGGGTGTTCGCAACAGGTTCGGTATCATATACACGGATCATAAGTTTGAAGAAGATTTGCTTTTCAGCGGATCGGTCTATTCGCACATAAAAGAAAAAAAATATCCACAGGTCAGGTCAATATTTGAGGGACAAGCTTTGGGGACAAGATTGTATCTATCTCACATCCTAAAATATAAACGTAATTGTGACGGTTACGTGTTGTACAAATCTTTGTTGGTTGACGATGAAATGTATAAACATAATTTATTGTGTCTAGATGTAAATAATAGTGTTATAAGAGCGCTAATCTATGTGATGAAAATAAAATTTGACATTAGGGCTAAATGTATGTATTTAACGAAGGTAAACGCTTTAATTACAGAAGCGGCGCCCATTGTGGAAACCATGATACACGAAATGTTGAAGGGTAAAGGCGCAAATGCATTTTTGAAAAAAATTGATTGGTTACAAGTTGAATTTAGAAATAAGTTTCACAAATGTTACAATGAACAGGAAAAATTTTATTTCAACCTAAGCATGGCGACCGATTTAGCCGACTTTAATCATGTAAAACCTCAATTTAAATGTTAAATAAATGTATTACTTTTATTAAATAAATTATTGTATTCTAAATGATTTTTCATTTTTTATGTATAACGATCCAGAATCGTTGATTTCGGTGTAGTCCCATTCCTTTAATTTTAGTTGCACCGCAGGATTGGTCGTGTATACCGCAATGGGGTATGACACATCTCTCAAATCTGGCACGGTGGTCGTGTTAGAATCGATCAAACAGAACACCATGCCGTCACTTTCGAATCTGCTCATGTAAAGGTTTTCTTTAATTTTGTTCGATTCTAAATTCTTAAACACAATGAAAGCATTTTTGAACTGTTCAATTTTAAAGTTGAGCGTGGTGCGACTGTTAGAAGTGGCGCCCGCCAACGTGGCCGGGTCCAAAATTGTTCCCACGAACACGTATGAATTTGACGCGGAACGATTGCCTTCTTCTATGATTTCGTTGTAAGTAAGAGGACGTTCCGCTACAAATAGTCGTGTCAGTTTGTTGTCACCGTGTAAAATTTTAAGCGATTTGATTTTAGGATTGTTCAATTTGACAGCATATTGACCTGTGGCCGGATCGACCTGCACCGAATCACTGCTTTGTGTTAAATTAGGCGATGATTCGTTGAGAGAATTCAACGGCAACTTGTTGTTTATGTACAAAACATACAACACGACCAGCACGACGATTATAAGTATGAGGGTAGTCATTTTAAACAATTTCGATTAAAGAAAATTGCAATAAATGTTTTAAAAGCGCACTTAAATTATCTTGCTCCCAGTTGATGTTGGACGGTAGAATCAAAACGATACGGCTCTGGGTTCTGAACAATTTGAATACGCTAGTTATGTACAAAAAACAAGATTCCAAAAAATTTATACCAAACGCGGACTCATCCACCAATTCTATATACGTCTTATACATTAGTAACAAATCTATTAGCACATGATTTTTGCAGTAGTTACCATTGCTGTTTTCAACTAAATCTATTAAAATTTTTTGCATTAATAAGGCTTTGATTTTTTCACATTCAGCCAAAGCGCAATACTTGTCCGTTTGTTCGTCTTCGATACATTCGATAACTCCGTCAAAGTATATCACGTTCTCATCATCCAGTTTGTCGTTTTGAATACCGGCAGGCATATTTTGCAAAAACAAATTGATAACTTTCTCAGTCATGCTGTCGCCTTCGCCTTTGTTGTCGCGCTATCGCAATAGTTTTTTATTACACTTATTTAGGCATTTAGATCGAATTCGTTTGAGCAAATCTAAACACTTAACAAAAATATTATGTACAGAACTTAATTATCTATACGAACTTGCGTGCATCATTACATACAAGGACGTGCAAACGGTGGAAATTGAAGAAATCAAAAAATGGATCGTCACAGTCGACCCCACCATTGATTTGGAACAAGTAAAAGTACTATTTCAAGAAAAAATGGTTCAACTTAATTTGAGGGCTTTTGTTCCCAACGATTACAACTATAATTTTACTACTATATGGGACTTTATACATTTTCTAAGTTTAATAGCCGACGACATGGTTAACAATAGAGAAAAATTGAAACACGAATTGATTAACAATCAAGTGAAACAGATTAAAGCGATTTACTATAACCTATTCTTCGTTTTGAATTGTCCCATGTGCAGGGACCATTATTTGAGTGCCAAAGGTTACCTTATTTTGGCGTTAGAAAAAATAGAATTGGCTCTACACAAAGACAAATACGGTAATAAAATTATTATGACAGACGTAGAATCGACGAACACTTCAAAAAACAGTCTAATAAAATACGGCACTCTGTACGCCAGCATGGTGTTTCATAATCACATCAACGATTACAGATTTGTACAACGCAACGTAGCACCCCCTGCAAACTTGGAAAAAATGGACTGGGAACATTATAAAAATTTGCTTAACATAAAGTAATGAAACACACATTAATAATTATTTATATTTATTTATTTTACTTTTTGTCTGTTTCAAAGGGAATCCAATTTAATATACATATAATTAATTATTACATTCCAAAGTTTGTGGCACCAACCTGTCGGGTCGACTTTTGATGACCGTGATTACGTCATTTGCAATGACAGTCTCGTAAATATTTCCATGTTCTAATTTTATTTTAGAATCAATTTTATAGTTATTGAGGCTTCCGTCCAACGTTAAGAAAACTTTAGCCGCGTCGTTATATTCTAATTCAACAGTCTTTACGTGTTTGTATTTAACGTATGACATAGACGTGTCCAACACCACGTAACCATCAGTGGCGACAGTATTGTATGTAATTTTATTTAAAGGCAAAGGTTTATCAAAGAATTTTTGAAATTTAATCGTAATTCTTTTATTGTCTCGCGTCTTGATGACAATCTCCTCATTTTTGTATTTGTCATGCAAAAAGTTGATCATGTTCACAGCGTTGAGGGGTTCTATATTGTAGGCGTCTTGCGAGCACTCGTATTGGGTTTTATTGTTGTACACATATTTAAAAACATGAAGCAAATCAGTTATGTAAATACAATTGCCGTCTATCAATTCGCATTGAAACGCCACCACATTGTTGAGTGAAAAAATTGTAGGCACATGACCAGAAAACATTTGCATATCGTCCATGAATATGATGCAAAAATTACTAGTGAACAATCCTCTGCCTCGCACGCCGTCCAGTTTTAAAGCCCATCGACACACGTTTGTGACGTCCTGTGAGTTGTATATCAATTTTTCTTGTTCAAACTTTCTATAAATAATTGAGTTTTGCATTGTGGTGTACGGTATCATGGGACTGATGTTTTGATAACGACCTATCTGGTCCATTCTGTGGATTAATAAACACATTTGTTGCAGGATTTCATTCGAAGGACCAGATTCTGGGTGTTCAAATTCGATACGCAGATTTGCCAATATTTCGTCGGAACCCAAATGTGAATTTTTACCAATAGTTTCATTGTCATTTTTTAATAGGTTTAATAAAGTTATTTGTTTTGCTCCCATTAAAGAATCAAAAGTGTCGTTCAAGTTTTTATTGTAATAAATTTGTTCAAATTTTATTTCTATTGGCTCTTCATTTTTCGTATTGTATAAACGACACTCTACCAGTTTGTCAAATTTTTTCGATGCCGAATAAGAAGAGTCTTCTATACTTTTTCTGCACACCAACGGTAATAGTATGTTTTCGTGACAAATAACAGTCTTGTACATGCTTTCAACCGTTTTGAGATGACTGTATATTTTACCGTTTTGATGGATGCGCGTGCGAATTTTATTCTCATCTATTATATCATAATATTTTTCCACAAATTCACACTCTTTGGAAATATAAGACTCAAATATTAAATAGATTAAATCTTGGCTAAAATTTATTGTATAAGAGATTTCATTTTCTACTATTCTAGTCGAATCAATCGCCATGGCTCTCGTACCGGCAGGTCTGACGAGTTCGCGCTCTAACAGTAATTGTATTTTTGCTGGAGTGCAATCGTTCGACGCGTGTTACCGCTATCCCAATGAGTGCTCCAAAGATGCAGACAGCAATGACGGATGGTATATATGTGAATATCACGCGTCGGTACATTTTAAAATGGAAAAAATGTCATTGGCTATTCCGGACGCCGATAACAAAGTACTTTTTAGAACAGTGGGTCGCAGCTTGGTCAAGCACACGGAAGAGGGCACAGCTCGCATTCTGGTACCCAACAAAAACAATTATGAATCAGTGTTGAATGTACAAGATTTACCTTTGGCTGAAGCATTGATTATACACATGATTTATGAAAACTTGGAAAAACAAAAAGAAATATGTGAACGTCTAAAGTTTACCGAGCACTTTGCAGATCGTTACAAAAATGTACAAAAGCTGTACAGCAATACTATGTCTGTTTTAAACATGGCAAATCCAGATCACTTTTGTGCAGAAGTTTCTCTTACGAGTCTAAGACAATTCAGTAACGAAATCGGCAACGAACCTGCCCAAGATACCAATTTCGAATTGTTTCCTAAATTTATTAAAAATTTGGTCACCAAAGCGGTGGCACCAGAAATCATGAAAATTGGCACCGAAGACATCTACATTCGCAATTGTTCCACCTGTATCATAAACAGCACAGGTTTAGTCGCCGATCCGGATCTCTACAATCCTGTAAAACCTAAATATAGAATCAACTATAATGAAAATATTCTTCGCATCGAAAACGTTTTGAAGTTCCAGGGCAACGCCAACGCTTTACAGTTGTCTCTTGGAAAATACGATCAGTATAGGATTGAAGTGCCTTTAATTCTAGGAAAGGACACCATTTACACTACGTTGAAAAAGCCAACTCTGAACTTGAGCAGCTTTGCTCGCGCCTAATGTAAATCTTCAAGATAATAAAATACATTTGAATCTAAATCGCAATTGTTGTTTTCATTGACAAGATCGGGTGGACATGCAAAAATATTTTTATCATCTGTGCGATGCAACCATGGATTATAAATGTGACCATCATTTGATTGCGTATCGACGTTCGCATATTGAGGGCCGTCGTCCGTTTTAAGTACTTTTATCACACCTTCAATTTGATCGTAAACCGATCGACACCCATAGCCGTTGCCCATATACGCATACGCATTTATTATGTTAGCTAATCCTGATGCCGTTTCACAACCAATTTCAACGTCAATTGCCGATCTCAACTCTTCTAATTTGTCGACGACAATATCGTTGTCAATTTTACATTCGCTACATTTAAACGTAGGCAATGAATAAAAGCAAGAGTATTCTAAAAATTTTTCGTCTAACAAAAGGTGCGAATCAGATTTTAAATTTGCGGCGTCTAATTTTTTTTCGTTCGCTAACAAAAGTTTCAGATCAGAATTCGTATCAATGTTTTCATCTAACTTGACGAACGGATCAAACAGAGGCTGGGCGACCGGGATATAATCAAAATTATCAAATATTGGCCTAACCGTTTGTGCAAAGTTATCATTTGCAGATGAGCGTTTTTTTACAATTGTAGCGTTTTTTTCCGTTATATTTGACGGATATACTACAATATTTTTTGGCACTTTTTCGCGTTCGTACGTATATTGAACGTATATTGGAGTATATTTGGTGTCAATCGTAGTATATTTATGGTGCATTTGTGCCAAAATAAGTCCGCAAACGTCGGATCGTAGTATATTGGTCAATATACGCGTCCTAAAAAGGTCGTTTTTTACGATATTTTGAGAATTTTCAATTTTTTCACCACAAAAACGCCGATATTCACCGTCTACACCCAATTCGAGCGTTTTTGGCCGATAATAATGATTTAAACTCAGGTCGAACGTTTCGATCAAGTTGTTGCTGTCGTCACATACATTTAATATGTTGCCCGAAAACATATCATACAAATGATTACCGAAACAATGGATCGGCACACCGTTTTCCGGATTCAGACCCACTGCGTTTTTGTCTTTTGCGAAAGCCACTAACGAACTTAAATCTGAAGTTTTTGTCAACAAATCAACATGTTCAGTTTCGCCTATCATAGCAGTTTGAAAGTTAACATTGTAATCATTGTCTACGTTTTCAATGCTATAGTAATTATTTTTTATCTGCACAAGCTCTTTATTGAACGGAACACATTGTACAGTGTTAACATCAAAAACTTGGTTAGGCACATTGATATTGATCATGAATCTGTTGTTGTAAATTTTATCAACTACCAAGTTTTGAGTATCGCATTGCACGTCAGTAATTATTTCAAAATTATCGCATATCAAAATGCCTGCATTGTACTTGATAACGTCATTTTCAAATACGTTTAGGTTTGTGCCCGTCCCATTTTCAAAAATTGTGCAGCGACTGTCGCCAGAACATTCGTACTGATTATTATTATAGGTCCTGTTGATGCATGTAATCAATTCCGCTTGTTGTCGCGACACGCATCGATAGAATTGATTAGCATTTATTTCGTCGGTTATGTACGTGAAGCCTATGCCGTTAAATTCACAGGGACTGCTTGTAACGCATTGCATTAGTCTTTGATCGAAGATTTTATTTTCACCACAAGAAACGATTTTTGTTTCGCCATTTTCGCAAATCATATATTCATTTATATTCAAATCTTCGGGGAATATGTCTAAAATAAAATCATCAGGCCTGTTTTGGCACCTATTGATTAATTCACATTTCTGTGTTACAACATTAAACGTATGGTTGGAAGGGCATTCTTCAACAGTATAAGATTGTCCTTCGAAGCATTTCAAATACATTGTGGGATGAAATAAATTGTCGTCGAAATTTTCATTCCTAACATTATGATTTAACACCAAAGCGTTAAGCATAGGTTCCGTTATGCCATAATTGCCCGGCAATTTTTCGTAACAGTATGGTATCGTCACGCATTGCATGGAATTGGAATCGAACATTTCATTGTCAGGACACTGTATGTCTAACCACCCGTCATCGCCTCGTATTTGAAACGCATGTTTGTCGCCAACTTTTGGTCTAATTCTCGCTTCGTCATCCGCCATGTTGACGTCATTAAAAGATTGTGCAATAAAGTCGAAAGTTTCTTTTCTATCATCGTGTATTGTCTGTTTAATTTTTTGCGCGTTGAGCGTGTTGAAATAAGTGACCATGTAATGGTAACCGTCGACGTGTGACACGTAACCTAATGTATCGGGTAAATTTGTTTCAGCATTAGTGCGACGCATATATTCTGCCAATACGCGCGTATGTGCATCAAAATCGTTTTCGTCGAATTCATTTTGTAATATTAAGGTTAAAATAAAAAACATAACTGTTAATATTATGGCGCATAACAGCAGTGGGGCTATTGCGTACATTTCGGTGTCAGTGATGCTAACTCGCAAAAAAAATGAAAACGTGTTATCGTTCACTGTAAATGATGAGACACACTTAAAACAGTTAACGTGTGGAGCTTATCATTTAAAAATTGTTGAAACTTCGTTACTGGATCCTCTCATCAATTCTTACCATTATTATGCGCCACAAGTGTTTGGCGACTACACAGTAATATACAATGTGAATGCCAATTCGCGACAAGTTAAAATGATTTTATTCAATATCACATCTACCGTTTTCAAACGCGATTCTGTAATTTTTCAAATAGTATATCCAAATTATAAGATGTTAACTGACTCAAAATCTCCTATTAAGCATTATGATGCGCCATTCTTTTCACAACAACAGGGTTCACTCGGTAAAAGACATGATTCGTCATCACCCTCACCAACAGCATCATCAGCCGGAAATGGAGATGACGACAACAACAACTACGACGATGATAACGCATCCAACGGATCACACGACGAATCAATTTCATGTGCTTCAAAACCTAAAATTAAAAAACGCAACCATTCTCAATCGGATAAAGTATGATCCCGAACTTTTGATACATTATTTGTTTAACAATTATCATATGCTGCTGGACGACGATACGCAATTGACCGATCACGATCTTTATAACTATATCAATGTAATAAAAATATGTAAAGTTAAAGTAAAAAAAAGCTACGGCGCCATTCTAGCACACTATTATGCACACATTAATTTGTTTAACAATTACTCATTCGAATTTCATCCAGGGAGTCAGCCCAAGACATTTCAAACTGTTCACACGAACGGTCATGTTATATATGTTATGGTTTTGTGTAACACATGTTGCGAAGAAGAATTGCGCAATTTTGTCACCGGTGAAAACAGTTTTAATGTGGCTTTCAAAAATTGCGAAAGTATTTTGTGCAAACGTAAAAGTTTTCAAACCATCATAATAGCGACCGCTTTATTATTCATATTTACAAATATGATAAAATTTTCATGGTATTTTATTTTTTTAGTACTATTTTTAATGTTTCTATTGTACGTTAACAACAATTATATGATAAGCAATCCACAAATTGTTTATTGTGATCATTTAAAAACCAAAACCCTTCGCCATGGCCGCACAAACGTCTTCAAACGCTAACGATTTGTGGCTCAACAAATGTGTAGACTACGTAGGTAAAATTATTAGATACTACCGTACAAACGACATGTCACAGTTAACGCCTCAAATGTTGGCAATGATTAACACCATTCGAGACGTATGCATAGATTCTAACCCCATTCATGTCAATGTTGTCAAAAGATTTGACAGCGATGAAAACCTTATAAAACATTACACGCGACTTAGAAAAGAACTGGGAGAAAGCGCAATTAGCGACAACATTTTTCAGCCCTCTTTCGTGTACAGCGTGTTGCCGTCGTATGCACAAAAATTTTATAACAACAACGCGGAAAATATTAATTCTAATGGTGTTTCTGAGGCGGCTCGCCAATTGGGTCTAGCGGTTCAATATCAAGTGGCTGAAGCGATTACCACCAACATACCTATTCCGTTGCCGTTTAGCAACCAGTTGACCAATAATTATATGACTTTGCTGTTACAACGTGCCAACATTCCGATCAACATTCAGGGCGCCGTTGAAAGTCGCAAGTACAGCGGTTTGAATATGATAAACGACATCATTAATAATGTAATAGATGACATATTTGCTGGCGGTGGCGAATATTATTTGTACGTACTGAACGAAAAAAATCGGGCACGCGTAGTCAGTTTAAAAGAAAATATAGGTTTTCTGGCACCCCTGTCCGCCTCCACAAACATTTTCCAATACATGGCCGACTTGGCGACGAGAGCAGGCCGCAAACCTACACTATTTCAGTCTGCCACTTTTATGACTACACCCGCGACAGACAGCCACCAAACGGCGTCGTCTCGTAAGCCTATAGAAAAAACGACGTGTCAGCAAAGTTTAACCGAGCTCGCATTTCAGAATGAAGCGTTGAGACGTTTTATTTTTCAACAGTTAAGTTATAAACATAATAATCAAATTAATGTGCAACAATAAACAATGAATTTTGATATTCCCTATGACAAATTAAGCTCTAACGCCAAAGTAGATTATATACCATTAAAATTAGCTCTCAGCGATATAGACGAAAATGGTCATACTAAAAATAACAGCGAAAATGACATTAATAAAAATTATTTGTTGAACAATCATATCGATAATGGTATTACTGAAAAAACTAATATTAACATTATTATTGTAAGTTTGGCGGTGGTGTTGAGTATGTGTATTATATTTTTTATAATTTATTATTTTGTAATATTAAGAAGAGATCGCTACTCTGCAACAATTAATCCTAACGTAGTATACAATCAAATAGGATAAATTGTCATTATGACATTTAGAAACGAACAAACATTTAATAGTTGGAAATATAAAATACAAAATCACGAACGATTCAATGAAATTTTTGAATTGGCCACGGACCGTCAAAGGTGCACTCCTGACGAAGTAAAACATAACAGTCTATGGTCGCAGTATGTGTTTCCGAAACCGTTCGCACCCACCACACTGAAAAGCTACAAATCTAGGTTGATAAAATTAATTTTTTGTCTAATAGATTCTAAACATTTGAGCGACATTGAATCGTATGATTTAAACAAAGAATTCAATTCGATTGTTAATCAACAAACATTAGTCGATCCCGAGGAACTGTGCAGACGCATGATAGAACTTAGATCTGTTACAAAGGAAACGTTACAGTTGAACATTAATTTTTATTCAAACGCAATGGGTCTGCCGGAATACAAAATTCCGCGACAAGTCATGCTACCGAGAGACAAAGAGTTAAAAAATATAAAAAACAAAGAAAAAAATGTGGTGCTCAAAGAAATAATCGATAACGTTTTAAACTGTATCGAAAAAAAGATTAAATATCTTAACGGGGACTACGTGCACGATAGAGGTTTATTGCGTGGCGCCATAGTTTTTTGTATAATGTTGGGCACAGGTATGCGTATTAATGAGGCGCGACATTTGACAGTAAACGACGTAAAGACCCTAATTAAAAAGGGCAGAATGAAAAGTAATATACATCTGAAAAGAAAAAACACAGTTACAAACTCTTTGAACACGATCAAGCTCAAGCCATTACAATTGGCATGTGATATTTACAGCAAACATCCTACAATTTTACAAATTTCTAAAAATACATCTACTCCGTTTAAAGACTTTAAAAGATTATTCGAAGAGGCGGGAGTTGAAATGGACAGACCGCGCTCTAATATGATACGCCATTATTTGAGCAGTAATTTGTATAACAACGGCATGCCTTTGCAGAAGGTAGCCAAACTTATGAACCACGATTCCTATATGAGCACCAGACATTATTTGAACAAATTCAGTGTGGGCGTTGACGAAAGCGAAGAAGAAGGTGACAACAATGACGCCACCGATGATAATACTAACAACAATGGTGGTGATGATGATGATGAGAGTAACGAATATGAAAATAATATACATATACATGTCAGCGATAGCAGTAGCAGCAGCGTTAGTAATTAATATTAAGGTGCCGATTTGTTAAATCTCTTTTAATTTATTTGCGCTATCAAAATAATTTACATTATTATTAATAAAGTATAAGAAGGTAAATATTAATTGAGCAATCAAAATGTTTATTTATACTACTTTTTTAATGCTAATAGCTATAGGTTTTTTATTCGATCGAAATGAAGGATTTTCCAATTTCGTATTTTTTCTTTTTTTAGTATTTATTATCTTTATAATTATGCTGCAAGTGTATTATATTAAGCCCGAATCGGCCACAGACGATATTCAAACAGGTAAAGCTAAGAGTATAAAAAAGAAAAGAGATTTGGAACGAGCGTTCGACGCAATTTTAAATAAAAATACCAGTTCAACAGACTAAAATGGATTTTGTTAAATCTTTTTCTGAAATTATCTTCAAAAACATATCGAACGCCGCCAAAGTGGCCAAAGTTAACACGTATCTAAAACAATACTATCAAAAGCTCGACTATGAAGACACATTTACAGTAAAACTGGTTAAAATAGTCAATCTGTTTTTACAAGAAAAAATTGAAGTCGAAGATTTGCAGCATCTGTTAAACAGTACGGATGGTTTGAATCTAACAATTAATCAAGTAAACTATTTGTATTATCAAGCTGTTAATAACAATAATGTGATTCACATTTTACAATTATTCACAAAGGGACATTGTTTAACCGATGAACATATTAACGATATCGCCGCTTTCATAGTGTACGAAATTAACAATGCAATTATTCAAAAAGTTTAAACTGGCATATAAATAAAACAACGATATACAACAAAATATTTATTATACAAATTAACACATTTTATTACAAACGCCGCACTTTGTAGCAACAAAGGTATTTTTTTTATTATTTTTTTTTGGTACAGAATACATTCTAAATTGTTTTAGCACAGTAACATTAAACGATTCATGTTCTTCCTTATTATCCTCTTCGCATTCTGCGTCATCGTCAACATCTTCACATTCGCTGTCGATATTAATTTTTTTTTTTAATGTGCTTTTCATTAAAACTGGATACTTGACATCGTAAATTTGGTTTGACATATAATAATTGTTAATTTCATCAAAATAATATTTAAAGGCCGAGTTGTTGTCGCCAAACACTTGAATTAATTCGTTCATAAACATGCATAAAATAGACATATGCTTAATCCAGCTGACACTTCGACCGCTGCGATCAAACAATTTCAAAGGATACGCCTTTTCGCCTATTTTTCCTTTCACATCGGTCAATAAAAAAGGGATCCGATCACCGTTGCCAGGTATAAAATCGGCACCAGCCTCGATCAAATATTCCCTGCAACGTTTAGCGATAGTAATGACTTTTTTGCGTTCAGTCCCGTTTTTGTTCAATTTTAACGACGCTTTTGTGCCCGTCGACTCGTTAAAAGTCATGCTAAAACTGTAATCCATGTAATTATTGTCAATGCCAAACTTGTCGTAGTAATTTTTCATTTGATCCGACAACATACTTAGACCGCATTCGATGCTATGCTCTCTCAAATAGGAGTCGACCACGGCTCTAAATGTTTTACGCATAAACATTGGCATGTCCTTCTTCACCAGCCATCCCTTGTATTTGATAACGTTTTTGCTATTCAAAAAACAATATTTTTTCTTTTTCAATAATATCAAACTGCTAATGACGTTTTCCAATTCCATTTTATAGCCAGTCCATGAAGCGTTTATATCTTTCAACACGTAATTGGAAACTATGTCTGAAATGATCTCGTGTCTACGTTCAACATCAATTTCGTTTTCATTGAATTCGACTTGTACAAATGACGAGTCAGTATCTCCGTAGATGACTTTAAAAATAATCTTGGACAATTTGAAGTTGTTCAAAATAGTTTCGTTGTTACTTTTGGCTTCAATTTTTTTGATGGCATCGCGCAACATATTCCTGCCAATTTTGGTGACATAATTTGCGAGCGGTTTAAAAAATATTCCAAAATAGCCATAAATGCTATTTGCAATACGTTTCACAGCATTTTGAATCTTGTCATACAAACTGTATTGAAACGAATTTTGAGGATAAGCATCACGCTTTTTTTTGTATGCCGATCTCAGTTCGAGCAGAGTCTGAAGCAATTTGGGATTGATGGCTTTAGTGTTTTTGTTCAGATATACGTTGCCGTCGTCACACATTAGCAAATTGGATAAACATACGCCTTCTTGCATCATTATTGTCAGATATAAGGAGTTAAAATCCAACGTTGTCACCCATTTTTTTAATCCCGTCTTGGGTTCCAGCACTTTACCACCCTTGTAAACGCACACTTCTTTGTGTCCACACAATTTTACACAATTTATGTTTTTCAAATATTGTACTGGGACTTTAGTGCGTTTAAATGAAGTCAAATCGACTAAACTTTTATTTTCCATTTTGCCAGAACAACCCGATGTAAAATACAAATCTTGTTTATTAAAAAAATACGGATCTTCGACTTCTTTGTTCGCTGCGGTAATACTTGTGTTAACTAGTGCCTTGTGAAAATTTACCACATTCACTTTGTGAGATATATTGCTTAAAACGTCGTCGGTGCATAAATACAACAAATTGCATTGTGTGTATAAAAAATCAATAATTTCCAATTTCAACAGTAGCTGAATGGGCAAGACGCAATCTTGAACGTTATACTGTATTATTTTGCTCAAGCAATTGTTGTTGTATAACTCGACCATTTCTTTGATAGGCAAGTCCACCTTTTTCATTTGCAAGTAATGTTCCGCCACAGTGTTCAGTTGATTATTTTCAGCATCATTTTGCTCGGCGCTCATAAATCTGTATAAATCCACATGAACGTAATATGTAAAAAAATGATTGTCCGCCTTATTTTTGTACCTATCAAAGGATTCTTTTCTTTCAATGTTTAAAGGTTTCAAATTGTACCTGCATATTTTCATTAATTCCACAGGACTCTTTTTCAAATTATTCTCCACAATCAAAAAAGATAATCTATTGCGCAGATACTTTAAATCAAAATTATCCCCGTTAAAATCTATCACGTAATCTGGATTGATGACGGGTAATAATTTAAAAAAAGCCACAATCATAGCCAGCTCGTTATTAAATCTCACAGCTTTAATGATGCCATCGTCATCGATGTATTCGTCGCGAATAGTTAAATCATCATTTCCATTTTTTATGTAATAGAGCGCTATTGGTATGTCTCGTTTGTCACGTTTGGTCACCACGGAAATAGAAATGACGTTATCTATTGACGGGTTTGACATGCGCTGTCCGTTCGAATTAGTTTCTATGTCGAAACAAGATATTACAGGAACAATTTCAGTTTGTAACTTTTCTATGTCGATTGTTTTGAACAGAGAATAAAAATCTTCAATACAATTCAATTGACACACCAGTTGGTTATTTATGCACGTTTGTTCTCCAATAAACGAAACGTAGCTGCCTTCCAACAAATTAGTCTGCATATGCACCCTGTTTATGTCTCTCAAAAAATTATCCAAAGCAAATTTTTGATCATCTGCAGCATTTCGTTTGTATTTTACCACTCTGATTTTGTCGGTGGATATTCCAGATATGCCAGGCATTATCATGGTCTTGTAGGCCCGACAATTGTTGCGGCACTCGGATCCGAAATGTGTATTAAAACATCTCTTGTATGAATACAAATCACATTTACCTTTAAGATAAAACTGAAACATCTTTTGGTCGCAATATCCTGTCAAAAACAGTATCAATTCCTTGTCTTGATAAACCATTTTCGTTATCCTGAAGACGTCTTCTGGTAAAATTTTAACCTTTTCTTTATTATTAAAGTTTTTGCGCAAACCGTCGATCAGCGTACTGTACTTTAACAAAGTAATTTTCTTCTCGGCGTCCATGGCTTCCCGTTCGCCTCCAAATTACGTTAAAAACAATGACGCAACAGTAAAAACTTTGCTCAAAACAATTACACAAATGAGCCAGCGTTGCAAAAGCCAAAATGCAACTGATCAGGTTTTATCGCGGGCGTCCTCTGTTATTTATCAGCATTTTCCACATTTGAAGTTGCGATTAGATTTGCAGCTACCAGAGTTGATAACGGAAGCGCTTATGATGCGAGGCGCAAACATTCCCAACCAGATAACGCATAATTATAATTACAAATACGATTACAACAGCAATATTAACAATCCTGCTGCCGCCGCTAATGCCGCTTCTAATCAACATCAAAATATGAACAACGGCGGTGGTGACGCGTTTATGGAGTTTAACCAAAATGCGTCATCATCAAACGCACCTCCGTCTTTTCCCAATATGCCTTCGACACTCAGTTTGCCACCCAACGAAGAAATGGAATTGCAAAAAAAAGTTAACGAAATCACTAGACCTTTAACAGTTGACAGTTACAAATCTCTGGTGGTCGTTATAAAGCATTTTGTTATGCAGCACATTCAAAGTGTTAATTTGCAAGAAGCGTTTAATAGATTATTATCGTTTGAACAAATGTATGAAGCGTCGGTCACTGCGGCTTCAACATTTTTTGGTAACGACAATATAAACGCTCTCATTCGCTGTATAGAAACTAAAACGGGAATTAGATTTACAATTGGTCCGGATTTGTGTCAAGAGCTGGCTTCTATTATCGTTACTGTTCAATCAATATATGATTTTTTGTCTATTAATAGTGTAGAAAGAGCCATGTCTAAGGGCTATCTAACAGAAATAACTAATGTTTTAAGTGTATGGAAAAGTGAACGATTACAGTTGATGGAGGAGAATAATAATGCTAAAATTCAAATCGAAGAATCTACGATGCAATTATCTACAGTTAAAAGTGAGCTACTGGAAAAAAATCTACAAATTACAAGTTTACAAACGATTAATAATCAAATTGATAATTATATTAATACCGACTTGGCGAGAAATACAAATTTTCAGTTTAACAAAAGTAATAACTTTGAACAGAATGTTATTGACGCATTTAAAGCGGCAAACGCAACTATTGCTACTTTACAAAATGACTTGGATAGACAAAATCAATATATTCAATCTAATGCACAAACAAAATTAAAGGACCAATCTCAAATAGAATCGTTACAAACGCAAGTGCAAAGTTTAAATGTTAAAAATGTTACATTAAACGAAACAAATTTGAAATTGTTAGGAGAAAATGAACAAGTCAAAAATGAGTTAGAAATAATCAGACAAGAACTTTTACAAAACAATAATGCCGTGTCAAATTTGAACGGTTTGTATTATGAATTACAACAAAAAAATACTCAAATTTCAAATTTACAATCGATAATTGACAATCAATCTGCAGAAATTGAATCGCTTAAACAAGAAGTACTAAATAATTCCGTTATTAAGCCTATGAAAAAGATTATGCCCACTAAAAACGTACAGCTTAGATCCGACACGAAAACGATGGCAGAAGTGGATAAATTAAAAAATGAAATAAATGAAATAAAATCTTTATTTGCTTTGAGTAAAAACAATTTGATATCATTAAACAATACAACAGAGCAAAACTTAACCGATAAATACAATCAAGCAATAGCCATAAACAAAGAAAAAGACGATATAATAAATAAAAAATTAAACCAATTAGATGAAGACTATAAAACTAAAATACAAACTAATATTAATGTACAATCTCAATTGTCGGACGAGCTACAAATTTTACAACATAATTTTAATAGACTCGAAAAAGATTTTAACGATAATTTAGAAAATTTTGAACACTACGCTCGTCGTATGGCTTTTCTGGAATACACTGAAAACAATTATAATATACCCGACAACGATATTGACATATCCGACACCGATGTTGTTGACATACCCGACACCACTGTTAACATAAAAAATGTATCACCTAAAAATGTATCACCTAATACATTGCCAGTATCACCTAACATATTGCCAATCAAAAATATTAAAGCTATACAAGTGCCCGTTAACTACAAGATTAATAAAGAAAACAGTTCTTAATTGCCATTACATTCCTTCATACAATTTTTCATCTATAAAATAACGCGTTACACCCATGACATTAATTTTGTCAGATTCAGTGTCGCACGCAACATAAATAAAACCTTTTATCAAATTGTCTTGAATAGAATCGTTCATCTGATTGATGTCTGTCTGCAGTTTAATAGTTTCTTTGTCATCGTTGTTATAAAACATCCCTTTAATTGTACTGCATTCACTATCGGTTACATTATAATCAATCGCAAGCCTTTGACCCTTTTCACTAGACATTAATTGACAATTTATATTAGTTAAACGGCCAAACATTATTAGTTTTTGTTTACGACTAATGTTAATTTTAGGTTGGACCGATTCTACAACGCAACTAGCCTCTTCGACTAACTCTATTTTGGTTATGTTTTGAATTGAAAAGCTTTTAAAATCATTCATAACTTGGCATTTGATTCTGTTCAAAACAAATTCTTTGTCTTTATTTTTATGTAAAAATTTTAAAAGTTTATTACAATTTGAAATTTTAGAACGTTGCAAAACGTTCATAAGTGTTGTCGCGTTCACAGAACATTCTACTTGTGCTACAACCGTTTCTTTGCTATTGATTTGATAATTAATTAAAAATATCAGCTTTATCATATTTTCACTGTTCAGCATTTTAAAACCACAATACAGTTTAGCGATCACCGAAACTATGTCGTTACTGTTAAAATCGCTGGCGCGCAACTCATTTTTAGGCGCTACGACAGCAGAGCTTTTTACTTCTTTAAAGCTATCAATAAACCATGTTCTTTTACTATACGACACTTTAATGTTGTACGTAACATTTTCTTTCATCTCGTCATAAGTGCAAGCATAACCGTAATATTCTTTGTTGTTACCGTCAACGAAAAATTTAAACAAATAATATGTTTGATTGTTTATGCAAGTAAAATTTTTGTTAATTAGTTCACCGGTTAAACTTTTAACATTGCTTCCCAAAGACGACGATGCAGACGAAGATACCGACGAGACAGACATATTGGACATTCTTCTGTTTTTAGATTCGCGTCTTTTAACCTCGTGCTGCACGTCTACATCCATCACATCTTCCAAAACTGACCCTTCACTAACACGCTGTTTTTTTCCTTGTTGCCGTTCTTCATCATTAGAAAATGGACGATTTAATGGCTTCTCTTGACGGCGACGACGCTCTTTATTCACAGTAATAATTTGACGATGCTCTCTATTTAAAGAAAAACCATTCAAAGGTTTGTTTTCTGTTTTTTTATTACCTTCATCATCATCGTCATCATCAAATAAGCGACGTTTTAATAATTTTTTACGTCTATTCATTTCTTGCAAATTGTCTGTATCAGAATCACTATCCATTTGTGTATTTTTATTTACGGAATTGTCATCATCAGGTTGAACATTTTTTTTTTCCATATCTTCCTTTACCTCAAAATCTTCAGTGATGACAGCATCATCTTCATCATTCTTACTGTTATGATCATTTTCAACACTTTCGTCCTCCAAAATTTGTTGCAAATTAGTTTCGACATCTTCATAATTCATAGCCATGTTTGACAAAACGGTTAGATGGCGAATACTCAACACCGACAAGATTGAAGTCGTCCCAGATGACTTGGATACAGCCTGGAAAAATATAATTTTTAAAGTTATTAAAGACAGTCCAACGTATGCAAGCTACCGTACACATATAAATAAAGCAAACTTTGAAAACTTCGATTACAAAAGTCCTATAATTTATGAATTGAAAACTAAACAATTGTTAGTCACCAACGAACCTTTAAAAAAAGCGTTATCCTTTAAACCACCAACGCTGTTTAATAAAATATTATTCGATTTTAGTTTAAACAGATTATTGCTAATTTTTATTTGTTCAATTTTATTAATTATAATAACTTTTAATCAGGCGCACAACAATGGACAAAGTCAGACAGCAATTGAACAAATTTAAAAATTGCCTTGACAATTATAGCATTGCTAGCATACGTAATGCAAGAGATATCATTGATAAAAAAGTCGTACGTGACCGATGTTATCATAAGCTGCATGAAATTGACAAAAAATATTTCGTTTGTCAGCATGTCAAAACTTTTATCGATTTATGTGGCGGCCCGGGCCAATTTGCCAAGTATATTTTCGATTCAAACTTTGAATGTCGCGGTTATGGCGTGACGCTGAACAACGCATTACGCTACCAGTTTAAAAATAGAAACTTTACAAAAATCTATGGTCACGATAACAGCGGGAACATTTTCGATACGTCTGTACAATTCGAATTACAAATGTTATGCGAAAACAACACTGTCGATTTGATCGTAGCCGATGGCGCCGTTGATGTGAGCGGCAACGAAAATCACCAAGAAACAATCAATTTTCTAATTATTAATGAAGAGTGTAAGATAATTTTAAAATTATTAAAAGTTAATGGTAATTGTGTCGTCAAGGTGTTCGATACGTTTAACGACGAAACGGTGTGCTTGCTAGAACGTTTTGTAACTCATTTTGAAAATTCGTACATATTTAAACCGTCTTCTTCGCGTGCAGCTAATTCTGAACGATATCTTGTGTGCAAAAATCGGTTACAGGTTGCCGATGAGAGTAAAAAAATTAATTTAAATCAGTGTTATTTTGCTAAAAAACAAATATCGGCATTGAAAAAACTATTAAAACATTTAAACAATGGACAGCTTGATGCGAATAGATCTGCCGCCGCCCGCAGCAACAAATCTAAAAGACTACAATAATCGTTTGTCGACTTTCAACGTGTGCAAAAATATTATGGTGTCTGAAAAAAAAACCTTAGCAAATATGGGATTTGTCTACTCTATAAAATCATGCTACAAATGCGTGTACTGCGGTTTTAATTTGCAAAAACTTAATTATAAACTTTTAAAATATCATACATACTCTTTGTGTTCACGCTCATTGTATCTGTTAAAAACTAATGAAACGCTAAGAAAAGAATCCTTTGTTAAATTTAAAACGGCTCGTTTACGCTATAAACTCAACGGTCACATGCTAGCCGAAAACGGTTTCTTTTTTTACGGTCGTAACAACGAGATTTGTTGTTCCAATTGTGGTATAGTCATTGTTAAATTAAATCCTAACGATTCCATTATTAAATTGCACAAAACGTTTTCAAAAAATTGTGATTTCATCAATCTATTGGTGTCGAAACAATCATCTAAACCTTCGGCGCCCACATTGTACGAAATTAATGATGCAAATGTAAACGACGAACCGTGGGCCAATAAATTATATCCCGATTTAAATGATGTTTCGATTCCGAATTTAATGACGAATGTTGTTGTCAAAGATTCGAACAAGACATGTGTAATATGTTTGGATAGAGAGCCTCAAATATGTTTCAACCCTTGCGGACACATCTGTTGCTGTGCAGTATGTGCTGTAAAATGTAAACTGTGTTGCATATGCCGTGTAAAAATTCAAAGTAAAATAAAGGTGTACCATAATTAATAATTATTCTGCTAATGTATTGTGGCACTGGCAGCCAATTGATTATTTAGGCCGCACGCGTTTATGTTGCGTTTCACTCTAAAATATCCATCTTCACCCCAATCGGAACCCCAACTATTTTTCAAAGTCCAATAAGAAACGCCTCCCTCTGTGCCGTAACCCACCAACAGCACGGCATGATTCAAACCTAAGTTTTCACAAAAGTGGATAATTCCTTTAGAATACGTGCTAATACTGGCCGCATCGATTGCCATCGCAATAGGACCCATTGTTATTAGCTCTTTTTTTAGATTTTCCTCATTTTGAAATATGTACCTTTTACAAGATGACACGCTAAGCGCAAACTTTTTATTGTCAATTTTGCAAACACCCTTCGTGCCTTGGTACGGATAGTCAATTTCTTCCATGAGGCCTCCAGCATTCATTAATTGTTCAAAAGCCGTATGCATCAGTCCACCGTCGCACGCCATATTAGCCGAGTCGCAGTCGATCAGTTGCTGCTCAGAGAGATTTATCAAATAATTGTGTTTGATGGCGTACAGAGTTTCAAGAGTGCCCACAGCCGCATGAGCCCAGCAGGAACCGCAAGCTCCTTGGTCTTTGACTGAAGTCATTTTATTATTAACACGCCAATCAAAATTTTGCGGTAGCTCGTCGTGAACGTCCGGTGGTGCGTCCAGGTGTATGACGTTGCAAAAATTTGAAGTCGATCTAACCATATTACTGGGTTTTTTAGATGTTAAGCCTGTGTATTTTGTTAGTAATTCATTTTTAGATAAATCTGAAAATTTATTAATGTTGTAAATGGCTGAATCATTAAGTTTATTTTTTTCGTTTATATCTTCCAAGTTTTGTTTAAATATTTTGAATCTATAGTTTTTTGTTTTTGTATCCGGATATTGTTTGTTGTAATTTATTATAAACGTTTCAAAATAATGTTGGGCGTCGTGTATGTCAAATTTTAGATGTCCCTCGATTTGTGAAGACGCCACCAATAATATTGTAAATATCATTAAAAGTGTCATTATACTAATTGTTAAAATCTTATATCTAAAAAAAATTGTAAAGCTCAATATGATATCAAACAAAGTTATCGTTCATAATTTGATCAAATTTAATAGCCGTTTGAATCATGTTGAACCTTTTATTAATTTTTTAAAAAATGTGATAAACTTGATGAAGATATCAGGTGAAATATCTGAAGCGGACTGTTCGACTCTTTGTCTGGCCGACGACACAGCCACTTGGGTGTGTGGTCGCATTAAAGAATGTAACTTTGTCAGCTTTTCATTAGAAAGTCCAATGTACAATCGTCTTTCGGCACAAGTGCTAAAAAAATTTGGTTTCGAAGAATCCTTAGAACAGACATTGTTGGGAAAAGATTGGGACCAACTTGTTTACATGAATTTTATGTTAAAACAAGTAGCCATTAAATTTATTATTATAAGAAATTGCAATTTCCAACATCCGTGTCCGCCTTTGTCCTACACCATAAACGTTTACGATTCGCATGTTAAAACATTTGATTGTGAACATAGAAAATTTATTAATATTAATGCTGATAACTATTATCATAGGACTTTAGTTATACAACAAGATTTGTTAGAAGAATTCTATGACGAATCGATCGTTACTTTATTATGTATTCATAGATAAGTTTACTTTTTGGAGCCATGAACGTAGTAATTGGCTATTGGATTATTTTAATTACAGTTGTCATATTCATATTATTGTGGTTTGATATTATCGTCAACAAAGACCCAAAACCGCCTACTGTCGACCCTCCTATTACTCCTCCGCCTGTTCCGCCTATAATACCTGAACCTGAACCTGAGCCGATTTCGCCCGAGCCTGAACCTGAACCTGAGCCGATTTCGCCCGAGCCTGAACCAGAACCCGAATTTAAAAGCAGTTTAGATATTTTTGAAACGTATCACAATTCAACTTTGCCTTTCGTGTTTAGTCAAAAAGCTGAAAAAATTCTTAATCCCAATAGACAATGGGACCCTGTTAATGGATTTGTAAGCTTGCAACCGTGGACTAACGTTGGAGACTTTGGTACTTTTTGTCATACAATGATAGGTTATGCCGTTAGATATACAGATCCGAGCGACTCCATGTTTGCGGATCCGAATTTAGCTGCAAACTTAATTGCAAATCTTGAACTCTTATCAAAAAATTTACCCGACAACCCGCCGCATCAGAACGCCCCATGGGGTGCCATTGCGGATTGGTATCATTTTTCAATTACTATGCCAGAAGTTTACATGACAGTTACGTGCTGTCTTAAATTGACCCCATATCATTATAAAGCAAAACAATTAACCGACATTTACTTGGGCAAATATTTGCCTACGGCCACTTTTTCTTTGGGATGGGTGAGAACAGCAGGCAACGCTATGCGCATGGGAGTGCCATATATATATTCTGAATTAGTTAGAGGGCGAAGTTTTGAAGAAATTTACACGCAGAACTCTGTCCAAGATGTTTTAAAAATTATAGCGTTTCCTTATGTCAAAGAAGGCAACGGTCTTCATCTTGATTCAATTTATATTGATCACATAAACGTCAGGGCCTATGGTTATCTAATTAATTCGTTCTTTACCTTTAATTACTACATGTTTTGTTTTGGTGAAAATGTGTTAAATTATGAAGGGTTAACGAAATCAATCTTAAAGGTTTCGTGTCCAGAAGGCATAGTAAATCCGTCTCTCATGTCGCGACAAGTCGTTTTATCTTCAAACGTCATCGGAAATTTTGTAGATTATAAAATTGACAGTTACATTGCCGAACATAGTAAAGTGCTTACTAAAATTACAAAGGATTACTATGGTTGTGCTGTCGGATACACTAATCGTCTGGCCTATTACGAAGCTGACCCAACCAACTTTAATCATGCACTTATATGGGCCATGAATAGAAGATTGTGGCGTCGGGACAAACAAATTTTTAATTATTTTCCTCAAACTTTTAATTTTGAATCGGGCGTATTATTATTAAATTTAAACGGAGAATGGCCCATTCCGTCTACCACCACATCCACAGAGTCGTTTGTGCCAACCATCGGTAAAAGTGCTTTGTTAAAAAACGAAGATGTCGCAATTATGTTATCGTATGCAAAAATTAAGGAATTTAAAGATTTAGAGTTTAAATCATTCACGTTATATTATGAAGGAGGCATGTTACAATTTTATTACGACATGAGGTTGCCAGTTGACGCTATCAACATTAATCCAAGAATGGTAATTTTGCCGCGGCCGCAAGTAATTACCGACGATCCGCCCTGGTCAACTTTATCAAATTATAACGGGGCAACATTTAATGGGGTAACTTGTAGGCATTTTAATGTTATCAACCAACCAGGTTTAAGTAATTTTGTTTTGAGGACCATAAATGATTTTAACATAATTGAACAAATAGTTTCTCGATCTGATTTAGAAAACGGCATAGGGCGCTCCGGCTACGTTTTACAAATAACAAATGAATCTATGCCTACACTTTTTAACACTAACGGTAATCGTTATTATATAAAAATTAATGACAATAATATTGCATTTGATTATCCCTACGTTTATATGTTATATGGTGAAGATTATTTTGTTTTATCCAGCGTGGAAGAAGACACCGAATTATCAGTAGAAATTATACGACATCTTATAGCTCACTTTACTAGAAACGAATTTGTGCCTGTAAATTGTGTATTAATTAACAATTCATACGTAATAAACACCGAAGATTTGCATTTTAAATTTCGAATAATTAATTAATAAAACAAGATACTTTATTATAGTTTTTATTGTATAATTGTGTTGTTACAATGAAGTAAACTTGTCATTACATTATATTCGCCATTGATTATTGGCAAATTTGAACCGCCTCTAACAAATTGTAGACCTTCTGACCATCTGTTTCCAGCAAAAGATTGGTTTATTGTCCATTGATCTAGTCGGGTGCCTTCTACTTTTTCGTGACCGGTGTGATTTATTTTAATAAACTCCTTGAATATATTCTCCGGCGTATTATTGAATATCATATACGGTATATTGTATATGGGATAGCGTTTAGCGTTCACATTGCTAAAATCTCCACCTTTCACAACATATTTAGTTTCGACTCCTGTAAAATTTGTTTGTCTGGATAAATATGAAATTGGCGATAAACATATCTGCGCACAGGTTCCGTCTTCGGCCATCCATTCGGTCAAATCTTCAGCGCCGTTTACAACACCCTTTTGTCCGTGCAATCCGCAGATCTTAACCCCATCTAGATTGTTGGTCGAAGTTATCGTTACCAATTTCAAAAAAATAATGTCGTTGAAAATATTCATGCTGCTTTCCAGTTTTTCAATGATTTGATTATTGATTTGACGAAAATAGAAATAAACTTTTGATACGTAAAAATTTTTATTTTTGCAGCTTTCGATTTTATATCGTTTGCCGTCATATATCCAGCCGATTTTGACGTTGGACACCACAGTGCCTGCCATGTACAGCATGTTACCGCCTTCGACTTCGACACAATTATTTTTTTCCGTGTTATTCATAAATTTGATAATGGGGTTTTTGCATTTGCTATAATTTAACAACTTCCCTTTGACTTTATTAATTTTGTTGTTGTACAAGCGCACAGGCAGCTTTACATCGACAATGTAAGGATCTTCTGCCGTCATCAATTTGCTGTCCCGTACAATGGTCCACAGCTTAAACATTTTATTGTTTAGTTTCAAGTCGTTAGACACCACCGCAGAATTGCCTATGGGCAAATTGTCTATTGAAACGGGATAAGGCATGATCGGCATAGCATTTTTTAAATTTGTCAATGACACAATTAATTTTGGTGTAGGTATGGTGCTGTAAATATGAGTGTAATTTTTATAATAATATTGCACCAGTTTAGACATTAGGCATGTGACATCATTTTTTTCCACAATTCTGCCAACGTCATCAGTGCTGTTGATTATTGATAACTTGTTGTGGTATTCGTATGGTGTTAGCAGCACGTTAATAGTGATTTGGTTTTTTAAAATGATTTTTTTTTTCAACATAATCATCCCTTCGTGATGGTTGACGAATAGTATGTTATTTGCAAGTTTCAGCTCAATAGGACTAGATTTGTGTTTCAAAACATAAAATATTTTATACAAGTCCGAACGGAAACAAGAAAATATAGTGGGTCTATCGTTGAAAGTTATAAACAAAATTTTATCGTTCAACTCGGTACTGATAGAATCATTTTTATGCACGAGTCGATCGTTCATCAATTGAACGAACTTGTTGGCGACCATTTCATAATCGATTGATGGCAAACGCACGTCTCGACAAAGAAAAAACTTTTTACCGGCCACCGTCATTTCACCATGAAAAAAGCTGTCCACGAATTTAATAAAATCGTTCTTTTGCATTAGCATGTCTTGACGCATCGTCTCGTTGGTGATGCGCACCACCTCGTTGCCAATGCGGTATTTCAGGTGCGGAGGTGTTATTTCTATGTTGTTGTTACTGCTATTGTCTTGGTAGTTGATAAAGTTTTTTCTTTGTTTGCTGAACGTTTTAGACACGGCGTAAATTAGTTTGCCATTTACAATGATGTCCACGATTTTTTTGCACTCCTTCGGAAACAGTATAATTTGCATTTTTTTACGCTTAGGTTCGTTTAATTCGTTATTTTTATTTTTAAACAGATTCTGATAACTTTTCAAAATCGGTCTATAAATTATTTCCATCAAGTACACGTGTTTATAAATAATTTTGTTGGCCAAATTGTCGATAGAATAATTTATTTTACTGCACATAATCTCTTTTATCTGCTCCATGAGGTTTTTGCTTTGTTTTGGATGGTAGTCGAATAGAAAATTTAGAGGTTCCCATTTGCCACTATTTTTTAGATATATATCTAGAATGGAGTTCAAGGGTTCCGATACTATATAGTCGCGGGCGTACACATCCCTTGCGAACAATACATTTTTTTTGTCGTCATATACCAACTGAATAGCTCTGTTGATATTTTTTTCCTCGTCCACGTTACCATAAAGAAACATACGTCTGCAATTTTTTGAATACAATTTGTCGTAAAAGTTATGTATTAATATATTGTTATTCATCATTATATTGGGAAAGCTTAAATTGCGGCCGTCGATCATGAACGTTCCTTTGAAATCTTTAATTACGTTGTCATCATCTTCGGATCGAAACATTAAGTCCAACCAGGTGCCAAAAATTACCACGACACATTTGTGCAGCACACACCTGTTATTGTTGTCCACGGCACAACAAAAATAAGATTTTCTTTCAAGCAAATATTTTAAAGTACATTTATTGTTACATTTTTCTGAACAGTTTAAATAAAACGAAAAGCCATATTGGTTTTGTATTTGGCTATATAAGTTGTTAAAGTCTTCGATGACATCTGTCATTTTAAGTAACACTATTTATTAAATCGATATTGTTATGAATTTAGTGAAGAAAAGGAAGTCGACAGGTCGTGTCGAGTCAAAAGATTCAAAATTACTAAAAATATCAGATGACGAATTTATAATTAAATCAAAAAATTCAAATTTATACGACATACTTGGTATAGATCCAGCGTTTGACTATTATGAATTAGAAGAAAGGTATAGGTTAAGCAAATTAAATAAAAAATTTTACCCAGGCAACAAAGCAAAATACTTGAAATTAATAGATTTCGCATACAAAATTTTGTCTCACGAAAATGCAAAAAAAAAATACGATATGGCTTTACAAGCAAAAATAAACTTTGAAAGAAAACTTAAAGAAAACACTCGTTCGATTTTAGAATTGCGCATCAAATTAAACAAACTTATAAACAGCAGTTCAAATTTAAGATTATTGCGCAAGGATTTTAATGCGATGCCAAAGTTAAAAATATTGCGCAATACCAAATACAATAGGTTATTAGTCAGATGGGCGATTCATCCCAACAATGATTTCAATGAAAACATGAATGTCGATAAAATCATTTCATACTTTAGAAAATACGGCGAAATCGTCGGCGGGGTTTTGTGTGAAAATTTAAACGGATGTGCCGTTATAGAGTTCGCGTCGCATGAAGACATGATTAAAGTTCTAAATACAGAACAAATGTATGATGTCAAAGATTATAACGAATATCAGTTTAAAAACATGGACTATTCACGCATAACTGATATAGACAAAAAAATTGAACAATTAATTTAACTTTTGTAACGCATCATTTTTTCAAAGTCTAATTCTATATCTAAAACGAAATTATTGTTGACACGTTCAAATTCTTGGCCAAATTTTTTGTCGGCATCATGGTCACCAATAAATTTATTAATCTGCTCGATTAAATTTTTACAATCCATCAACGTTTGGGGAGGAAATTGGAACCAAAATTTTACATTTCTGTTAAACGGATCTCGACTATTTGATTGGCGCCACCGTTTGATGCAATCGTTGTGAAACATTTTTTCCAAATTGATGTTGCCGTTATCGGTAATTGCAACAATGCCGTCGTTGTTAATCTTATCGTAACAAATGTGACATTCAATGAAACTGTTTTTCCACATTTGTTTAAATGACCTATATAAGTACTCAGTTTTATCATTTAAGCTTACAATGACCAGCATTGTATTCAACCACAAGGCGCCGACAGGGATACAAGAACGCTGCAATGGAAATAATTGAACCTTTTATTTATCACTCTAAATTGTACAGAAGTCTTAAACAGAGTCCCATCAAAAACAAGCTTTTTCTACAATGGAACGACGAATCGGTCAAACAAAAGCAAAAATTTATGAGACAGCGGTCCAGCGTCGTGTGTGAATATTGTTTCAACGAAAACACCGCCGTCGATTTATGCAAACATTGCCTTTTTCCATTGTGCGTGCTGAATATTGACAAAGAGTTGGCCCTCTATTGTTTGCTTAGCGTATGCTTCTGGGAAGATGGAAAAGCTGACAATTATCAAATATGGCGAAGCAGAATACAAATGGCATGGGAGTCTCAAAAGAATACATACAAAGTGTATACAATCATAGTTCATCAGTGTATGCAGTGTGGGGCTAAAGTAAATGAAACAAATGTCACGTTGAAAAAATTTGATTTTAAATTGTTTTGCATTAATTGTTTGTTTCCATTATTTCAAATTTCCATTTCTTCGTCTTCGTTCTCCTCATCAGTGTCTGGATTGCAATCAAAGACGATATAATTTTGATCTTCCACCGAGAGTTGTATTTTTACTAATCTGTTCTCTTTTGGAACGGCGATAGTGTTTTTGGTCGATTTATCCGTGCATATTGTAAACTTATAAAATAATACGTTGTGCAATTTTAACATAGTGCTATTGAATTTGTCTGTTAAATGTCTTTGATTAGATTTTATTTTGTTATTTAGTTTTAATAGTTCAGCGGTGGTGTAGTTTACTTGTAATGGCGATGTTATTTGATTTGTATACCTTGACATGCGTAACGAAATGTCGTTGTTAATGAAGTTTGTTATGAGCGCTACCGCATCTGATCTTTTGTTAGAATAATTTACATTTACCATCACGTAAACTAATGTGTTCACATTGTCGATCCAATAATTGTACAATAAATATAACATTTTTATTAAATGTCTGTAGTTTGATTTTTTCACTTGCGTTTTGTATGTTGCGAGAGACGCTTCATATATCAATTGTCGGCTTGTGCCCATCGTAAAGTAATTATAAAGATCTTGATCGTAACAAATTGTCTTTAAAACGGTAACCGCATTCAAAATAGTAGTGGACTTTACTTGTAAAAAATTAATTGTGGGCAACATATTAGGTATCAAATTGTCCACTTGCAATAATTGTATTATTCTTCTTTTTTTACTTTGTTTAAGATCGTCAATATTGTTGTCGACATTGATGACCGGTACCGGTACCGGTACAGTATCATAGTCGTGATGTTTCGTGTTTTCTGGCTGATCGTTCATTTTAAAAACCCTTAATAAGTCAATAATATTTCATAGTCGTTGTAATCGTCTATGGTTTTCTTCTTTTTGGGCGATACGATATTTTTTTCTAGCAACCTGTCATAATACAAAAAATCTCCGTTATCATTTATATTAACAAACTTATAACGTTTAAGTTCGTTATATTTAATATTAGTAAAAATTTTTACTTTTTTTTTGTCAAAAATGTCCGTAGATAAGTCAGAGGTGGACGTGTTAGACATAATACTAAAAAACAATTTGGAAATTATTGATAATACTTATTTAATTTTGAATGTCATCAACATATCAAGTGGTTCGTTACAACCAATGTGCCTTGGAGAAATTGGTTCCTTTCAAACCGCTCAAGCTGCCGTCGACTCAATGTCCGTATCATCCTCAGCGGGCGAATTGCCGTCTTGTTAGACAAAACAACGCGATCGACAATGACGGCGACGCAAGTGCCGGCCATCACGTTACAATATTGACAGGGGCCACATCGCTAAATTACGACAACAAACCTTATTACTGTAGTCTTTTGCAAGAAAGCGCAGAACAGTACGGATTCAATCAAAATGCCAATCTTTTGTATGCGTACGTGAATTTGAACATGCTCGACGAAGATGAAGAATTCTACGGTATCGATGCAGCCGGCGAGAAAAGTATTGGCATCATACGAATGGTACTCAAACATCTGATCGAAAGTTTTGATCAATGCAAGCATCTGTACATTCTAACGATAGACGAACCTTGCATAGATCTCATGTATTCTATGTTTCGTGCTATAATTTTGCCTCAGCGTGTGGTGTGTCTTTATCAAGAAGAAAATGCGCCTTTAAACGATCTGTTCAACGTGACTAGTGTACCTGTTAGCGATAGCGCTTTAAATTCTCAACTAATTTATCGATCTTTTTTAACATACAATACAGTCCTGACAATGATTCTAAAGCAAAGCAATCCTTTTAACGATGCACGCAAAAGCATATCTATTATTTTAAGAAATTTGGGCAAATGTCCGGCCAACAAATCGCGCATAAAGTGCTGCGACTTGGCCTTTGGCGGCAATAGTCCTGGTCACATAATGTGCCCTCCCAGAGAGATGGTCAAACGAATTTTCCATTACGCAAAATGGTCACGCACTCCCAATAATTATAGACGCTACTATCAACTAATTACGAAGCAATTGAGAGAGATTCGCTCCTTTAACAATGCACACATACGTAAACAGAATCAGTCGTATGACCTTCTAATTTTAGATTGGCACAATTTTATCGAAGATTTTTTCGGTTATTTCGGCGTATAATTGTATGGAATTATGCCAAAATCAAAAGTATTTAACGAAATTCGTTCAATTTTGTAATCAGTCCAGCCCCATTGTTTTCTGTATGGATAACAATACTATCAAATTTTCTTTGAACTGTCTAATAAACAAAGTAATAAAAATGAAATATAAACCTAGTCCTAAATGCGTGATATACGAAAACTATAAGGCCGAAGACAAACTACGCGTTGGTCGTTGTACCACTTATGATATTATTGGAAAACGTGATTACGTGGCATTGTTAAACGATGAAAAGTACACGTTTTAAATTGAGAGTTTTGAAGCCAGACCTCAGATTGGCCGACGAGCATGACCAGATTGTGAGATGTTTGCATTGCAGTTTCGTGGCACCCATGTCCATTTCTTATGAAGACTACATACGATTGCACGACCTATTTAATGTTTTAATAAAACAAAAATGTTTTGTGAGTAAATGTCGTAGCGAGCGTGATATTATTGAATACGATCCGACTATTAGGAAAATTGTTTACGATGTCGAGTCTGAATAAACATTATTACCTGGAAAATGTTTGCCTTTATTTGTTTGTTAACCTTATATAGTAACGTTCGTTACACCATAACGTTTGAGCGTTTTTTTGAACTATTGTAATAAAAAACATAGAAATAGTTAAAGTAATTTATTAATTTCAACATACACACTTAAACATGGAAATTTTTTCTAAAAGCATTTTGACGACGTTCGATAGTGTTCAACAAGAGTCTAAAACAACTAATTTTTCGACAAAAGATTTATCTAAAACTATCGTCGCTCAACGTTTCATCGTCGTCGTTGTTGTATTTGTTCGAGTAATTAAATTTATCATTATAGTCAAATCCTTCGTCTTCATCGCCGTCATTCTCTTCCTCATATTCATCAACATCTTGAGCGTTTCCATAGTTTTTATCATTTTTATTATTATGCAATGTGGTATTCGGATGATTGGCCATTGAAGTGTTTGTGGGTTGTAAACTGTTCGTATAGTGCTCTTCGTCTGTATCGCTATCGTAAATATCATGACTGACTATAGTTTCGGCTGCTTTTTTTGGTATCCAGTTGTTATTTAATTTAACATATTCGCGTTCGACTGCAGCTCTAGCCATCTTGAATGCTACTTCTTCATTGGCGCCCGCTGGGTCGTTGTATTGCCTAAAAGTGGAATTAAATAATTTTTGGGCCCTTGCGGGCAATCCTTCTTTGAAGAAGACAGCGTGTAACATTTTGAAAAATACCTTATCATATACTTATATTCTAGTCCTCAACCGACGTTGTTGTGCAGTCGCTATCATCGGTAGTTTCACAGCCGTCCGTGTCTGTAGACGTTGGTGTTGTGTCGTATTGATAACTATTCTCATTTTTAACCCATTGATGATTGTGCAAATGATATTTACGTCTAACGGCCGCCCAAGCTATTTTTTCGGCGGTAGCTTTAGACCTGTACAATTGATACGTTCTATTATAAAATTTGTTATAAATGCGTCGAGCATCAGCGGGAAGTCTATTAAGATCTGTTAATGTGTGTGTCATATTTAAAAATCTAGGTTTGTATTGGCTTTGAACAAAAAAAATTGTCTTACACCCAAAATTTTTCTAACAATATGTCTTATTTAACAATGTAGTTTGATTGAAATAAAATAGAATATAATATAAAAGCACATCGTATATTTCAATTAGATAATTTTTAATACATTTATTATCTATTAAGTTTAGTATAATCTACGAATGTCGTAACGGAAGCTCGACATAATGAACACGGCTCACCGCGCATGCGACGACTGCATGTCACACACAAAGCGTAGTGACCGCATGGAGCGGCGACCATGCGTTTTTGCTCGTTCATGCAAATGATACACTCGTCGTTGGTTTCATCGGTAAATACGCGGTCAACCTCGATTTTACAAACAGTAATTGCGTCTGGTTTTATGTAATAATAGCATTGAGAGCGACAAATCAACGAAATTGCATCAGGCGACACTGTGTATGTGGCATTTTCTCGCCGCAACCGTTTGGGAAACGTGCAATTGGCGTCGCGACGATACGCGGGATCGTCTATACGTACACGTAGTTTACCCTTTATTTTAACACAAATCAATTTAACATGCGCCATTACCAAAGTCGTCGAATGTAAGACTGCCGTCAATTATAAAAGACATTGTTTAAATAAGGTTTTTTTTAACGATTAGAATAAAAAGGAAATTTAGTTTTATTATTTAACTATCACAACCAATAATTTGAGATTCAACTTGAACAACATTATAACCACGTTATGGGTAACATGGGGCGCGCTAGTCATATTAAATTATGTTCAACATTATCCGACAAATTTTCGTCGCACTCAAACGACACCGATTTGGACTTCAAAAGCAAATTGTAAATATCATTTTCGTTTTTAATTACATAAATCTTACTTCGCTCGTTTTTGCGCACCATTACTCCGTTTTTGCATAAGCTTACATACTTGAAAGAGCTTAACAGAACATCACGAGTTTTCTTTAATAATTGCTTGTGCTCGTGAGACGCTGCGACGAAAATCTTGACGGGCGCATCAAAATTAATATTTAAATCGTAATTATTAATGCGAATATCGCGGGACCGTTTTTGCCATTCTCGGGCGGTGACAGCGTCCGTCAAACGCACCACTATATGATTTCTGTCGAAAAAGTTTTCGACGACAAACTTGAAATCTAAATTTAGCAGGCTGCATATTTTTTTGATGTAGTTTACCCTAATTTTTTTGTAATTCAGTCGAGTGTCGTGAATACCGTAAATTTCGACACTGTCGTTAAGATTCACCTCTTCTAATTTTTTTAGTTTACTTGTAATTGTATTAATGTTTTCGTTTACATTATTGTTAATTTCTTGTTTTATTAAATTTTGTAATATCGAAACATTAATTAGATTTTCGGCATCCATGCTGTTAGTTTTTTTTCAAGTTTGTTGAAGTGCAGTTGTATGCTTATCGTCAAATAACCCTTAATTAATAACCCAAAAATTAAAGTAATATGGAACAAATAAATTTTACTCAAAAACCTGCCACCAGCTTCGGCCTGTTGACCAACCCGCGGGACATTAAAAATGCTTACTTCATTGAACTGGATCAGTTTAAAATGTTTATAAAAAATTTCATTAACGATTTGAAAAAAGTAAAAATTAATTTTTTTAATAGTCTAATTGAACAATTGATATCAGTCTACAGCGAATGCAATATTCGCAACGAGCATACCGATATATTGAGTGAAATTATCAAAGCCACCACCGTAATTATTACTAATCTACCTTCTAACGTATTTTTAAAAAAGCTAAAAACTAATAAATTTACTGACAATATAGACTATTTGACACTGCCTAATTTTATCTTGTGGGATCACAATTTTATAATATTTCTGAATAAAGTATTTAATTCCAAGCATGAAAACGGTTTGGTCGACATTTCAGGCACAATACAGAAAATAAAACTAACGCATGGCATAATAAAGGACCAGCTTCAAAGTAAAAACGGGTATGCAGGCCAATTCCTGTATTCCACTTTCTTGAATACCGCCTCGTTCTATGCAAATGTGCAATGTTTAAACGGTGCCAATGAGATTGTGCCACCTAAAGCGAGCATTAAACGATATTACGGTCGCGACGTTACCAATGTCAGAGCGTGGACCACGCGGCATCCTAACATTTCTCAGCTAAGCACCCAAATTTGCGATGTGCATCAAAGAGACGACTATACGGATTGGAACGTCAAAGTTGGCCTGGGAATCTTCACGGGCGCCAATACAGATTGCGATGGCGACAAAAAGGTGATAACGTACATGCCGCAGCCTAATTCGTTGATTGATTTGGAATCGTTATTATACGGCGACCCTCGATTTAATTTTATATGTTTCGACAAGAACCGACTGTCGTTTGTTTCTCAGCAAATCTACTATCTTTACAAGAAAAAACGAGCTGTCAAACGGCTGTTTAAAACTATGCCGCCGCTTTATCGTCTTTGGAAATTATACGACAAAACAAATGGAACAAAAAAAAATATGGCCGTCAAATTGGATTTAATATTGCGAGATTCCACTCTGCTATACAGTTCTAATCTGAGTTATTTACTATTTAAAAAGCTGACCACCATGATTGATGACGAAGAGATGGTGTGCGCCGACGAGGAACTGCAAAATCTAGACGGCTTGTTCAGAGACGTAATTGACAGTGGCGCCAAAGGTAATAAAGATTTAGTCAAAAGCACAAAGATGTACAAACAAACGCCTTTTGAAGATATCGAAACTGTGTCGCAACGTGCCATCAGCAGCTTGAACAATTACATATCTTCGCATAACAGAGTGAAAGTGGGCGGCGGAGACATCTACCACAACACCACCATCATGCAGAACGTGTACATAAAAAACAACAAGATCTGCTATAAGAATGATTACAGACAAATAAATGACATATGCGCATTACCTTCAAACTTTCTGTTTCCAGAGCATCTGTTGGATATGTTTTTACAAGATGAATAAACATTTGCCCTTTGAGTTTCCGTTTTCCTAACACCTACTGGATTTGTATAAATAAAACAAATAAAAAGTATTTTGATAAACACTGTATTTGATTGTAAGTACAGCGGGTCGCCCCTTTTCGCGACGCTATTAGAGGCAGGGGTGTGTGTTGTACACCCCCGGTTGAACTTGCACTTGTATTTTTCGTCCACGTTGATTCTAATTGCTTGTTTGCAATCAACATATTTTAAAGCTGCGGCTACGTCCTTGGCCATGAATCAAACAAATAAAAAGTATTTTACATCCGTTTATTTAATCACCTTTGCATGCTATTGGTTAAACGCGCTATTTGACGCTCCGTCATGGACGCCTGCACGGTCTCGACAAGCTGCTCCCTGGTCAAATTGTCTAGCAAAGTAATTTTGTTGTGTTTGGCCTTAAACTTGTCTCGCGGCAGCGTTTCCTTGACTTTGTTCAATACGTTGACGGCATTGGGCACGTAGTCGCTACGAAACACGATGTCGCGCTCGTTCACAGACAAGCGGTTAAGGCTGCGCTGCAAACTGCGCTTTTGCGGACGCAAGAAGGCGTACTGATCCCCTCCCAATGCGCACACGGCCAACGAATGTAGCAGCTGCGGATCGCTGGGCTTGGCAACCACGTCCTGCGCGATGTCCGCCATGCGGTTGGCCATGTGAGCTATAGTTCTGTTGGCTTCATACAAGTTATCATTGGCCTGTTTTATATTGTTGTTAGCCACAATCAAACTGTTGTTGGCTATAACTACTGAATTGGCAAAAGTTAACAATTTTTCATTTAAATCCTCTATTTTTTTGTCCTTTTCTTGTATTGCCTTTTTGTAATGCTCCAAATCCTTAGCCCAAGGAGCTTCGCGGCCCACGTTAGTAGCGGCATGCACCGCATTCATGCCTTCGACTATTACTTCAGGAGCGTCAACGGTCATGCTGTACTGACCCTCATGGCACAAGGTCGGCAACAAATCGTTAGTGTTCCATTGTTTAAACTGCTTTGCGGCGGGCATCTCCGATGCGTTTATCAGCTCAAACACTCCAGCGGTGTTTATAAATTTGGTCTGCGGATGCAGCGATGACGTAATCGTACCGCAACGGTTCGCTCGTAATTCTTCTAAAGTTTTTTGATTTTCTTGAGACACATGTTGCAAAATGGCTTTGTTTGGTTTGGCGTACTTCAACGTTTCGGCAAACGGGTTAGCCACCATCCAGTTCTCCTGTTTGTCGCTTTGCACGGTGAACACCTCAAGCGGACCGTTCACAAAATTAATTTTGGAAAGAGACATGGCGCACGTGAGTTCGAGTCAACGTTTAGCACAAAATTAAATTTTATATTAAAAATACCAACACCGAAGGCAAATTTCTTTTTTTTCCTTCGTACCAGTTCAAACATGTATAGGCGCTCTCATAAAGTAAAAAAAAATTTTCTAAAAAAATATAATATTGTCAAAATGTAGTGTTTTATTTAATGCTTTGAACTTTTTTTCGTTTTGCGAACCTCGGGTGTGGGCACGTCCGGCACATCGGGCACCTCAGGTAAATCCGGATTAAGGGTGTCGTCAATTTTTTGGACGGTGGATTCGATAGTAGCCAACGCCTCCGACTGCGCTTGTAAAGCTTCAGTTATTTGAGTGACATCTGGCATATTTTCTTGAATGCTGTTCACCGATTCCTGCAAAGCCGTAACTTTGGTGTCCACGGCTTTAATGTCAGAACGAATCAACAAAAGTATATTTTGAGACATGTTTGTGTAATATAACGTTATTAATTAATTTATCTTAATTATATCGATGGCGTTGGCGTGTGGCCGGCCAGCAATGGTCCGTTCAATCTAATCCGATCGATCTCATATTCTCCTTCCACTAAAGCGATAGTAATATCTCGGTCGTTGTAAAAAACGGCCACGCTGCGAGGCATGTTTCGGTATAATTTTTTATTGGCGCTTATATTTATGGCGTGACGTTTTAAAGCCATATAAGGTAGTTGCCTTTTACCATAGACCGACATTCCCTTTACGAATTGGGTAACAATAATTTGATCGTCAAAATTAAACTGACCCGATACTAGATTGTCAGGCCGTATACCGGTGACCGGGTAAATTACCAAACCTTCTTCGTAGTTATCGTGACGCGCCGTCACAACCGATATCAATTTGTTATTTAGAAAAATTGGAGCACCTATGTAAATTTTGTTGGCTAAATTTAAATCTTCGACAGCAAATGACAACAGCTGACCGTAAACCATGCGTTTCTTGTGGCTATGAAAATTTGTATAGACTTTGTCCGCAACTGCCGAAAAAGTGGTGCCGTCGTTCAATAGCACACTCAGCATACTGCTGTTTTTGATTGACGGGAACAGCACGCTAGTTGCAACACCCGGAAAATGATGTAGCATGTCATACTCTTCTTGATTATCTGTACTACCAAGGGGCGGAAAAGTTTTAATGATACACGTTTTTTCGTCGACTTGGGTCACGGTAATGGTTTTTTCCAGATGATTGATCGTGTATTCTACATTGTTTACAGTTAAAGCCGTGCCCGGCGTTGCGATTAGCGCCAAACAGAGCAATGTCACAATTGATTGGATCATCGTTTTATAATTATACACTTATATTTTATCACATTACACCTTTTGACCTATGTACAGTATAAAAGATGGGTTTAAGAATGCACATTTAATTACATCTCGAGTTTGATTGAAGCAACAAGATCAAGATGCCTCTATTTGGAGCAAAGGCTTACTGTAAAAATGATAGTAACTCGAAAAAGATTTTGGACAATTATAATTTTCAAAAACGACTTCAATTTTTACACAACAGCATCAAGCATAAAGAAATGCAAATTCAGCATTGGCAGAAAATCAAGAACATCACCAAAGACGTTGTAGAAGTTAATATAATCAGTTGTAAACTGGCTAAAATGGATGCCGAAGTTAGGGATTTAAGAATACAAATACTTAATTTAGATTAAAACCATATTTTATTGAATTATATCTATTACATTATAAAACAGAAACATGTACATTTTTATTGCCTATTTCGTTTACATCATCATAATAGTCATCATCATCGTAGCATAATTGTACATCTACAATCGACCCGCTTTCGTACCAATTGTCAGTGTCCACTGGCACCTCCTTTTTTACATTTGCCGCGTTCACATTGTTGGTATTTTCTTTGGGCCAATTTGTTGCGGTGCGCGACTTTTTTTTGTTATATTTTTTCACATAAGGTGTAGATATGGGGTAGCATATGAATCGTTCTCCATTGGGCCAATAAACCCTTTGGTTAATATTTAAAAGCCTGTGCGCTGTGTTGGCACTGTTGATCACTAGACGTTTCCTTGTACATTTGTCCCAATCAATATCCACATGGCCGCCGCACACGTGATTAAGGAATTCTCTTGTAAATTTTTTTGCAAAATTTACGCCGTTGTATTGAAACATACGATAGAAGGACATGATGGGATGCGATTGCGACAATTACTGCTCTATATGAAAAAATATCATTGGTTTTATTGCCAACGAGTATGTCTTTTCTTGAATCTTCTTATTATTTAAATTTTCCAGTTGTGTTTCGTTTTTGCTCTGCTTGAAACCTTCGATTATGGCACCCATGTACATTTCTATTTCTCTCGACGGTCTGACTTCATTGCCATCAGATTGAAACTCAAACAAATTGTTGAAACGATCAATATCAAACGGCTCGCAAACCACGCTCTTTATCAAATCGCCCGTGCTGTAAACGGTCTGGTTCATGCATTTGCGTATGTCGTAAAACTTGCGCACGAACGGTATCTTGGCCACGTTGCTATCGTCCGGCAAGTTGATCAGGCAAGACTCTTGCAGTTTGCACATGTCCTCGGAAAAGTATTTGGACATTATATTGGAATAAACTTTGCTGTGTCTGCCTATGTTGGACCATTTGATTGTCAAAAACTCACCGAATGCGCTTTTAAAACGTTTTAGTATTACGGTATCAAAAAAATAAAATGGCACGGCTCCGCCTTTAACATGATATCCCACGTTAAAAGTGAGCTTCGGCGGCTTTGGAGCCTCCACTGTAATTTTACTGATGGGTTCGGGATATAGCTCGTTTTCGTACTGGGCGAAATTGTATGTTGTGTTAACAAAATCCAAAGCCATTTTTAATTGATTTTGATGAAACGAAGTCATACAGTTGACTACGCTGGAATTTTTGCCTTTGGACAAATTGTAAATCATTTTTTCAGCCCAGGTGATATTACGATCCTCGGGTTGCGTGTTAAACCATCGGATCAGTGCATCGTTTGGATCGTAAGTTATATTTTCGTGGTACAGATCGAGCGCCAACTCCGGTTGTTCTAGAGTAACTTCTTCAATAACAGGCTCGGCAGCTTGTTCTGTAGATTGTTCAGCGACATTTTCTTGATTGTCTGCGCTCAAACGTTTCTTTTTAATGATAGTGGACATTTTGACTTATAATTTTTTTTGTAATAAAGCTTTATTTTTTTAAAATGCTTTATATACGCACGGTTATCTTTTAAAGTGTTAGTATTAGACTAAATAAAAGATAAAACATTTAGTACAACAAAACTAAAAATTCTAAGTTCAATTTAAATTACGCAGTGTCCTATTGATACCAATGACATCAACCAAACGAAACTCAGAGTCAAGTCAAATCAATCTCGACTCTGAGTTTGGTTGGATATGGTGTGATATCTATTTTTAGCGATGATCCAACCCAAACGACAATCACTCAATGGCATGATTTCATCGCGTGATATAAAAATCATACGATGGTCATGTGATAAAATGCGTCAATTACTTGCGTCATCAACAACCGCGTAATTTCGAGCTATGTCATTGCTAAAAATAGATATCACGCCATATCCCGACCAAACTCAGAGTAGAGATTGATTTGACTTGACTCTGAGTTTCGTTTGGTTGATGTCATCGTTAAAAATAGTTATGACGCCATGCCATATCACGCCATATCACGAGGTGGCGCAATTTAAATAATGTGTCATCGCGTGATTGAACCAAACTCAGAGTCAAGATTGATTTGACTTGACTCTGACTTTCGTTTGGTTGATGTCATACTTAAAAATTACACAAATTAACTGTAAGAATAAACTATCAATTATGGCCACTTTGACCACAGAAGATTTAACTAACGCTTCAAAATATGCAGTTCACATGCACAGACTTAGCTATATTTCACGTTGGCGCAGGAGATTTCCTAATATTTTTATAGATTATGAAGTTCGTCCTGCCAACAACAACGACTATTATGTTCCGCCCAAGCTCGTCGAGCGCGCCATTGCAGTCAGTTTAAAATTTAGCCGAAGCGGTTGCGAAAATATGTCATGTTACCCCTTCGACGAAACGGGTCCCATAAATTATGCCACTCCGTTCGGTTATACTCAAACATCAGAAGTATCGGTGGCGTATGCGCAACCAGCGTGCTATAATTTAGATAGATCGCTTGCTACACGCGAGAATTCAGAACAAAATGTGCAGGCGCCAGAGCTTAGGTACACACAAAACGAACAATGTATTCTCGTAGACACCCTTTCTAAAATGTACATGAATAGCCCTTATTTGCGCACCGACGACCATTTGATCAAGGGAGTTGACGATGTGCCCGCATTTAACGTGGTGCCCAGCGACGACCCTTTGTTTCCTGAAATGTTCAAGGGTACATTCAACGAAGCTTATTGTCGGCGATTTGGTAGGAGCTTGCAAAACGGCGGCTGCTCGTTGCAATGGTGGGAGAGTCTAATAGGTTTTGTGTTAGGAGATACTATATTGATCACTTTTAAATTGATGACCAACAATATTTTTAGCGAATTAAGAAATTTTGATTACAAACATCCTTCCACCTTACTGCCCACCAAACCTATCGTGGACTCTGAAAATGTGCTAAAAATGTGGCAAGAGCGGCGCGATTTTTATTCTGATATTGATCGCGAAATCGACATGGCAAATTTTAAAACGCTGGCAGATTTAGGTATCAGCGCAACAACAAAATTATGTTATCGGGCGGAAGCGGGCTATGACGTCAAGCAGATAAGCGCGACAAACAACTCTTATCGCCGGGGTCGGGAACCCGCTTATCTGGGCGGCGTAGGTGGCGCGTCCGGCGACCTCGATGACGACGCGCGACTCGATGAAATCATTGCGCAATTTCTGGAAGATCACGCGCTAATTTTCGGCATAGCCACAAGTGTAGGTTTCGATATACTTTTCGAGCAATTGAAAGGCATGCTGAAAAAAATTAATTCTGCCATGATACCTATGTTGAAAAGATTGTTGCTCGACACGAGCCGACAAGTCACGACAAGATTATTAGGCGAAACCTACAAAGCGGCAATTGTGCATCAATTCAATCGCATCGCAATTAAAACTATTTCGGCAATGGCAAAAGCCATGACAAGAATAGCCATCAAAGCCGCATCCGTTGTAGGCATTCTATTGATTATTTTTTCAATCGCCGACATTGTGTTAATGCTGTGGGACCCGTTTGGTTATAGCAATATGTTTCCTCGCGAGTTTCCCGATGATCTTTCCAGGTCGTTTTTGAGCGCCTATTTTGAGTCTATGGGCGAATCGCGAGACTTGATCGAATTTTTGCCTGAATTTTTCGACGATTTAGTGGAAGAAGATGACACGGCCATGTTTGATTCCTTGCTTCATATTTTAGATTATGTGTCGGCGCTCGAGGTAAACTCTAACGGACAACTCCTGCAATTGGACACGGGTCCGGTGATAGATGATTTTGATGAAATGACTTTGGTTGGCCGAGCTCTAGCTTCAAGTTCCATGTACAATCGTATAGAATTTCTACTGTACACACAAAAACACAACGATATACTATTTAAAACTTCAAACAATCGTGGCAGTTTATCATTCGTCTGGTTTTTAGGCTGCGTGTTACTTTTTTTTCTCAATTTTAAACATGAAAATGTTATGTCACTTTTTGTAGTCTTTTTATTAATAGGTCTATATTTGTTCTACGAAGACTGCATCAACTATTTTATAAATATGCAAAGAATGACAGATATTATTCCTGAAACGCCTTGGTATCAAAATTTATATGTCTTTTAAAAAAATATTCTATTGCTCTAAATTTGGTTCAATATGGCGTGATATCTATTTTTAGCGATGACATCAACCAAACGAAACTCAGAGTCAAGTCAAATCAATCTCTACTCTGAGTTTGGTCGGGATATGGCGTGATATCTATTTTTAGCGATGACATCAACCAAACGAAACTCAGAGTCAAGTCAAATCAATCTCTACTCTGAGTTTGGTTCATATCACGCAATCGATTATGCGTCACCGTGTGATACGGTATGGCGTGATGTCTATTTTTAGCGATGACATAGCTCGAACGAAACTCAGAGTCGAGATTGATTTGACTTGACTCTGAGTTTGGTTGGATATGGCGTGATATCTATTTTTAGAGATGATGCAACCCGAACGAAATTCAGAGCAAAAGTTTTAAATTATGTTATAACAAATGAGGCCATTTTTTATTTTTACTAAATTAGGTTTGTATGTTACAGCCCTGACAGGAAATCGCCAAGGATTTGTAAAACCACAAGATGCGCAATACAGTATGATATATTTTTTTTTGTATATTTTTGAAGAACATTTATTACATTCCAGCATTACTAAAGGTATAACAGTCAGAATGTCATAATCAAAATTGGTATTATAAACTTTCTTGTAAACCTCGTAATAATATGTTAGATTGAAATGAACGTGATTTTTAAGAAAATTAACAATGTTACTTTCGTTCGGTATTACTTTAATGAGGCTGGCTCGGGTCTCGTCGCACCACGGATCCTCGTCTTTTTGCACGAAATAGCCATCCGCATGTTCATTGACTAGTGTGTTTTCAAGTGTGCAAATTTTTATGTTAACAATCTGTTCGTTACTCTTTTTGTTGTAAACTATGCTTTGAAAACATTCAAAAACGTCTTGTGAAAATTCTTTAATGGTGGTCTTGGTTTCGACATACGTTAAATCAATATTAAACATGTAGCAATTGACAAAATTAATTGTGCAAAGCTCTTCGACAACACTTAGATGCAGTCGAGGATATAATTCGTAATAATCAAAATTGTCATCTAAATTTTGTTTCAAATAACAGTCGAAGCAATGCAAGCTAAATTTTTTCAAAGCTGTCGATCTGTTCTTGGCGACAATCGATTTAACGCTTCGGCAGTACAATTTGCGCGATTGGGACCGTTTGAAAGGTTTAAAACAGATATCGCAAGACGTGGTAATAATGAAGTCGGGTTTTTTATGTCGCACAATAGACATCCGATTGCTGTTAGTGACATGATAGCGACCGCTGATATATTGATCAGCAAAATCTAACAATGCACACATCAAATAATAATTCTGGTTGGCTAAAAACTGCCATCGTAAATCTTTTGCGGCGCTGCACGGGCCGTGGGATGACATCATTTAAACTTTGTCAAATAGAACTTATTATTGTCATGCGTGTCATTTTTGATAAAGCAACTGCATTTGACCTATAGATTAATATCACGCGGTCATTTGTAGGATGTTAACATCCTTCTCCTACCACTAACCGAGATTATATAAGCTATACACAAATTATCACTTTTAGTTTCGTTGTGCAACGAATGCAGTGATGAACTTTACGGTTTCAAGTGAGCACATGGGCGAAGAGGAATACGGGTTTCAATCCAACGTCATGAACAATTATATCAATGAGGTAATTACTGATTTTGTATTTAGTGATAAATATGCACCAGCTTTGCTGTACAATTCTAAATTAAGAAATGATCTTAAAATCTTAGCTTTTAACATAATAAATGACGCATTTCTACGTGCGCACAATGAAGACATACCAAATCAATTGATATACAGAGAAAACGACGAAGACATGAAATTTTGTAAAGACGGCTGCTTGCATTTTTTAATTAGAAAAATAAACGACATTTCGAACATAGTGGTAGAAATTGTAAACTCTCCAAAATATAAAAACAGTCAGTACATATTTATACCGTACGTAAAACAATTAAAATTAGCCATTTATTATTTTGTAAACGATTATTGTTGCAATAAACTAGTTAACGAAATCATTGAGCGTTTAGATTTAATTTTAAACGAATCTAATAAATATTTAGATTACATTCGATTGCTGCACGAACGTGTACAGGTAATGAACGTATTTAGGGATGAAATTGTATTGTACACATGTAACATATGCCATGAGACGTCTTTGGAAAAATCTTTTTTGAAACCTAATGAGTGCTGCGGTTACAGCATATGCTATTCATGCTACGCAAATCTGTGGAAATTTTGCGATCTGTATCCCGTGTGCCCGGTATGCAAGCACGGTTTTAAGAAGTCCAATTAAGATTATTAAGATACAAATATGAATTCATTAAAACACACATTAGACGAAAGACAATTCAAGTATTTATTTCTAGCCAGTTATTTTGAATTGCACGATTTCGATTACATAAAAAGCGATGCTCAACTATTCATTAACGATTATCTTAACAACAATTTCGATGCTCTGTGTGAAGAAACCTTAATAGCGTATCTCAATTATTTGCATGGAATGAATTTAAAATTTTTAACAGCTGATAGAAATATTGAAAATTTTAAGTACATAAAGCCCCAGTTCAGATTCGAAAGTTGTAGAAATAATGTTGATATATTAGAGTTCGATAACAAAGTTTACATTCAACCCAACACTGCCATTTACGCTACCAATTTTTTTGTAAAATACCCAAAAGATTTTCGATTAAATTTATATAAAGAATTCTCTAAGGTGTTCAATGAACGTAATTTTGTTACAAATGGCGAAACGTATTGTATAATGAACGGCGACAACGGGTACATTTTTGAAGAACCGTACATGGATTGGAGCGGCGTCCGTATGTGTACAGTGTCAAAAATCGGTAATGCCGAGTTTCCGTACCGTCTCTATCTAATAGGGGAAGAGATGGCTAAACACTTTTCAGAATTTAACATAATGTTCGAGGCACCGTTACGAAGCGCCATCTTAAAAAATTTCCATAAAGGTTTGCCATTGTTTCGCACAAATTATCGTTTAATTAATAGTAAAAAATTTGAAACCGATCAACCTAATAAAATTTTCAATGAAATGGCCGTCGAACTCGAACGAACGGCTTACTTGAAATTTATACAACGCGATTACATTTACGATGCCAATTTCCCCGACGACCTGCTGGAATTGCTCAATGAGTATATGACAAAAACGGCTATTTATAAGTTCGTTACCAAGTTTATAGAACCCAATGAGCGTTCGACCAACTATTATTCTGAAATCGTTATAGATAGATATGCAATAAATAAGTATCGTAAATTAAGTATAAAAATTGAACCAAACACTTTGTTTCCATCTTTGCGAATAAATGATCCATCGTATATTTTTGTAAGGCCTGACATTATACAAATTAAAGGTACCCTTAACGCTTTTTATGTGCCCAAAGAAAAATTATTTGCAATTTTAGCTAATAACAGTTTGATAGGATCCACAGAGTTGTTGCATTTCGATATAAATTTAATTCCATACAGGCAGAGCGCACCTCCTAGACGATTAGAATTAGAAACATTTGTAGTGGACAAACGACAAAAATTATATTTGACTAAATTTATTTTTGGAAACATAGTGCCTGCTTATCTTTTAATAAGAGGTGATTACGAAAGTTCATTTAAATCGTTGGACTATTTAAAAAACCCCTGGGTTGAGAATACGCTTCTTAAATTGCTTAACGTACCTATAAATAACTAGTATCAATTGAAACATGGAAGATTTACGAGCTCCAGCCGGCGGTCGTTTCGGTGCCATACTCAATCCGACAATGTTAATGACAATTCTAATTGGCCTTGTTATCATTATATTGTTGGTCATGCTTTTCCAATCGAGTAGCGCTGGCAATAACAGCAGCTCTCCTGCACAAGCGGCCACCACTACAACTACATATACGAATCCTTTAAACGCTACTATGCGGGCTAATCCGTTTATGAATACGCCCCCAAGAATTTAAATTATTTAATAAGAACATCTGCTACAGCCTCATGATGAAACGTTTCAAATGTCAAACGCCGAAAATAAGAACAGTAACGGAATTAATTCATAGCGATGAAAAGTTAAAAAAAGACTATGATATAGCAGAGTTCGATGTTAAAAATTTAAACAGTCTAATCAGTTATAATGAGGGCATAATAAAAATGGCCATAGCCAAATACATGGCGATGATAAACACGCTCGATTTAAGTCAACCGTTACTGACAATATTCAAAGATCGCAACGCTTCTTTAGACATAACCAAAATAATTATAAATTCTTTGGGTCATGTGCATAAACGTGTGAATCCGTTGGTTAATAATTTTGAAGGGGCATTAGAAACGGTCATTTTTGACGATCCCATGTACAGTATTGTGGGAGAGCCTATTTATTTTACCGAAAACGAAAACAGGGTAATGCGTTGTCACGTTGATAGACTGAGTATTGTGCGCATGCTGGAGTGTCATTACGACACCACCCTGAAGGTGACCTCGTCGCCGGCCGACGTAAACAAGTTAAAAATAATGCAAGCGTTTACAAAAACAGGCCAATCAAAACGGCGGCAGAGTAATGACGTGTCGCGCTATGATCTTCAACTGACCGAAACGGAGGTCACGCGATACGTGACTTTGTTATTAATCGTAGAGCACGCATATTGCCATTATTCAATTTTTAAAACATACGACGCGTACAATTATGGTCGCTCTCTGTTAGACCATTCCTTGATCATTAACAAAAGCAGACCCGGCGTAGGTATGAATTTTTCAAATCTTCTTTTAAGTAAATTTAATTTTAACATAGAGGATTTTAACCTATCTCATTGCAGCAAACCGCTTGACGTTATAAATATTCGTAATAACTAATACAGTTCATTTGTCATGTGGTTATTATTGGCTTTTTTTATTGTTGTGAAATTGTTGGTTTTTAATCAGTTGCAACGTATGCATTTAGATTTGCACAATAATAAAATATGTCCGAACGGTTATCACGGACTGGCTCCTGATCCTTTTGAATGCGACAGCTATTATTTGTGTCCCCAAACTATACAAATGTTTTGTCCGCCGGGGCAGCAGTTCGATTTAGACAAACAGCTTTGTGTAGAGCAATCGTTTAAATCGGGCTGTTTGGGACGACTGTATCAGAATTTATTGTTATAATATTTTTTTGCATGTTTAAACGCAACTAATTGTAACGTTTGTTTCGTTGATTTGTACAGGGTAATAGTGAGTCAAAATGTCTAATTCTTTTTGATTATTTATTGGATTTATTAAAAATGTTAAAAAGTGTTGAGGGACATTTCCCGTAAGACTGAACACCTCTTTTTTTATTTGTTTCTCTTGACCGCTTTTCGGATCGATCACATTGATGGATTTAATTTTTTTGATAGAAGCCAATTCTTTTTTTTTCCTTGCAGATAGAACGTGCCAAACTTGAATTTCTTTTTTGTATTTCACGATCAGCAATGCCAGATTTGTTGAAAAGTAGTTGTTAAAAACTAAATTTTTACAAATGAACGGTGTTCTAAAACAACTAATCACGTAGCCCGAAAACGTTTCGTATTCTATGTGACATTCATTAATTACAATGTTGATGTCTCGATTTGGCTCGTAGCCGCTCACTAGCCTTGTAACAAAATCGAAGTTGGCGTGAGCATTTTTATTATCGTCTGCATTGTCGCCCACATAAAAAAACATTGTACTGATAGTATTTATGTTATCAGGGCGTGCAAATGTTAATACGCCTTTGAGATTGTACGGTCGGTATAAATGAAGACTCATTTTCGTTTTTTGTTTCAGTTCCAAATCACGATCGCCGGTCACGATTCTTCACCGCTTATTAACATGGAGTCTTACATTGACAATTGCAGGCGAACTCCTTCTCAAAATGAGTTTGATAAAGACATGGACAAACTCATGATTTGTGTTGAAAGATATCAATCGTATCCAGATTTATTGGAAGCTAATTTGGGCGACAATGAGCATTTACCCGAGATTTTGTTTAATACCGAAGAAAGTATACCAGTACCATCTTCAAACAAAAGGAAATTGACGAGTGTCGGTGGTAAAAATTTAAATGTACAATGGCATCAAGACATCAATTACGAAAACGCTGTAACTGAAGAAATAACTGGAGAAAACGCTCAAATAGTACCTTCAAAGAAAGTTAAATACTTTGAAATGGAAACTGTTCCTGTTGAATCAATCCATCAACCATTGCAACAGGAGCAGCAGCCTCATAATTCAGGAAAAGACTTACATTTTTATAAAAAAAAAAATGTACAAAAAAACGACGACAATGATGATGATGATGATGATGACAAGTGTGATGATGAAAACAGCGCTGAAGATATTGATTACAATTTGAAAAAAAGTCGTTACAAGGAGCTTTCTAAAACACGAAAATTTAACGTAAATCGATGCGGACAAAAATTACGCAAGCAGATTTTAAAAGTTAATAAAACCAACAAGGTATCGAATGCATACGTTTCGCCTATCGATGAAATAATCAAAGACACAACGGAGGATTTGTCGGACAAATTGAACGATTACTCTTTGCCAATAGAAAAACGGCGTTTCATACATTACATGAAATCAAATCGCTACTACATGTTTGTGGTGTATTATGATGAGAGAGCTCAAAATAATTTCCGGATTATGTATGCTAACAGCGTCAACAGGATTGCTTCAGAATATCAATGTCGATACAAAAGCATTGACAATTACGTGATGGTCTTGTCGATGTCTAACCATCGTTTTCTAATATCTTATGATTTGATTAAAAAAAAAAATATTAATATACCAAAATCTGAAGACTTTACACCCGCCCAATTAAAAGACAAAAGCAATCAAGTCAAATTTTCAGAGATTAAAAACTTTTATTTTATGGCGGATCTTGTAAACGCATTTCATTTAGATATGTGTTATGGCCAGACTACGATGACTTTGCTGATGGCCTCATTGGGTGAAACAAGAAGCGAATTATTAGCCGATAGAATTTCAACGCTAAGCAAAAGCAGCCTCTTGTACATGCTGCCGTTAAATTTCAACGTGCCGGAGCACGAAGGCGTCAAAGACAACGCCGACGACACATGTCTCTATGTCAAAGACATATTGAACTATTCACATAATAAAAGTTTTTATGTAGAATCAAAGAAATATCGTTTGACCAAAAATGAGGTAATCGCCATAATTCAACCCTGGATCCAGCAAAAGAAAAAGGGAGACACCTATTTTACGTACAAATACGGCAGCGTTGCTCGTCTTTTGTACAAAAATTTGAGTGGTGATCTGAACAAAATGCTTAAAATTAAAAAGGAACACGGTGGCAAATGGTTAATCGACATTTATTTGAACGCGAGCGGTGCTGTTGCAGATACCAGCAATTTTATTTTGATCAATGTCAAGAACGACGAACGCATTACTATCATAAAACGCGAAACGAAATATTATTGGATTAGTACAGTGTCTTTAGACGATGTCGAAATCCAAATCGATGATATTATTAATACCTTTAAAAAGTACAATCATTATGTTTTTAAGATTAATTCGTGCTCTCGCAAAGATCTTAATAATTATCACAACTGTATGATAAAATTGGTCAAATGGCATCTGGACAAAACTTTGTCGTTTGACGAATTGCTGGAACTGGCAACCGATTATTTGCAAGTGTGTCATTTTGTTAAAAAATTTGATTAAATGTAATTTTAAACAACGTGAACCAAAAATTGTGCATTTATATGTATTACAAATAATCTAAGTATTTAAATTAAGTATTATAATCATAGATGTAATGAAATGTTTATTGTAGTTTTAAATAAATAAAAAGTTGATTTTTAAATTTTGTGTTTCATTGTTCGTTACAAGAATCGTCATCCATGTCCATAGGTGTAACTCTAGGCTCGTCCGCGTCATCGGACACTTCGTAATCATAATGTCTCAGCAGTTTTGTCACAGTTTCAAAACCTGTTAAATCTTTAAGCATAATTTGAGCGGTAATTTTCCACATATCCAAACCCAAATATGTGTAGTAGAGTTCGATAAAACTTATAATGCCCATTTCGCTGTTAAGAAAATTTATGTATTCGTCATAGTTATTTTTCTCGTCATTGGTAAATATGTACTTGGCGTGGAAATCGCATTTTGTTCCGTTTTTATAATAGCACTGTCTGCAGTGATACATTTTTTCGGTTTGCAAAGCGTTTAAATAAATTTTGGTCTCGTCAGATATTTCCAAGTCATTTTTGATATCGAAGTTTTCATCTTTTTTTCTTTGCAACAATAGGTTATGCTTGGCCAGATATTGAATAATGTCACCTAAACGAGACTTGGGGTCGATTGGAGAATCGGCCACGATTCGTTCGGTGTGTAATTGTAAATCGCGCCTGAACTCGTTCATTGTGATCTCTTATAAGTATTAAAATTTTATTTTCAAATATGCAAATTTTTGTAAAAACTCTGACAGGTAAAACCATTACCTTAGATGTAGAAAATAGCGATACCATAGAAATTGTAAAGAGCAAAATTTGTGACAAAGAAGGAATTCCAAACGACCAACAACGTTTGATATACGCTGGCAAACAATTAGAAGACGCGAGAATTCTAAGCGATTACAACATACAAAAAGATTCCACCCTTCATTTAGTTTTAAGATTGAGAGGTGGCAGACATGGTTACTGATGTTCAAGTAAATGATATAGTAAAAGGGGTCATCGTAAAAGTCAGTATATGTGGATTGCATGAAGTTGAAACAGAATCTGGCCACAATGCCATATTTATTGTCGTTAACCCCACCAAACCGTATTATGTGGGTGCTAAAATTAAAGGTCGCGTCATACGAGTATACAATAATTTTATAGACTTGGTGCCTGCACTCTAAGCAGTTGTCTGCAAACATGTGGCTGTTCAAATATGGTTCGCACAATATTAATGTGTATTATTTAAATCAGTATTATTTTTTTAAAAGTGACGAAATAAAGCTGCTGGGAAGCAAAATAAAAAATTTACACAAGTACAGGACAATGAGGACAATTTTGAACGAGCATGAGCACATCGACGTGGACCACGTTCTGGTGTATTTGAATTGTTTTACGGATACAGAAGACATACAAAACTTTATACTAACAAAAGTGTACGATGTGATTCTAAATAAAAAAACATATTAAATTAATTTTGCTTTATTTATTAAATACCCATACTATAAACTAATTACATGTTTAATTTGCTCATCAATCAGACATCATTTGACTTTCGTCGGCATAATCGTTGACCATAACGAATTCTTTCTTGTTCTTCTTAATTTTGATCGTAGCAACGTCCTTTTCTTTTTTCCTTTTCAATGTCGACGATTGTGACTGATGAGACGATATTGCTGTTTGTGTGACATTTGATGATGATTTTTGAGTTGCATCTTTAGAGTTGTTGTCGTTTAAAACGTTCTTGAAAATATAAATTGCTGTCTGCACTTTGGTAGGTGTTAAGCGTTCCCCTTTGATTGTGTAAGCATAAAACTGATGAGTGGCGGGCGCAGAATCGTTCTCCAAAGTATTATTCAACAATTTGTAAAATTCGTTGTAAAGTTGCATTCGCTTAGTATTACTGTTTATAACTTCGGTTTCATTGAGCTTGCGACCCGGAGTCGAATCCGCTTCGTTATCGTTCTCGCTATGCACCTCTACAGTTTTGCCGACCTTTTCGACAAAATCAAAAAGATTCACAAACTCTGTAGACTTGTTTTTCATTAAATTCCACATTTGACTGCTGCTGGGATAGTGATCTTCTTTAATTTTATGGTACCAACTGTTAAACAGAATGTATTTGTTGTTGCTGATGGGCTTTTTCGCGCGTTTGGCACTCTTCTTGTCGTCCGTATACAAAGGCGAAGTCAAAAGCACATAGGGCACTTTCTTTTTCTCGTACATGTTGATGGATTGCATTAAAATGTCATTTCTGGTTTTATTGTGGCCGCTGTTTTCATACTTGAGTAAGATTTCATTCAAGGTTTGGGGAGCCATTATATCTTCTCGAACAGGAATTAAACTCTTCTTGTAAAGATGTATGAATATTAAAAATTGATTCAATTTTTTTACGATGCAGCGCTAGTCTCTTGCGATTTTGGCGGCAATCAGTGACAATTGAAGCGGTACTCAATTTTTCCCTTATATACTCTTTTTGTTGTTCAAATCCTTCGTCAAATATGTGGGCGGTGATATTACAAAACTCACCATCGTGTTTTCTTTTGTTGATGGTTTCCTTGACAAGAGCATAGACGTCGCTGCGAGTCAGGCACGCGTTATTATATTTCTGAGTTCTGTTTTTATTGCCGATGATATTTTCTTTCTTCGACATGGCGATATAATAGGTGACGGTGACGAAAAATGTAATCTCAGCAAAAAGAAATCTTTTAGTTGGCAACAGTCGAATTTATTTTTAATAATCTCGATGTATTCAAAAAACTGAACGTAATTGCTGGACCTGTAAGTGACCAATTGTTTTTCGTGCATATACTGATAATATTCGTTAAGCGTTGAAATATATAGATTTCTGGGCAGCTCGTTGTTTTGTTTGCGAATTGTGAGATAGATATTGTAGTCGTTTGATTTGTACGATGAAGACTTGAGTCGCACACAAAACGTGTTGGGCGATTGAGGTAACGTTTGCAAGATACCTTTCAAAATCCCTATGTAAATGTAATATTTATACACGACGCCATCGTCGTTCCATTGCAAATAAAAGGGGTAATTGTAAACGTATGCGCTTTCAAAATAAGTTCCCGTCTCTTCGATAAACTCTCTGACTGCAGTTTCGTAATCAAACAGATCGTTTCCGTCCCTGCGACCGCGTGGAATTGAAATCTTCTCGGCAAATGTCATCGCGAAACGATCGCTGGCTTTATAGGATTTTAAAGCGTTCAGCAGAATAGCTCGGTTTTTTTCCATTATCAAAAATAAACCTGCAGACCTCATTGTAGAACTAACAATAGTGTGTAAAATAAAATTTCGGAGCTTTTATCATTATCTTGATAAACTTATCAAATGTTAACTATTTGATGGCTTTGATGAGAACCGGTTTTGATGCGTTTACCTTTAATAAAATCGATTTTTATTTCATTGTCGTTCGTAACAATTCTAGCCTGCGAGGCCGAGCGTTTTATAGAGTTCAGCCTGCGAGTGGACAGCTCCAGAGGATTATAAAGATGAGACTTTTCCAAAGTAAAAGAGTTTAAATGCCCACCGTTGTGCCATTCCAAAGAAATGATCAAATTGAGGAGAAAAATTATTTCATAGTCCTGCGTCTCAAACACAAATTTGTTTTTTAAACAATAATAGTAAAGTTTCAACGAACTGTACAAATAGAACGCGTAATTATTAGTTTTTAAATAATATTCTACATCGGTAACAAAAAGAACGTTGACAATTTTATTTTGAATTATATCTGAAAATTTTTGTAAATACTGATGCGAGTTTTTGTCGTCGTCAATTTGGATGGCGCAAATGTTCTTGATGTTGGCATTTTCTATTACTATAAATTGGTTATCGACAAACAAACGCTTTATGTCATCGCTCTTTTCGCTGACAAGTTCCAGAACAATGTATTTTTTCGCACATCGGTGCCGCTTGATCACATCGGACATGGACGAAATCGATTGTATTAATTTCTCCAAGAACTTGTCATTCCAACCGCGGCTGCTTTTATCGATAACGCTTTCGTTGTTTTGATGTTTGAAATCCAATCCGCTTTGAATTAATTTTGTCGTGATCCTGATACTCAACTGCTGTCCCAGCGTATAGTTGTTTTCGTATCCTCGTTCCCACATGACATTGCATGCAAAAGCGATTAAATTTGCAACGTCGTTTTTGGTTAGAATTCTTTTCAAACGCACAAAATCTCCTTTGTACCAGCGATCGCGTGCCAAAAGTTTCATAATAGTTTTGTCATGATCTGACATAGTGTTTCTTGTTAAATCGACGTATTGTTCGATCTCTGCCGGATTACTTTTGTTCACATTGTCGACGCAAAATATGACAATGGTTTTTTTTATTTGTATAAAATTTTCATCGTCAACATCCAACACATCTTCAATAACATATTTTTCTGCCGCAACAGGAATATTTTGTAAATGAAGAAGGTAATCGGTTATAGGTTTGTTGAGATATTTGCAGCATTGTGGAAGTTTTTGTGAACAAATATTATAATAAGTGGCAAACATTTTTATCGTGCTATCGCGATAAAGGTTTAATCGTAACTATAAAAGAAATTAAAATGCAGCCACATTCAGTTATACAGCCCTCGTGTATTGAGATAGTACATCATGTCTCGCGATAAAATGCAGTCTTTCGTAGAAGGTGAAGCTGTTACTGAAAATTTTGTGTGCGCTTTGAGTTCGCAAATTTTCACACTTAAACAAAAAGATTTGCTTGATTTGACCGCCGACCATGTCGAGGATTTACTCTTTTATTCGGCTCTTGTGAATGGCAATCTCCAAGTGTCTTCTGAATTGGCTGATTGGATTAAATCTTTCCTAGAAATTAGGGAATATGCATTCAACAGACATATGACGCTGACCGAAGAACAAAAAAATTTGTCAATGATGACATCAATGAAAGATCAGGTTGTTGATAGAGCGTTAGAGGAATCGAGTCCTGACTATTTGAGCCCGCCCAAGACAAGTGTGTCGAATTTGCTGGCATGCACACCACCGACGACGCCAAAACCGTTAGCTTTGCCCCAGGTTGACAACAAAGAAGAAGAGAAGAACTGGGCTTTACGTGCAGTAAAAAATATAAAACCAAGATTAAACCGGAGGTTTTGTTGCGAGAAAAAGTGTTTTACAGCACCTAGATTGCATTTGGACGGTCTAGTTTGTGACAAATGCAATGGTTACAATTTCTGCCATTGTATGTGTGTTACACATATAAAAAGAGAAATGATGTTTGTGCTGGAAGAGTACTACGGTTTGAACTATAAAAAACATGAAGATGTGAGTTCGCTTAAGTTAAGATTTTATATGTTGAAATATCATTATTTAAAACTTGTAAAAAATCAACAACAATAAACACAATTGTTTTAAAATATTTATTTTATTTTTAGGCTAACACATAATTCCATAATTAAGTTGATTATAGGATAGTTGATTATAGGTTACTATGAGTTTTTTTACATCATTACGAAGAGTTAATCGCGTATACACGAACCCTAATCAGTTTGTTAACGTAGATAATTTAAATGTATTGCAATCAAGCCCTTCTGGTTTTCAAAATGTATTCTCTGCGCCTACTTATCGCGTCATTGGCGACTCCTACGTGCCCGGATATTCGTTATCTAACAACCAATTTATCAGTACGGCTGATATGAACAGAATAATGCGCAATAATGACACACCAAACATACGCAATATTTTTCCTAGTGCCAATGATGCCCAAATTAATTCAGTCGGAACGCTGAGGCGAGCGGACAATGTTCCCGATGCCAATTTGCACAGTCTCGATTTGCGCAAAACTGCTGTGAAAGATAACTATCCTAGCACAAATACTAGATCGCAGCAAGGTGTAGAAAACGTGTTGGAACAGCAACCGCGACTGCGCACCTATTTGGAAAACGCCAAAATCGCCGGTGTAACAGCGTTGGTTGGCGCGGGAGTTTATTTGGCTTTTTCTGCTGCGTCTCTTGTCCAAGACATAATCAGCGCTCTTAACAATACCGGCGGCAGCTACTATTATGTGGGCACTAATGGCGGCGACGATATAAGAGCGTGCATACTGCGAGACCGCACCTGCCAATTGAACGTTAACAATTTGAACAACGTTACTTTGTGCGACTTCGATCCGCTGCTAACAAGTTCTGAAGAGCTAGCAAACATTTGCCGAGGCTTTAATTATGCCGTCGAACAGACTGTGTGCCGGGCCAGCGATCCTACTGCAGATGTAAATTCGCCTCAATATGTGGACATATCTGATCTGCCTGCCGGCCAGACAATTCAATGCGTGGAACCGTATCTACTGGGAGATTTGATCGGAGATCTTGGACTGGATCACTTGCTGGGCGAAGAGGGACTCGTGGTCAAGTCTTTGGATAAAAGCAAAAGTCTGGGTCAAAAACTGTTGCCTTTAATCCTAATTTTGGGTGGCCTGTTTATTATCGTGATGATAGGCATATTTATCTTTAAAAGAATAATGTCGACTCCTATCACCGCGACCGCAGATAACGTTAAGCCTATATAATGCGGTCCTCAATCATTTAAGATATAATCAATTAATACGTGAGATAATGTCAAATGATTAATACGGTTATTAATCATTTGAGATAATGTCAAATTAAGCCGATATCATTTGAGATAAATTAAGATAACATGATAACAATTTGGTATAAAAGGAGAAACTTGCCCTAACATTTTCATTAGTTTTGCGAACGTTGTGCGGCAAACATGGATTCAGAATTCAGACGCGCTCTCCGGCGACTGCACCAGCACAACGAGGACATGAAGAGGTATCAAGAAATTGTTTCTGTATTATCAAGATTAATTTTTAGCTGTCCAAATTCTAAAAGTGTTACCAAGCTACAGAGAGAACTGAAAACTGTGGATGAAATGCACTTAGAAATCAATGAAACGTGTCAATACGGTTTCGATAGACAAACTCTAGAAAGTAATGTTTTATATCCTGCATTGCAACAATTAAATGATGAGATGAAAAATACAGAGCGCACAGAATCGTGGCATGAAACATATTGCCGAAAAAAATACGCTGATTTGTATAAAATTTTGGACAGCAATTATTTGCTTCCCGAAACAGACGATAGTTTTGTTCAAATAAATGCTACGCTGAAAGCGTTACGTGTAAACCCCAATTATTACACTTACAATATGCATACGGATTTAAGCAAATATAATCCTAAGAATGCATTGGCTGCCAAGAATTTTAAAAAATACAACGAGTCCAGAAAAGCTACCAATCGCAACAATTTAATAAAATGCTTTAAAAAAGCGTGCAGATCCAAGACAACTAAAAGCCTGAACCCCAGAACTCAAACGATGCTGATCTATATGAAGATGAAAAATGAGTTTGAAAAAATTAAACTTAAAACCAACGAAGATGATGTGTGGTTGAAGATGCTGATTAAGTATGTGCCTGATTTTGACAAAAATGGTGCAGCAACTTATTTTTTAAACAAAAGTTTTAGTTAGATTATTAAATGTGTTGTATATTCTTGATGTATTTAGGCTTGTGTAATTTATAATTTGACTGTATAACTTGTAATTAAAATAAATTATATCTATTTTCAATTTTCATTTTTTTGCACTACAAAAAAGTAACCTAATTTTTTCCAACCCATATCCCGAACGAAATTTCGAATCGTAGACTGTTTTAATAGACAAAGTCTACACTGTACTATATGCTCTAAATACACTACACTTTAAGGTCCTTTTTTGAAGGACAAAAAAGTTCATACATAGGGCAAGCTGTGGTGGATGACGTGCCTCGTGGATGACGCACCTCATGGATGACGTGACGTGCCTAAGTACCTTATCTTATCAACAAACTTAGTATATAAAATCGACGAAACTCATAGTAAAGTTAGTTTGACAGCAAACTTCGCAACGAAAAGTTGTACAACACCAGTGCCAGTGCCAGTGATTATTGTTATCAATATGTCTTCGCCTAAAAGTGTTGCCGAGCGCCAATCGCGTTCTCTATCTCGCCGTTCAAGCCAAAATTCGGCGTCATCTAACGAACGTTCGGCGTCAACATCTAGCGAACGTTCGAGTTCGCGTTCGGTGTCAAAAGCTGACAAACGCAAGCAGCGATCCAAGTCGCGCTTTTCGAAATCCAGCTCTAAATCCAGCTCTAGCAGCAAAGAAGCTCGCAGCGAAGCGGCTGACGAGCCTCAAGTGGCTAGCACTGAACATCAAGCGGCTGACGATGACGTCAATTTTAGCATGCTGAACAACATAACCATCGGACAATTGAAGAGTTCCAAGAATTATCTCAAGGTATCTTTTTCAGTTAACAGACCAGAAAACAAACTCTTTTGTTATATTAATATTAACAACATCTCGCATAAAGTTGGTTATATATGTTTAATTGACAGAATGTTTAGGTTTGAGAAAATTACATACAAACAGCGTAATTTAGTAACTGGTATGTATGAGCAAATGTTCCAGTTCATCAATTTGATTGATAACAATAACAAGAAAAAATATGAGAAGGCTCTAACTATTTTAACCAAAGCGTCCATACTTTGTCATTTGATTACTTGCGCCCATTCATATTTACAACACTATGGTGCCACTGCACAGCATTTTCATAATTATATTTTGTTTTATAATCTTTTAGAAAATATTGACAAAATTTCTAAAAGCGAGTTTATGAACAATTGCTCGGAAACTTTTAACAGAATCACTAGCGACCCTAATGCTGTTGGCTTTAATAATTTGACTTCCAAATATGAAATCAATAACATAATGATGTATTTGTTGACGCATGGTATGACCGCTTTAACCAATGAGTTAAAAAATATTAATTTACAGTTGATTTCAGTTCAGGAAGCATTTATTGGTACACAATTTGCTAACTTTTATAGATTGTGTGACAATTGTAAATTTAATTATTCTAATAATATGGAATTTTGTTCAAGTTCAAAACATGTTTTGTGTTTAGTGTGCACATATAAAAGCCATACCGATGGAGCATGTATAGCTTGCTATAACAATTTGCCACCTGTGAGTTCGCCCGAGCCTGAATCTAAATCTGAATCTTACAAATCTAAATCCAAATCTAAATCTAAATCTAAATCTAAATCTAAATCTCCTGCCTTGCCTAGACTGCCGACACCAACTCCCACTTTGAGATTAACTTCTCCCACTTTCACTAAATCTCCTACACCTTTGCCTGATGCTTTCAATAGTTCCTCCCAAATATCTCAAAATAAAAGACTTCAAACGCCTGAACCTGAACCTAATATCACTAAATCTCCTACACCTTTGCCTGATGCTTTCAATAGTTCCTCCCAAATATCTCAAATTCAAACGCCTGAACCTGAACCTAATATTCAAGCTGATTTTGATTTGTCAGATTCAGATTCGGATTCCGAAATTGTGACCGAAGTTTCTCGCCGCCGTCGTCGTTGTATATCCGACGACGACAATGATTGTCCTCCAACTAAACGCACGTCGCTGCCTTCTTTTAAATTAGCAGAGCATACTAGCGACTGTTCTGCTACATACATGCAGGATATCATAGAATTGCCACCATTGTCTAATGAAACATTGATTGAGGCGTTGCCGGATTTGTCCGTATTACCTGAATTGCCTACGCCTATTGATTTACCTGAATTTGATGTTGTATTACCTGAATTTGATGTTGTATTACCTGAATTGCCGCCTATTGAATCTACGCCTATTGAATTGCCTGTATTACCTGAATTGCCTGTACCTGAATTGCCTGTACCTGAATTGCCTGTATTGCCTGAAAGTGAAAGTGTAAATATTCAACCACTTAATAATGTATACCGCGTTTATTATGACGAGCTTATTGTTAAAGACGAGAATAATGATTTAGATTTAGACAGTGATTCAGACAATGATTGTTGTATTGTTGAGGACACGATTACCACTATACCTAAACCAATAGTGTCTAACACTCGACCGGCCTATGTAGATGTGCAGGTGGCCGACATTGTACCCAAGCTAAATAAGAAAAAAATCTATTTGCCAGGCAGCCGGCCATTTGAAAATGGCGCGAGTGAATTGAGTGAATCGTTTAAATTAGCTGTTAAACGCCGTTTAATAACCAATAAATAACTACATCACCAACACACTGTTATATTTTAAAATGTTTAGCTAACTTTTATAGTAGTCATTAACCATGTATTATATCTTGTATATGATATAGTGTAATAGATAAGTTCTTGTAATAGATTAAGTTTATGATGATAAATAAAAAACCGTAAAATTTATTTCATATTTTTATTACAATCCCTAAGTTACAATCCACACCGCGCAATAAACTCGTGTCCTAAAATTTCTTTTTCTTTGGTAATTCTAAAATCTTTCTTGTAACACAGCATGCCGATAATAAATGACTTAGCCTTTGTAGACAATCGTTTTTTAAATGTTATTTCCCAATGTTTTTGGCGATAATGTAATTGACTAAATGATAGCTCTTCTCCGACAGTTTTTTTGTAAGGATGTATGCCGCAAAGTAGTTCATAAGTTAACACTCCGACAGCCCACCAGTCTACACTGTAACTGTAAAAAAGACCAGATAACTTTTCCGGAGAAAAATAATCCAAAGTCCCATCGTCGACACACTTTGAATCCTTTATTCTGCACAAACCGTAGTCGCAAATATAAATTTGTTTTCCTCTGGTATATAACACATTTTCTAGCTTTATGTCATTGTGTATTATAAGATGTTTATGCAGCGCAGCGAGGGCTTCACACACTTGTCGTATAATAAATATAACTTCGTCTTCGCCCAAATGATCTTCCTTGCGTAGCAGATTAAACAGATCACCATCAGGCACATAATCCATTATAAGTATGTTACGACGAGGAGTTTCGCACAAATAATATAATTTTAAAAAATATTTATTCTTTTCCATGATTCTGTGCACCATGGGCTCAATACTGTTATAGTCTTGAGTTCGTATCTCTTTACATAAGAACAATTTCATAGTGGGCTTGTGTTGCAAAACAGTAATTTTACCAAACTTGCCGTCGCTAATATTGATATTCATTTTGATTGTATCTTTTTTAAAATTGGTTAACTCGTCCGCAACATAGTCGACCATGTTGGCAAGCAATTATCTACTGAATGAACCAATTAATGAGCTTCAAGATTTTTTTAAACTGCTCAAACCCAACGAACTTCAAAATAAAATTTTAAACAACAATTATAGTTTTAATCTTCAGGAAGCCTTACAACTGTTACAACTTGCTAATGAAATTGTGGACGGAAAACTTGTAATTTCACAGCCCCCACCACCGACTAATAAAATTCCGGTGCCCAAATTTTCCATGCCCGTTTCATCGGCACCTCTACAATCGCAACTTAATAAGCTGCCTATTCTTAAAAATATAGTTAGTAAAGTCGATAGTAGTTTTAATGAATACAAAATTCAGATGACTGAAATTTTAAACAATATATCTCTTAAACAGAACGTCGAAGAAAATTACAAACAATTTTTCATAATCTACAAACAATATTTGCAAAATCAAAAACAATGCGAAAACATTGATAAACTGTTCAATAAGATAGTCGATTTGGACAATGCAATTCCACTGACCAGGTGTCCGTATCCACAGGAGGAAATTGCGAACGATGACAACGTAAAAGAACGCCCCGCCGATGCTAACCAAGAGAGTTTTATTTATTCATTAGAAGACTTTTTTGTAGATAAGGACAAAACAACCGCTCCTGATAATACAGCAGAATTGCAAAGTAAAATAATTGATCCTACAGACTTGTATCAAACTGCCACAGAAGTATTTTCAATACCGTTTGGCGTTCCACCGCCTCCACCGCCTCCACCGCCTATGGAAGCAGATATTATGCCAGCTCCTCCACCACCGCCGCCACCTCTTCCTTCTTCTCAATTACCAGCGTTAACCACACCTAAAGAGGTTCCTAAAAATACAGATTTTGACATGAACGAACATTTAAAGAACATACAAAAAGGTGTAAAATTAAAAGCTGTTGAAAAATCACCGCCATTCGCAATTAACAAGCATCTGGAGCTGATACAAAAGGGTGTAAAATTAAAAAAAGTTACGCCCGTGGAAAAGAAGGTTGTCGAAACTGCCAATACTAACAGTCCAATGGTAGTTAACGCGCTACAAAAGGTATTATCTAGCCGTTACAACGCTTTAGCCAACTCTTCTTCCAGCGAATTCGATGCGACAGACGTGAGTACAGATAATGAATGGTACCATGAATTGGACGAGGAGCAAATGAAAAAACAAAATAAGGCTAAATTATATGAAAATTTATTAGAAAATGTCGTGACCGATGCGAAAGACAAAAAGAAACTCAAAAAATTGTACAAAAACAAAAATGCTATTAACAACAGCTTAATATCTAAATACGGTGTTAAAAATAATCCTATTTTGATAGATAATACATACATAGACTTGTTGAATGAAAGCAATTATGTTAGGTTAATTCAAGATTTAATGTTAAAAAATGAAACTGCATTAGCTAAACGTAAAATAGACGAAGCGGTAGCATTGAAACCCGACAGTCCGCTCCTGTTGGATATGCAGAAAAAAATCGACGACATATTAACGGATTAATGAAAACAAACGTAGTTTTCATCGTTACTTACGTCTAAAATTTTATACAATGGTTTCCAACAACGGTTACAATAATTATTAATATCAAACATAAAATCATACAGATCACAATCTATGCCATAAAAGCAAAATTTATCTTTATTACAGCATTCCGTTGTGCGTATTTCGGTATGATATTCAAATTCAGCCGTCGGCAACGAAATATTGTCCAACTCGTATTCACAAATCGAACACACTGATTTCAAAGTGCATTTGGGCAATCCTGTCTTTTCGAAGAATGATACAACTACATCAGACATCCTTTGACTGTGAACATAAAACAACAATTTCATGACCTCTTCTGTTGACAAAAGATTAACGCCCTTTTCCACTAATTTTACTGCTTCGGTTTCGTCAATGACATCAAATTCATTAATATTTTTTACAATAACCTCGAAACAATCTAAACTGTACATGGCATCTTGCAATATGTTATTCTGTTTTATTTTGTGCTCATAATCTATCAAGTCGTCATCAAAATTTATTACAACAGACGTGTCATCACTTTTAACAATATCATGATTAAAAATTTGACCTTTACTAGAACAATTGGGCACAAAATTGTGAAATTGCCATTCGTCCCTGTTGACACTAGCATACAAAAATGAAAAATGATTAAAACACACAACATAATTACAATAACCGAACACCCCAAAAAATAACTCTTGTGTACCGTTCATAAACTCTTTAACGTTTTCAAGGGTAAACGGAGTAACACATTTATCACAATGTATATGCAACGCGCACTTCATACAAACATAATAATAATTAATTTTTGTCGGCACGCTACTCTGACCTATTCTAAGCAACGCATCTTTAGCACAAAAGTCTTTACAAAGGGCACAATAGTAATAGATGTTATGTATTTCACATAGAAGTCTGTAAGCTGCAGAATTAAAAGAATATTTCGCGTATTCTTTAATATTTTCATTGTACCTTTCTAAAAATTCCTTTTTACTCGTTATGTTATAACAGTTAATGGTAGTTTGAGCGTTAAATGTGTCTTTGGTGTTCACTTCAAAACGGCGGACCTTTGCTGGATTTTCGCACTGCTCGCATTTTCTTCCGCAATCATAACAATAAGATATTCTTCCTTTTATTGGGGTCACGGTGTTGACTTTGCATCGCACACAAAACGTGAATAGATTGTGAATTAGAGTGGGCACTTCGTTGCGCTGAATACAAAAATTATTGCTTAAATTTTTTTTAGCAATATCGTTTAATGTATTCGTATTGAACATTTTAACAGGACAACAGCGCCAGTCGCGTTATAAAGCTGCACGACTTGATAACAGTTTATATATGTTTTGGCGCGGGCGCGATAACACTGTACTGTGCGAGATAATTTTTGATAATTTATCATGGACGTGCTAACTGACGAACAAAAAAAAATTTACGAACACTATAATTATTGCACCTATGTGACAAACTTGACGCAGAAGTTTTTGACCAACGAGACCATATCGTATTTAGAACGCAGCACGCGTGGTCAAACAAAAAATCCTCTTTGGATGTTGCTACGTTTGGACAGGAGAACTGCATCTGGAGCTTCGAATTTTCTTTCTTGTCAAAACTCAGAGGCTTTTCAGTTTGGACACGATCAAGAGAGCGAAATAAAGAAGCACGCCGGATTAGTTGCGCTGATACAAGGGCAGATAGAAGAACAATTGGGTTGTAACATTACAGAAGTTGTGCTGGATTGCGGAATGTTTTTTTCTCGTATGGGTTTATATTCGGCTTCGCCCGATGCATTTTTTGCCACCGACACAGGCCTGCGTATACCTTTAGAGATCAAGTCGCCCATCACATACAAAGATGTAACAATTGATGAGATCAGAAACAAAATGAATGCGAAAAAAAATCGATACCGTGTTAAACATACAGCGTTTTCGCTCAACAAGTTGGGCGACTACTGTTTTCAAGTGGAAAAAACCGACCCTCACTATAGGCAAATGCAAAGACAGATTTATGTCATGGACGCGCCCATCTGTATATATTTGGTCAAATTCAAAAACGCTTTTGTCGCGGCCACGGTTTTTAGAGATAAAAAATTTTACAGTGATGAACTTCAGAGAGAAACTTTTCTGTTCAATTCTTTTATAAAAAGTAACAAAAACAGTAATAAAATGCGCATCCAAAGCGAGCGCATACGAACGTTTCCTTCAAACGTCGGATCGGAAAATATACTCAAACTGTCATCGTTAGGTTTGTATTGGACATACGATCAAGAGTTAAAATGTGCTATATGCGGTCTAAAAAATGATTGTCAAGTTCCAATAAGTACACTACAAATTTTGCATCGCGACTGCAAAGGCGATTTGCGCAACGAGAATATTGTTAGTTGTGTGCATACAGATTTTTTTAATCATCAAGCGCGCGTGCATTCGTTGTTGCAAGTTAACGCCGATAGTTTGGCAGCTAAATGGGGTTGTTTTTATGACAGTAAATCAAACTTGTTTAGAACCTTTTGTTGCGATTCAATTGTGGCCGATTTGATGGTGCCTACACACAAAGAGAGTTGCGCATATTTAAAGCTTATTGACGATAATGGTTTGTAAGGTTTCAATGGAAAAATAATAACGCCAATTTGATATTTTATCAGTCATACTTTTTATTAGTCTACTGTGAATTAATCATTGATTTGTCATAACTTATTAGTCAGATGTTAGTCATATAATGGATTGCGATGATGAAATAAATGTGGTGCAATAATTTTGTTTGTTTCATTTTTAATAAGCCGGTCCAGTGTACAAAGGCGCGTCGGGGGCGAACTCTTTAACCTTAAACACCAATGACACCTCGAGAAGAATCTCTTCTTCCTCTGCCGAATCCGTGCCTATGTACACAATGGGCTTGTAGAAGTTCTCCCAAATTACTCTGCTAATGAATTCTTCGAACGAATTGGTGTATTCGGCATGCAGATTCATAACAGGACATCCGCCGCCACGCTTGGCCAGGCTGATGCGATATTCGTTGTTGCTACCTACCCACGATGGTTCGACGATACGGATGACTTCATGAGGCACGTAATCTGGGTCGCAACGCAGCGCGTGTTGAGCCAAGAACTTGTAGCAACGATTAGGCCTAGTGGGTCGCATATTAATTACCAGAAATACATCCATAATCTCTTGATCGTTAACTATAGGGAAACTGTCTTCCATAAAGCGCGTCCAGGTTTCACGGAGAAACTCTTTACCGCTCCAGTTGACGACAAGTTTCATCGTGTCGGGCTTGACATTACGTATCTCTTTGAAAAGAGTCAATTTTTGGTTTTTGCCCGGTCCTAAGAACGGGTCTTCGGCCACCAAGTACTTGTCTAGAGGGTCCAGATTGCGCTCCTCGAGTTCATGCTCGAGCTGATGACGCCTGCGCTTGGCGTTTTTGATTACGCTACCTAGATTTTTGTAGTATTTGTTGTCGTACACGTAGGTTTTACCCAAGTGCGGATTAAAGCTGTAACGTGTATACAT